TATAGTGTTGTTCCGTTAAATGTTAAATTTGCTTCACTATTTAGGGTAACTCCACCCGCACTTGTCATTACACGGTCATCACTTGCGTTTGTAATTGTTGTTGTACCTGATGATCCACTTGAACCTGAACTACCTGATGACCCACTTGAACCTGAACTACCTGAAGAACCACTAGAACCTGATGTTCCTGAACTTCCAGAACTTCCTGATGAACCACTTGTTCCTGAAGAACCTGATGATCCACTAGAACCTGATGTACCAGAAGATCCGTTAGAACCTGAAGAACCACTTGTTCCAGATGAACCACTTGAACCTGAAGAACCTGAAGAACCTGATGATCCACTAGAACCTGAAGTTCCTGAAGAACCACTTGTTCCTGATGATCCACTTGAACCTGAAGAACCTGAAGAACCTGATGAACCGCTAGAACCTGAACTTCCTGATGTACCCGAAGTCGCCGCGGAATATGATGTTCCGTTAATTGTAAGTGACGGAACATTTAATTTTTTATTTGAATTCCAACTATCATCAGCATTTGCGTATGTGAATGTGGCACCTGTTGCTGGTCCAACAACCTCAATACCCGCACCATTAGCAGCTGCGGCTGTTAATGACCCACTTGCCAATGTGATTAATTTGTCCTCAACATATAAGTTGGTAACTTGTAAATTCGTATTTGTACCTTGAACTAATAGATTGTTCGTTACTAATATATCACCCGTAACTGTAAGTGTTGTACCATCAAAAGTTAAGTTAGGTTCAACACTAACGTTAGGTGAACTACCGTTCAATGTTAATAAACCATTATCTGTTGTACCACTTAAAGTAACAGTTCCTGAACTTCCTGATGAACCTGATGAACCACTTGACCCTGAAGAACCTGATGTTCCTGAAGAACCCGAAGAACCTGATGAACCACTTGTTCCTGAAGAACCACTACTTCCAGATGATCCACTTGAACCAGATGATCCTGATGTACCTGCGGTTCCTGAACTACCGTTAGAACCTGAAGTTCCTGATGAGCCTGATGAACCAGAACTTCCACTTGTTCCTGAACTACCGTTAGAACCTGAAGAGCCCGATGACCCACTAGAACCTGATGATCCACTAGAACCTGAACTACCGGCCGTTCCACTTGAACCTGACGAACCTGAGGAACCTGATGTACCTGACGTTTGTCCTGTGTACGATTGTCCGTTTAATATTATATCGGTCGTGACGAAAAGTGAGCCAGTAATTGTTTGACTCGCTTTAAATACGTTACTTCCCGTTATTGCAAATTCGGATGAGTCTTTACCATCCAATTTATTAGCGTCATCCGCGTACAACGCATGTGAAGCACTTGTCGCGTTCGTTGTTGTACCGCTAATCGATGCGTTTATAGTACCAAGTACGGTTAAGTCTCCTGAGACATTTGCCGATCCTGATACTGAAAGGGACCCTGTTATAACTGGTTCAAATATTTTCATTTAAATATGATATTATACCATATAAATACTCGACAATTATGTTTAAGTATTAAAAATTTTTAAAACTATAAAAAATTTTTAATTTGTTTAATTACATCCTCAGATGTGATTTCTTTTGAACATTCGAATTGTCTGTCGGTATTTTTATGTATAGGACACCAATTCCAATCTCCTGGATCAAATTCGTGACTGTGCCAACAACTATTACACACTTCTTTATTTATTATTCGAGTAATTCCTTCAATTGGTTCTAAGTGTTTATCGGTAAAACCTGATATAATAACAACAGGTGTATCTGTACCCCAAGCTAACCAACTTAAACCACTACTTATACCAATAAATAGTTTTGATTCTTGAATTGTTTTTAATACCTCCTTAGTGGTGCTATTTGGTTGGTTAGTGACACCTTTTGGATTAGAATTACCCATATACCCATCTTCTTCTCTTGAAAGAAGTCTTACTTCATATCCCTTTCCCTTTATATAATCAACAACGTCCTGCCATCCCGTTGGATTGTTCCAATATTTTGCTTGTGAGGTTGAGTGAATTGCAATACACACTCTTTTCTTTTTTGATTTAGATAATTTAGGGAGTTTTACCTTAGTTTCTTTATAATTTATACCTAAAATATCTGTTGCAACCTTCATTAGTGGTTCCTTAATTGGGTCAATTGGGTGTTTTGAATAATCTATTTGTTTATTTTCATAAAAAATACCTAATCTATAAACCGCATAAATGTTATCAACGTTAGTCCCCGGTTCAACAAATTCAATTTCAGGATAATCCTTTTTAAATAAGTCATTATGAAACGTAGAACAAACAACATGACAATTTTTTTGTTTTCTAAACTCTTCAACATATGGTATGAATGCAATATTGTCCCCTAAAGATTTTGTTTCATAACTAATTAAGACTCTTTTTTCTTTAAGGTCCATTAAATAAGTTCCAACATAGTCATTATCTATACCCACAATCCTAATTTCCCAATCTACGTGATATTTTATCGAACACTTAGACCAATGATTACTCCTTAATGTGGTTGAATATTCTATTTTGTTATTTTTTCTATTAACAAAATCAATTTTATAAGATAAATCAACATTATCTAATATCTCAATAAAAGGCCCATCAACAAAATTTATATTAATTCTCCTGTTTGATTCTTTAACTTTCCATTCTAATTTATTTAATCTTCTAAATTCATCAACACCTTTATTAAGAGTTTCTGTGAAAACTTCAATCCCCTGATAAAACACTTTTATTGTCTCTTCCCCAATATAATCCCCCAATTCCTCTATTTGATAGGAACCCTTTTTAATTGTATGAAAGAAACTACGAGATCCGTAATTTACTTCTACCATATAGTCTTTGTCCGCGGGATTCTCGGAAAATCCCGAAATAAAATGTATATATAATTTTTTATGATGGTCTACCGCCAAATATGTTTGAAATCTTGCACCATTTCGTAAAATACCATTACGGTTCCAAGCCGCATATATGTTTAACTCACCATCATTTGGAATATACTTACTAACAAAAATACTACCGGTAATCTCTTTTAACGTTTGATAAAATACCTTTTCTAATTGCCACTTACCCGGTCTATCTTTAAAATACTCCTCTTTTGTGTTAATCCTATCAATCATTTGATTCGCAATATCCGTTTTAATTGAGAATATGTACGTGGCACAATATGGGTCCTGTTCTTTTGTTGAACCTTGAAGATATTCTTGAACCACAACGTCGTTTCCCCTAATATATTCCATAAACGATTGACGATATTGTATTTCATCGGGTAAATTATCGAACTCAATAAAGTGTATGTATTTTTTACCTAACTTCTTTACAAATTGAAATGCATTTCTCATTGTATCCCAAATTGCATAGTCATGATGAAAGTTTACTTTATTAAAAACTTTATAGTCATTCATGATAGACCATCTATCACTAACAACACCATACTCATCAAAATCCTTTTCTAATAAAATATTGTTATTTTTATCATATAAGAAATAGTCAACTTGTTTTTGTACTTCAATACTAACGGGACTGTGTCCACATAATAATATTGGTACATTATAAATCTTTACTCTATTAATTAAATTAAGAAGTGTTTGCTCTTTTTCTTTAGTATCAATCCAACAATCAATTACGAAGATATCTTCGTCAAAACTATATCCCATTATCGTTTAGTTATTATAATAATTCCATTAAGGAAATTTATCGATTCAATATCGGTTCTACATCCTGGTTGTACTTGTTTTGATAAATCAGTCAAAACATCTTCTCTTCTTGCATGTACATTAGAATAATCAAAATTCATTAATCCTCTAAAATTAATGTCATCGGATAATCTTTTGAAGTACTCGATGGAACTTCCGGGGTTAAGGTATCCACCACCATAATCCTCCCAATACGAACAACCAATATCTTCAATAACATAAACACCACCCGATTTAACCGAACCAAATAAATGTTCAAATGAATAAATCATATGACTACTCATATGTGACCCATCATCTAAAATCATGTCGAATGGTCCATATTGTTGCCATGTTCTCGATAAAAAATTTCCATCCGCTTGTGAACCAATCTCAACCGAAATTCTTTCCTCTTCAAATTTTTTACAATCGGGATTAATATCAATACCTAAAATGTTCGAACGATAATAGTAATCCTTCCACGTTAATAGTGACTTACCATCTAAAATACCAATCTCTAAAATATTTAAGTTATCATATCTATTAAATGGTAAATATTTTTCATACTTAACACAATAATTGTGATTGTCGGAAGATTTATCGGTTCCGAACGATTTTGCTAATTTGTCTAATGTACTCATCTTGTAAAATATATCATTTGTAATGCATTATTTGAACCCATAAATAAAATATATGTGGTAAACCCTAATCTCATCATTCTATCAATCATTTCTTGTCTCAACTCTTCATTATAATCAAAATGACTATGATGGTATTCCATTGAAATTGTTTTAACCTTCATAAGATTCTCGTCACTAATTCCTTTTAGTGCGTGATGTTCAGCACCTTCAATGTCTATCTTTAAGAAATCAATTTTATCAATTAATCTCGTTTCAAAAAGGTAGTCTAATGTATATGTTCTTACCTTGTATTCCTTTGCACCTTCCTGTGTACCAAATAAATTTGATCCACCCAAGTGTACACTTTCATATAAACTCAACTCACCAATAGAGTCACTTGCGGCGGCGTTGAATATTATTGAACGTGGGTCAGCATTTAATGACAATAATTTAAAGTACCTCTTATCAGGTTCAAATGATATTACCCTACTCGCACCCTGACTATATGCCCATCTGTTGAATACTCCTATGTTACCACCTAAGTCAACAACGGTGTCTCCTTCATTGATGGTTCTTTCCCTATTCTTATAATAATCCAATAAGTTAAAAATCTCATGAAAGATAGCGACCGCCCAACCAAATTTAGAAGCTACATCAAGTGTACTTCCTTCATATTGATAATATTGTGAAAAGTTTTCTACTTTATAAACATCGGTATAGAAACAATGTGATTTATAAAATGAATTGTCTCGTTGCATTTTAATAAACTCAATCATCTTATCTGAAATCTCAGCGTTCTTATTACCGTGGAAATAAATGATTTTAGATTTATCTTTTGGTATAAATTGATAACCGAATATTCTATCAAAGTTCTGAGGTCCTTCCTCATTCCAAAATTTATAGAATTGATGTAATGATTTATCAATGAAACCCGCGTCACCATCATAAGACGATGTATCAAAATTAGATAATGGTAAATGTTTCGTATGTCCATGTTTCCATCTCATAGCGTTATCAATACCCTCATCATTCCAAAGATATAATCGTTTATATTCTTCGGGTTTAGTTGACATTAATGAAACATAGTGAGTAAGTAATTCATCGAACCATTCACCACAATTTTTATTGTAAACATAAAGACAAATATGCATGTATGGGTTTCTTTTACCTACACCCCATTCATTTGCCAATTGTTCATTAAATAATTGCGACTTGTTTCCATTATCGTACATACCAAAAAATTCTTCTTGTACGTGGATATCGGCAATTGGATAGTTTTCAATTTGATTAAAGTATTGTCTAATGTTATCAATATTGTGATTAACAACAACATCACCATCAACCCAAACAAAATTTTCAAAGTCTTCTTTTAACGCTTCAATACAAGACCATTGTTTCCAATACCATTTATCATGTTCTGAAATTTTAGGAACAGTAATTGTTCTTTTAATAATATTTGGATAGTCAAATGGAACCTCACAATCGATACCATAAACTAAAATCTTTTGTTCTGAGAATTCTAATAAGGATTGAACTAATTTTTCAATCACCGGCATGTAACTTAAATTACCAGTTGTTACAAACGCAAATGGTTTTTTATTTCTTTCTAAAATTTCACAGGCACCCTTCGCTACCGTGTCCCAATTAAATTTTTCATGAATATTTTTAGCGTCACCCCTCGCTGTAACCCACATTGCGGTATTGTAATCATACGCTTGTCTCATCTTAAATTTAAGATCTTCCCAATCTGGTTCACAATACTCACCAGGAAATTCCTTGTGTTCAATATTTGCTGGTCTCAATGATTTAATCTCAACAGGAATGCCCTTACCTTGAGCAAATTGTAACTGACCACCCCAATTGGAATAGATGGATGGTGTACCACATGCCATCGCTTCAATTAATGGTAAATTCCATCCCTCACTACGAGCACACGATACAAACACATGTGCCTCTTGTAGGTATTTAACATAATCTTTCCTTGGTGGAAACTTAACAAACTTGATATTTTTTGTATCAATATTATGATGTGTAATCCTCTCTTCAGTTGATTTCAATCCGTCGTATGGGTATGGGTTCTCAACCGATGCAATTAATTCAACGTCATCCACGTCTTTAAACTCTTCAGCAAATGCTTGAAGTACTTCTGTCGTTCCTTTTCTATAATCCCATCTACCAAAATGTACGAATTGTATTTTATCTCTTTCGGGATATTTTTTAATTGGTTTGAATATGTCAACATCAACTCCTTCGGGTACAATGAATATCTTTTCTTTTGGGTAACCTTGTTCAACTAAACAATCAAATTGCCATTGAGTTGGTACCCACATCTCATCGAACTTTAATAATTGATTAAAGAACTCGTCGGGATAACGTGTTGATTCCCATACGTTATATGCAATCTTATAACCCACATAGTCATCAAAGAAGTAGTGGTTATTAGTTTCCATGAGTACAATATGTACATCCGGTACAAAGTCACCTTTGTAATCGTACATTGGTTCATCTACTCTCCCGTTACCATCCGCCTTATTTAATGTCTGTAAAATCAACATATCCCCAATTTCTTTGGTGAAATATGGTTCTCCATCGTGAGGTCGGTTATTCATACCCTTCCAACTGTTTCCAATGGTAAGGTTTCTAACTTTTACAGTATGGTACTTATTGAGTGCACAAAAGAATGAACGTGCATGATTGGCGTAACCTGTAGTACCAATAAAGGGGGCGTGTGCTAAGATTTTCATATACCATAATATAATGAAAATCTATCAAAATGTCAAATCAAACTTTGTTTATTTTTGGGTAAGTAATATATGTAATGTGGGAAATTTTTTGATATGAAATTATACAATTTATGAGCGTATGTTTTATTGTGGTTTGGACCTGGATGTACCCCATCAACTCCAAAATCCAAAAAAGGCATATCGTAATCGCCATCAAATCTATTAAATTCATTACAATCTTTTGGTATATTGAAAAAACCATTCCATATCCAATTACATTTTTTTGATTCTAAAAAATACTTTATTAATAAATGATTTTTATGCCAATTTATTATGTCCTCGTTATTATTTTGTAAATAAGTTAAATATTCTTGTGTTTTAACACCGTCATCTGTTTCTTTCAAATATCCCCAAGATACTGTTGGCATAAAGGGTTCTATCCCACCATCTTTAGTATAAAATTCTCTTCTAAATGGATCTGTATACATTATTAATACCAAATCAGGTTTTATTATATCATAATATGTTAATAGACATCTAGTAATGAAATCATTACTTCTACCCCCCGTACCAAAATTCATATTAATACCGTTTGGTATTAATGATGTGAATTGAGATGGCCATGTTTCATAATGATTTACTCCAACACCTTCGGTATTTGAACATCCTAATGACATGACTTTAAAACCTTCTTTTTTTATACTATCACCCCTAAATCCTAATTCATTATAGGTGTAGGTACATTTTTCGGTATTATCACTACCGGAAGTTCTGTATGTTTTATTTACTCTTCCCCTTAATGAATACATATAAGATGAAATTTCAAATCCTTCTGAATTCCAATATTCTAATGGGTTCATATTAATTTATTTGTTTCTATTTTTATATGTTCATTTTCTAAAAACCATAATAAAGAATATCGTTCACCTTCTAAAATTGGTGTTATTTCGTGGTCTATTCTTACATCAAATAAATATGTATTTCCAATAACTTTATCTAATATAATTTGATTTGGGTTGTATAATTTAAAATCACCCCCTTCAAATTCATCGTTTAATAAAACTCCCACAGCATATAATCTATTATCTCTAATATCGTTATGTTTTCCAAACCAATCATCTTTTGTAAATTTATGAAAATGTATTGTTTCTTTAATTTTCTTTATTTTAATATCAGTATTTTCTTCAACAAATTCTTTTAATTTATCAAATAACCATTTGGTTTCTAATGAATAATTAATTGGTTGTGAATTGTATTTTCTATCTCCCATTAACCAATTTGTAATATGTGTGTCGTTATATGATATTATAGATTCACACTCCTCCTTACTAAATAAGATTTTCTCTTTTAATATCATTTTTTCTTAATTTATCTTCCGATTCTGAATCAAACAATTCCTCATAATATGAAATTTTAATATTGGTTAATTTGGATAGTTTTTCTAATTCTTCATTAAATTCTTTTACTAATTTAATATTTTCATTAAGATTGGGTGTCTTAATCCATTTATATTTTTCCGTAAAACTTTGAAAATGGTTTGCGTAAGATAAACTTTCTGCACATGCGTTTAAATCTTTTCTGGATAATAAAATCACTTCATCAAAAAATTTAATAAACTCTAAATAAAATGGTATGTCTTTGTGATTTATATGTGTTTTAACACATATATCGTTTGTACTTTTCCAATTATAATATTTGTATTTTTCCGAATTACCATTAACATTGTTGAATGGTTCACTTATTGAATTTAGTTTTTGTTCTTTGGATATTTTTTTTAATAATGAGGTTGACCCGGTTCTAGGTAAAGTAATTAATAAAATTTTCATTATATTAACGTTTTATTTGTAGTATCAATAAACTCATATAGATTGTGAAATAGATTTGTGTTTTTCCATATTTTATTAAACTCTTTTTTAAATAACTGGTGTTCTGGATGTTCTATATCCCACACTTGTTTTAATTTAAATTCACCTTCTGAAAATGTCCCCCAATTAGTTATCTTACCAAAAAATACATTTACCTTTTTATCAAAAATAGAATACATCAAATTATAAAATGTTTCCATTTCGGTATAATTTGTATCTTGTACAACGAAGGATGTTTTTACATTCATATTTGGTAGGGTGTTAATAAATTTTAAATTACCCAATAAGTTATCCCAATTACCACCTATTCTTGTTTTATTTTCGTAAGTATCTTTTGTACCCGCATCTATACTAATTTCACAAGTATGAACGTATTTGTGTACGTTTGGCATACTGTCCCACATTTCTTTATTCCACATAGATGCGTTAGTATGAAGATGTATGGATTTTAAATTAGGATATTTTTTAGGATTAAAATTTCTTAAATAATTTCGGAATCCAACAGATACAAATGGGTCGCCAGAGCCAGTAATGTATAATGTTTTTACATGCTGTGAATAATATTTATCAATATCCTCAATCGTTTTTTCAACACGTCTTATACCTTTACTATCTTCAACAATCAAATCTACTCTACATGATGGACATTTATAATTACAAGTCCTATCAAAATTCATTACTAAATAATCAGGTGTATTATTTTCTACAATCGGACTATTAATGTTTGAATCCGAGTTTAAAGTAACAGGTCCTGATGTTACGCCATAGTTTACCAATTTACTTAAATAGGGACAAAGTTCTTTACTACAATACTTAAATGAACCATCTAAAATAGAATTTCTAATATCAATAATTGGTTCACTATTAAAAACATCTTTTAGTGGAATTTCACTAAGTTCTACTTTATTGGGTAACCAAGATGGACAACAAACAAAACATACATTATTATGTACTTCTAATGAGGTGAATGGTACGTTGCATGTATAGTTTTTTAAATCTACCATAATATATTATTAATGAAACCAAAAATTTAATGCGTATCGTGTTCCTTTCGTTACTGGTTTTATTTCGTGATATTGGTGACCGCCAGCAAATACAACACCATCACCTTTTTCTAAATTTACAACTCTATCATTTATATAGGTATCTCCACCTACAAACCCATTGGATAACAAAATTATTGATGTTTTGTTTCCTGCACCATCCATGTGTCTTCGTAACCACCTACCATCTTTGTATTCCGTCATTTGTAACCACATTATTTTATGTTTAGGAAAATTACATTTATCCAACTCATTTATTATCATATTATAAATTTCTTCATTCCACTTTTCTCTATCAAGTAGTTGAATACCTTGTTGGCCCCATATTAACCAAACAAACCAATCTGTTTTATGTGATTCACTTAACACACATTGATTCTTAATTTTTTCAATTAAAGTATCACAAAAATCATTTGTTAATATGTTTTTATAAATTTCCACTTAAATTAATGTTTTATTTATTTTTCTTTGTTCGAATTCTTTATAAAGATTATCATATTTTTGTTTAAAATCATCATTGATTTCTATTGCACACTCAAATTGTTTACTTGAGTTTATTTTTTCCATTTTAAAATCCTTATTTAATTTTTTTGATACCCAATTTTCTAATTCCACTAAATTATCAATATCAAACCAAATAATATTTGGATTACCATTTGTGAGTTCAACTATTGGTGTAAATAATATATCTAACATATTTTTGATATAAGATTCTTTTTTTGAAATTTCTAATTTAGTTAAAAAATTATCAATAACTTTATATCTATTTTCTGAATTATAAATGTCATTTGATTTAATATTTTCAAATATATGATTAGTTGTTAGTTTTGAAAATATATCCGCAATATCAAGTTTTTTGATTCTATATAATTCATCTATGATATGTTTCCATAAAGATAAAAATCTATCGTAATTGTTTCTTCTTATTGAAATAATTTGATTGGTTACCCCAAATTTCTCTTGTAATTTATATAATGGCTCATGCGCGTGTAGTAAACTATCAGATAATTCTTCATTATTCATTTTTTCCCATTCATTTATCTTAATCAACTGATTATCAAAATTTGAATTAAGATGTTCTATTGGTATTTTGTTTTTAAGGCACGTAATCATAAATGATGTTGATGCACATCTTGGTAGACTTATAAAAATAAATTTTTTATCTACTATCATTATATTAAATAATTTCCCTTTTCAAATCTTTTTTCGAAATTATCCCAAATAAATGATTTTAATTCATCATTTACGATTATCTTATTTGGTCTCTTAGATGTTCTATTTGTGTGATTTATAATCAATCTTTCACCAAACTTATCTTCTATAAAATCTATAAATTTATCAATCTCACTAATATCAAATTCGTAGGTGCATTTTTTATTAGATTTGTAAAATCTTTGAGAAAGTAAAGTGTCAACCGCACCTCGAATTGGTAATTCACATTCAAAATTTTCTTTTACCAGTTTAAACCAGCATTTCCTAAATCCATCATAATCATTACTCAACAAATGTAAATTATTTAAAAAATCGGTATCAAATGTTTTATAGATATATTCATTATCAACATCCTCCCAATTACGAATTGCATTATATTCGCTTTCAAATTCTATGTTATCCCAAATAAAATTTAAGGCACTTAACCATCTAAATAACCAATTACGAGTTATACAAACAGTTTCTTTATCGCCCCATCGTTCTAAACATTGATTTAGAGGTATGTGAAAATGAAGTGTTTTGTCATTTGGTTCAATTAATTCTAAATTTAATTTTGAGTTTCTTAATGACCTTTCAATGGAGTAACTAGCGCACTTTGGAATTGAAACCCAAATAAGTTCATTATTAATTAAATGGGACATTGTTATATAATAGTTTTAGATTTTTTAAAACTTTTTAAATATTCATCTTCAACTTCTTTCCATTTTCCTAATGGACACGACCCCTTTTTATCTAAATATGTTTTTGGGGTATATACTTTACCTTTTAATGGGCAACCACATTCTCCACATCTGAGGGACCATTCCTTTCCTTTAAACATTTCTTGCTTAGATGGGCATTCTAAACAAATATCAAACCTATTATCTGCTAATTTTTTTAATTCATTAGAATGTATAAGTGTATTGTACCACGCAGTTGAAATTTCTTTGAAATCTATCATATTATAATAGTGTTTTTTTATAATTATTGGTTTTTTTTAAACCAACCCAATTAACTAATGTATATCTATTACCATTTTTAACACCAGTTACTCTGTGTTCAATATCTGATAAAAAAACAATAGTATTACCTATTCCCTTTTCTACTTTCATTATTGAATCATCCGATAATTTTAATTCTAAATCACCATCTTCATATTCATCATTTAATTGTATAACTAACGAACAATATCTATCATATTGTGTAACTTCATTTCCTGTAATATCTTTATGCCACGCAAAGTAATCCCCAATTTTATATTCTGTGAATTGGAATTGACTATTTTTGTAATCTAAGTCAAATCCTTTTATTAAAATATTTTCATCTAATAATTTAGATATTTTTTCTAAAATAAATGAAAATTTTTGATAATATGGATAAAACACCACATTTGATTTTCTAGCATCGTAATTGTGATTATTATCTCCTACAATTTCAGCAGGTTTTAATATTAAATTTTCTAATGTGAAATTTAGAACTAAATTACATTCTTCTTTTGTTAATAAATTTGATATAGATTTATATGTAAACGACATAACTTTTTATATTAATGATTTTTGTTTTTTAGAATATTCTTTATTTGTATCTAAAATTGCTACGTTAGCTGCAAAAACTATTCTTTTTTTAGTAGAATTTTTATTCAATCCGGGTTTATGTAGTACATCCGATGGAAATATTATTATCTGACTTTCTTCGGGTAATATTGAAAATTCTTCACCTGATTTTGTTTGGAATAATGACATGCCATCATTCCCTTCCAAATTATTGGGGAAACTTGCATAATAAACTAATGACCATTGTGGAATTTCTCTTGAATATTCAATATTATAATTTGTTACATGGTTATGATATTTTGATAGTGTATTATTAGAATCACTAATGTATGTCCAATACCACTTATATATTACATAATCATCCTTTAGTTTTAAAAAATCTTTTATTATTTTTATAATTTTAATTTCTAAATCTTGGATATTTTTAGAAGTTATAATAATATCAGATTGTATACCCGGAATATTATCACCCTTAATTAAGTTTTTATTTATATTACAATTCAATTCTAAATCTTTAGAAAGTTGTTCATTATCAATATCACTAATTTTTGTGGTATATATTGATAATTCTTCTGAAAATTTTATTGCATCTAACATTATATTAATGATTTATTTTTCTTTGCAACATAATTAATTGGCATCCAATGTAGAAAAAATTGTAATACTCTTTGGGTTTCGTCACATTCTAAAGGATTTCTCCAATGAACGTTTTTATCAGCATCAAATAATATTATTCCATCACCCACATTTGTGTGATGTGAATATTCCTTACCATCTATTTCTACAAATAGCGGCCATTCTTTATTTATTGTTGACTCTAAACATATTGACATTGTTACACTTATATCTGTTCTATCTATATGTTTTGTTAAAAATGCACTATTGAAATACTCTCTAACATATGTGTTTACATTATCTAAGTGTTCGATTTCATTATTGAATTCTAATACTTTTGGTTTTAGAATATCTAAATATTTATCAAAATTATATGAAGGTCTAAACCCAAAGGAAGCATTTGTATCTACTACTTTATCACCAGAAGCGTGATTTATTTTTTCAATATCAAATTGTTTAGACAAGAATTCACACTCCACCTTTGAAAGTACATTGGGAATGAAATAAACCATAACCTATTATTTTTAGAGTTAACTATTTGCGGTTACAATTAAATTACCAATGGTAGTTAAAGTTGTATTTAGAACGTTGATTTCTGTGTTTGTTATTATAGTTGCCATATTATTTTAATTTTTATTATTTTATGAGTAACATATTCCCGAATAACCATTACATGTTGGAGCCCATACTGGACCAGAGCATTGAGGTTCGGATTTGGGACACGTTGGACATGAAGCGGAACAACATCCCACTGGACATGCTGGTCCATTATGTTCAATAGAAACAAATGATTCGTTATTTGTTGATGTGGTCTTAGTTAAAAATAAGTGTGCTCTTTCTACTGAAATAAACCAACCGGTAAATACCTTTTTAACTTGAACAACAGACACTATTGTTTTTCTAACAAAATCCATTAACCCGTCCGTTGTGTTTAACAATAAAACCACATCTCCATTTACCACATCAAATAAATGTTCAAATTGAACTTCGTTATTTCTTTCAATCAAATACGAAGAAACTCCGGTATCCTCCCAAGTACTATCATCATCAAAAGTTAATTGATAAAAATATGATAATTTATTAACTCTCTTTAATGCAATAATTTTATTTGTTGAATACGTTGTACCACTTAGTAATGTTTCGTATGATATTCCAAAATTTCCAACATAGGATGAATTATCAATACCATTTGGATTTGGAATATCTATTGTTTTAATTACATCATCAACATTTAAATCTAACGCAGTTTTAAATGTACCATCGCCCATTTCGACCATATCCGTATCTAATAGTTTAGGTAGCCATCTACCATTTGTGTTAGTTGTGTAACTATCTCTATATTCTGAATTTATCTCATGGGTTTCTGAGTTATATTCTACTTCAGAAAAAAATACGTTTTCATTCAATTTGGTATATTGTCCAATTTGAATTGATTCTAATGTCGGTGGATATAATATATTTAAACTTCTAATTATCTTTATATGTCCTTCGTAATTATTAGTAGTGTTACAATAATTCTCCATTAAGAAGTAATCAGATGTTACATTTTCTAAAACCACATCTAATTCTTCTTGTGTTGTTACTTTATAAAATTTAGGATAAACCTCTTTATCATAACCAGGATACCTTGATTTTAGAATAAAATTCGGATGTACACCATTATCTGGTATTGTTGTTATGGTATTAATTAAAGTATTGTTTTCATCTATGTAAGCAAATTGTGAACCGAATGATTGAGATTGGATAAGTTTCATAAATTCAACCTTATCTCTACAATAGGTATCATCTACCAACGCTGTTGTATCATATGCACTTCTGATAATCAATGTTTCATCATTATCCTCTATAAATGGAATAGTAATCGACAAACCACCGATTGCGTGGTATTCATATGTAACGGAACTTCCTGTATAGTGTGTTTCTAATGTTTTATGGAAATATTGTATATCACCTACATAATGTATATTTTGGAAGTTATTATCAGTAACAAATTGGTATAAATTTGTTAAATCCAAAGAATCCACATCATGTTCAACTTTAGATGCATTATCCCAACCAACTGCGGTGTTTATTTCAATGGGTTTTAAATTACCATCCTGATCGTACATAAAGTCCGAACCTATTAATACTGTTCTCATATTTTCTTAGTTTTATATATAAATACTTATTTTTTATCTTTTAGACCAAATTTTATCCATTTATACCAAATTCTTTCATGAAGATAATATTGGATGGGTTTATATATTAATTCGGCTATCCCAAATGCGGCACCAACCTTTATTGAACCGCTTACCCACCACATTATAACAAATCCAATAAGGGTACTTACAATACGATATGAGACGGTTTTGGCGATATGTCTTTTTCTTTCTACTATCATTATCCTTTTGTTTGGTCATATTTAATTTCACCATCAGGTGTCATGTGGCCGGTTCTAATTGCTGTACCACTAATAACTGCAACATCTGGAGGTGGTTCATGGTAAATAACATCATACCCAACCCCTCTACCATAATTGATACTCTCAATATCAGGAATAATTGATATATTAATTCTTTGTGAATTTTCTTTAAAGAAAGTCTCCTCAGATAAATCCATCATTACCTGTTGTGCGGTTTTTGGGTTATTTTCATCTGTGGGTACGTTTCTAATTGCAACCCATACGTCTTTTCCTTTCTCTAATTGTTGGTTAATAAGCCATTCGTGACCCTTATGCCAATTTTGCCAACGCCCCACATACATTGCGTACTTTTTACTCATATTTTTAATTTTATTGTTAATTCAATAAACGAATCAACCTCCAATCTATCTGTTGTATCGATTTCAACGAAATCGTCAGTTGGAGCTTCGTAATTGGTTACATGAAAATCATTTCTACCTCTATCATCGGTGGTACGAACATAAATCTCATGAACTTCGTTATTTTCTTTAAATTGTTCTCTTTGGTCTCTATATGGTGAAACAAGTGACACAACAACGTCATATCCTTTTTCACTCATAAAACGAGCAATGTCTTGAGCTCTTTCAATATTTTTTCTTCTACCCGTTTCGGAATAGTCTTTATTTTGAAAGATATCTCTTAAATCATCACCGTCAATGTGAATAACCTTATTTGAATGTGAAATATACGACTCTAAATGTTTAGCTAAAGTCGTTTTTCCTGCTGCGGGTTGTCCGGTAAACCAATATATCATAATACTACTAATATACTTAACTTTTACCAAAAAGTCAAATATTAATGATTATAAATAAATGGGTCTCTTTTACGTAATTCTTCTAATTTCTTTTTGAATCTTTTTTTCTTTTTATACGCTTCAATCTTGTCTAAAATCCACTTAAATAACTTTTTCATATGTTTTGTTTTAAAATTTTATTTATATAATACGTGATTACCAATGACTAATAAATCCATTTCAGTGTCAAAGAATGTATCTATTGCGTCTTTTGGTGTTAATACCATTGTTTTATCTTTTATGTTAAACGATGTATTAAGGAGTATTGGGTACCCACTTACTAATTCAAATTCTTCTAATAGTTTATGTATTAATGTGTTTTTATAAACAGTTTGGACTCTAGCTGAACCATCTACGTGTGTTACGGCCTTTAAGATATCCCTAAACTGTGGTTTAACCTGTACAACTTGGTTCATATATGGTACATCATCGGTCATTTCAAAAAAATCGTGTTGTTTCTCTTTTGTTACCATTGGTGCAAATGGTCTAAATCCTTCTCTTTTCTTTATGACCTTGTTAATCCTATCTTTCATATTTGGAAGTGTTGGATTCGCTAATATTGATCTATTACCTAAAGCCCTTGACCCAAATTCTATATGTCCACTAAACCAACCCACAACACTACCCTCGTTAATTTTCTTTGCAACATATCTCATTAAACCCTTCTCAGTTGTAAAGTTTTTATACTTCAACCCTTTAATTGATTTTTGAATATCGTCGTAAAAGTATTCGGGTCCTAAAAATGGATTTTTGGTTATTTTATTTTTTATTTTTCTTTCTTTTACTAAATAATGTACAACAGCACCAATTGATGAACCGGCATCTGATGGTGCCGGTGGTATCCATAGGTGTTGAAACAAACTATTACCTACAATTTTACCGTTAGCTGTCCCATTATACGCACAACCTCCACTTAAACAAAGATTTGGTCTAACACTTATAATTGACACCGTTTTCAATACTTCAAATAAAATTTCCTCATATACTTTTTGTACTGAGGCCGCCAAATCTTGGTGAATTGATTCAATACTATCTTCAGGTAATCTTTGTTCAACACCAAGTAATTCGGATAATTTCTCATTGAACATTATTTTATCAGACTTATTCCAACAAAATACATCTAAATTACATTCTAATTTACTATTTTTATATGTTATCAATTTTCTGACAACATCTAAGTAGGTGTTTGGATTACCATAAGACGCTAATCCCATCATTTTGTATTCACCTTCATTTGGTCTGAATCCCAAAAAGGACGTCATTGCAGAATAATATAAACCGATTGAGTGTGGGTATTTTGCAAGAGATGCGTATTCGATACCATGTTCATTACCTAACCCAATTGACATTGTGTCCATTTCACCAACGCCATCTATTGATAGACAAGTTGCCTCTTGAAAATTTGACGTATAAAATGAATAGTATATGTGAGATTCGTGATGTGTTGAATAGAAAACGTTCGGTGAAATTTTTCTTAATCTTTCATCAACCTCTTTCGCAATGTTACGAATTTTTAAATAAGACTTTAACGAATAAATTGGATTCTTAAACCATTGTGGTTTAATGTTATTCATTACCCTTTCGTATTTCAATTTCGGGTCTTCATAATAACAAACCGATTGTAAATTTTTATCTGTAATTTTAAATTGTTTATAGATATATTCTAAAGTCTTTTCGGGAAAAGAACTGTCGTGTTTAATTCCCGTAAATTTTTCTTCTTCGCACGCAAAAATCAACTGATTGTCTCTAAATAAACAAACAGAAGAATCGTGATAAAATGCCGATATTCCTATTATATACATTTTTTATTTTTTAAACAGAACCTTTTTTAATTGTTCAGGTCCTATGTGTCTTATTGGGTTATGAACTCCTAAAGGGTTTGGTGAAAATACATCCTCCATGCTAAACTTCATTGCGGTTTCAATATCTGCAACTCCATTTCCCTTCATATACTTCATAAAATAAATATCCTCTAAAATATCTTCAGTGACTGGGTTATTTTCACAAATTTCAATCATTTTACTAACTGTTCTTAATGATAATCCCCCGTTTCCGACCCATTGATTTTCTTTGGGTTTTCTCCACGGAGCTCCCACATAATCATATTTTAAAAAATCATCTATTCCACTCCTTAATAATAAGGAATCTGTTTGGAAGATTAAAGCCTTAGTCCCTTTTACTTGTTTCCAAAACTCTACACTTTCCATATATCTACTATGTTCGATATGTGTAAAGTTATCAATTCCAATGTTTGTTAAAACCACATTACCTAAACTTAACTTAACATTTTCAACCAATTCTTTATTTTGATTACCGTGAAATATTTGTAATCCCCATTTGATGGGTGAGTTCGTTTCGTTTAAATGAAACATTGTGGATTTAATTGCTGTCAACAAATCAGGATGTACTCTTGGTTCTATAATAATCGCATAGTAATCTGTTTCAATCGGTATTGATGGAGTATACCCAACATGTTTCACATATTCTTCGGTTAGAAACTGTTCCCAAACTTTTTTAGATTCTTCGTTTGATTTCGTCATATATGTGTTTTGCAATTATTTTATACCCCTTTAAATTTGGGTGGTAGTCTCCCTCGTAGAAATTTTTCTCGTCATTCCAAACTGACCTACTATGATATTCCCAAACACCGGTGTTATTTTTAATTTCATACTTTCTTAATACATCAGACACACATCCATTCGGGTTTATAAAATATTCTGGTAATTTTTTTGTGTCGACATCCTCTTCTATAAACGAAGGATAGAAAGAATTAAAATAAAAATGTTTATATCCTTCTAATAGTTCTTCCATTAATAGATATATTTCAACAACATTGTGTGTGTCTTTTGATTTATAACGGTAAGGATATGATAACATTACTATAACAATATCGTCTTTGTTAATAAACCCGTTTTCAACTGTTTCTTTTAAATCTTTTAAAATGTATTCATTACCATAACCACAAACCCCTAAATTAATATATTCACATTTTAATTTATCTGAGACCCATCTTGGCCATGAGTTCATTTCTCTTAATTTTTGAATGAACGTGTGAGGAAACGGTTCTTCTTTATATTTTATATCGGTTTCAATTCCATGACCAGCAGTCCAACTATCACCAAAACAAATTAGTCTCATGGTATTGTTATTTTACTTCTTTCTTTTAAATTTATATAGAATAGTCCCGCTTGTACTTTATGTCCCCATTCACCCAAGTGTCCGTCGGTAATTAGACCGTCGGTCTCATCAATAACCTTACCCATTTGTTTTCCATTATATTGTAACGGATGAGTTAGATACCATAATAAATTGTGTTTATCCACAATATGGGGATTGTTTAAAATTTCTTCATCATCAACCACGATTAATCCATCTTCCTTTCTATTTTTGGTGTGATAGTTAAAAATTCTTTCATCACTTGTCCAATGATATGATTCCGCTCCAATATTTTTAATATATCTATTAATGAAGTAAATCCAACTATACACTTCCTTACCCCATAAAGGGTTTGTTCTATTTACCTGTATCTCTTCAACTGTTTTTTTAGATAACCCTAAATCATTGTATTCTGCACCAAAGGGTAGAACTTGATTAAAGATATCGTTCACGTTATTAACCGCAACAAATCTACCTAAATGTGTCCATCCAAAAATAACAATATCGTCTTTTTTAATTAAATCACAAACCTCAATGAATTGATTAAGTATACCATAATTTGATGATCCACCAAAAGCACAATTCATGGGATTATATCCTATTTTATTAGCAAGTACGGTTGTCCATGTGTCTTGAAAATTATTACCTCTAAATTTATAATACCTGTCAAAATTATTTTCAAACGGTGGGTGTATTCCACCTATCGGGTCATACTCTGCGGTGAAGCTACATCCAAATGTCCAAAGTTTATTTTTTAATTTCATTATAAAAAATTTCTGCTTGTTTATTATGACCCTGTAGTCCAAAATGGGAATCTCCAACAACATTATTAGTTTCTTGTGACATACTTAAACACCCTAAATCCCTCAAATAATGTATTAAAGATATTTTACTTTCTGAACACAAATAATTTTTTTTATCTTCTTGTTTCATTAATCTATCTTCTTCAGTTGACCAAAAATATATTTGGTACCCTTTGTTTTTACTTAACGTATCAATCGCCCTTTCCCATCCGTAAATTTCACCCGCCCAAATATCGATACCATTATAAATTTCTCTTCTATTTTTTATCATCTCATCTAACGTAGATTTAGACATGTTCTCATAATCTCTGGTGTTATTAGGATGTATGTTTACGACTTTATTATTTTGAGATATTCTAAACTTATCAATCAGTCCCCAACCAACAATAACAATATCGTTTGGTTGTATTAAATTACAAGAATCACAATAATCTTGAAATATTTGATAATTAGAATTTCCTCCTTTTGCTAAATTTTTAACATCATATCCTAATTTTTCTCCTAATACACTTGCCCAAACCGGTATGTATTCAATATTAAAAATATCCATATAGGTTTTATGATTTTCATGTAGATTTTTATAGTCAAAATCTGAACTAAAACTATCTCCAAATATCCAAAGTGTATTCATTATTGTAAATTTCTGTATCTAATTATTTCATTATAAAATATTTCACCCATAACAATATGCCCCTTTTCACCATAATGTTGTTGATCTAAGACCTCACCACTCGTCTCTTCATGTATTGTCTCTGCACCATATTTTCTTCTCAAATATTGTGTCATATCAATATTTGCCTCGGGAAATAGATATTTTCTTTTACTTTTAAATTCATTACTTTCCTTGTTAATAATTTCATCATCGGCCGACCAAAAATATATTTCACAACCTAATGAGTTACAAAATTCCTCTATAAAATTTTGAAACGAGTAAACCTCTTCAATAAAAGGTCTTTCATCTCTATTCACCTGTATTTGAGCCGTGGTTTTATAACTTAATATTGTATTTGTATCTTTATTATGAACGGGTAGCACTGTTGGGAAGTTTCCGTGTAAACAAACCCTAAATCTTTGTAATCTTGTCCATTCAACAATAACCACATCTCCCCTTTCAATCAAGTGACAATTATTACAAAATGCGTCAAAAATTTTATAAACCGAGGAACCCGGATACCCTAAATTTTTTTCTTCTAAATTTAATTTATCCGCAAGTATTGTTGCCCATAGTTTAGGTTCACTACCGTTTCTCCATTCCTTATAGTTTATCATTTGATTTACCGCACCCCTAAAAGGGGTAAAATTATACTCTGAGGTAAAACTACACCCAAACGTCCAAAGTTTATTCATTTAATAATTTTAAAATTTTATTATATACTATTTTATTGCCGACTTCATTTAGGTGATTTATATCCCCCCTATTCTCTAAAAATACATCTTCCAATTGAATTGAATCCTTATTAAAGGAATTAAAGAATGTCATGTTTATTGCGTTAGGACATAATCCTTTAATTTCTTTTAATATTAAGTCATGTACAAATATTGCATATTCAACATGAAAATAATTTTCATATAAATCGACAATACATTTAACCTCAGGATTGTTTTTGTGTTCCTTGATATCAGAATAAATAAAGTCACAATTATAATGTAATATGTCTTTAGAGTGAATCGGATGAACTTCTACCGGTATTCTATATGCACTTGTATGTGAAATGATTACCTTGTCAAAATCCGTGATTTTTTGTTTACTCAATTGTTGGTATATCTTATACTCCGATACTCCAGCCTCAGCAACATTTGTAACATTAAAATTATCACATAACATATTAACCCAACCGACTCCGTTGTATTTTTTTGTCCAATCAGCAGCAAAACTATCTCCACAAATTAATATGTTCCTTTTCATTATATTAGACTTTCAAAATAAAGGTAATCTTGATTTACAACATTCAAAACTTCAATTACTTTCTGTTTATTACTTTCGAATCTTTCTTTATTGTTTTTAAAAAATTCTACTATTTTTTCTTTATTATTATTCAATCTTGCAACCTCAGCAACCAATTTTATTAATCTTGTTTTTTGGTCTGGTTCATCATCATAACTATGATTGACAATATCGTCGTAAAAATCAAATCCATACTTTTCCTTTAGTGTTTTAATATGTCCATGTGTTGATAATATAACAGGGATTTGATAATAATAGAATGGTCTAAATGATTTTTCGGATATGTGAATGTTGTTGTTTACATCTTTAAACATTGACTCTGTTACGATGTTTACATATGAACTAAGAAAGGTTTCTAAATGCTCCGGTATTTGTTGCCATATTGGTAACGAGTCCCTGTTGATGTTACTGAACCTATTAAACCATCCCTTGTCATCCTCAAAATCGCTTCTTTTGATATCAATTTTACCAAAATAATCAATCTCGGTTTTAATCATTTTCAATTCGTTCTTAGAAAAGGTAGAACGAAGGTAAGACTCGTCAAAATTACAATTCCACGACGGTACTAAGGACCAATTTGTATTTTCTAAAATATTATTCTTTTTAAGAAGACATAACAATGCGTAACGATGTGATTTGGGTGATTTATTAAAACACATAAAAAACTTACCCTTTCTTTCTGTGTTAAATTCACAACCACCAATTCTAACTAAAACTTTAGTTGATGAGTGAGGTATGAAATTTAAAGTGTATGTATTAATCTCACTGTTATATTTTTGATTATAGTCCTTAATTTTGGAATTATTGTTAATTACAAAGAATTGTTTTGCGTTTAAATCATTATTTTTTATGTAATCGTTTAAAATTCTAAACCCCTCTTCATTATCAGGTTCATGCTCGGTTAAAAAAACCATATTAAAGTTTTGGTTATCCTTAATAAAACTTTTTAATTTATCACTTATCGGATTTAATGGTTGTACCGGTTTACCAAATTCGTTATTTTCAAATAACTCACATAAATCTCCCACTCCGTAGTTTACGAAATAATAAAAATTCTCATTTGGGGCATTCATCACATCATCGAAATCACACCTCCTCAAATTAAATTTATTTTCAAATTCGGTGTCGTTTATATAATGTTGTATTAAATAATATGGATCTTTTAAATTTCTTTTTGGAAAAATATCCACCCAATTAGATATGGGTTCATCTCCTTTCCAATTTTCATAAACTATATTAAAATTCTTTGTCATTATCATTTTTTTAATTCATTCCAAACCTCTTCAAATATCTTAGTTAAATCTCCGTTTATGTCAATTCCACCATATTTTTCATCATAAAGTTTTTTATACCATTTTTGATTATGGTCACACACTTCGTTCATCTCATCTCTAATTAACTTTAATTCCTCCACAGTTTTTGTTGATAGTTTTATCAGTTCGTCAGTAATCATATTACATCTTTTACCACTATCGGGCTCGTTATCGTATTCCTCATTAATCCATTTATCAAAAGTCTTGTAACCCATAGACTTAAGAAATTTTAAAGTCCATAAATTACCAAAAACAATAAATGGATGACCGACCATAATTGGTTTCCATATTTTTTCCGAAATAAACAATGTACCCTCATCAACCAAAGTTTCGGTAACCATTGAGATAAAGGTTTTTTCATAATCTTCTTTAGTAATATTACAACACATGTTAAAAAACAAGTCACATCCTTCACTGATAACAAATGGGGTGTTGTTCTTTAAAAATTCAACGTGTTCAACGTTCGCATCTGCCGGTGTTTTATAAAGTAATTCACTTAAACTAATTAACCCCCTATCAAATATGTTGTGTTTTAATAAATTTAAAATTAACTGTACTCTATGTTGTCTTGGATTTCTATTATAGGTTAAGTATAAATTTTTTTCATTAATCGGTTTAAAATCTATAATTGTATTTTCATTATATTTGTTCCAAGGTTCAAAGTACTGTATTGGTCGTCCCTGATACCCTAATTTTTTTTCCTCTACAATTTGCTGACACAATAAATTACCTGAAACGTAATAAATTGAGTTTATAGGTAAATCTGCATCAACCCTCCATTTTTCAATTATCTCTAAATCATAGTTACCTTTAGAACCGGAATATCCCTCATAAAGAAACAACATCACAATTTTAGACCTACCTTCCTTGATATCTTTTAGGTACTTTTCTGATATACAACCAAATCCAATGTCTAAATTATCAACAAAAAAACTATACGAGTAGACATTTATGATATATAAATGACTCCCTTCTTGTATTTGGTCAAATGGTACATATTCTAACCTGTCTGAATGTTTAGGTGTAATTTGACCCATCATCATCCCCTTGTCGAACATCTCACCACCTTCACTATATAGATTCCATTTCCCCCACATTAGTGGTTGACTTAGTTTTTTCAATTCTTTAATATACCACGTTTTCGATGATCCGTTAGGTCTATAATAATCAAAAATAGTATCCCATTCCTCTAAACTGCAAATGATTTTATCCATAATATTATGATAAAATATAAATAAAAAAATCCGTAATAACAATTTGTAATTAAGATTATTTTTTGTATATTTTAAATATGAAAATACTAATCACAGGTGGAGCTGGATATCTTGGTTCCGTAATTACCGGAAAAATGTTAAATGCCGGACACAAAGTAGTTGTTTTGGATAAATTGATATTCAATCAAACATCTTTATTAGTTTATACATCAAATCCTAATTTTAAATTTATTCACGGAGATGTTAGAAACGAATCGTTATTGGAAAAACTTTGTAATGAGGTTGACGTTATAATTCCATTAGCCGCAATTGTTGGGTTTCCTGCGTGTGATGCAGAACCAGAATTAGCTAAGGAAATTAACTTTAACCAGATTTTCAACATAGTTAAATTCACCAAAGATAAAAATATAAAAATATTATATCCTAATACAAATAGTGGATATGGTATTGGTGTGGGTCAAACTGAATGTACCGAAGAATCACCATTAAATCCAATTTCAATATACGGCACAACAAAATGTTCAGCAGAAAATTTCTTAAAATCAAATACCAATGCCATCATTTTTAGATTGGCAACTGTGTTTGGTGTTTCACCAAGAATGAGAACGGACTTATTGGTAAATGATTTTACCTATAAAGCTATTACTGACAAATACATTGTGGTATTTGAAAAGAATTTTAAAAGAAACTTCATTCACATTCAAGACGTTGCAAATGTATTCTTGTTTATGTTAGAAAATTATGAACAACATAAAGGTGAGATTTTTAACGTGGGTTTAAGTACTGCTAATTTAAGTAAACAAGAATTACTTGAGAAGATTCAATCACACGTTAAAAACTTTGCTGTCTCATATAACGACTATTACGAAGATCCCGACAAAAGGGATTATATTGTATCAAATGCAAAGATTGAATCGACTGGTTGGTCTCCTAAGTGGGATATTGATATGGGTATTGAAGAATTAATAATGGCTTATCAAATGATTGTACCAAAAATGGGTGCGGAATTTAGAAATGGTTTTCCTTTAGGATACGCAAACAACATGTAATATGAATAATAAATGGAATGAGTTTCAAATTACTCCATCAAAAAAATTTGGTTACGAAGTACCAACATATACACCATCAATTTATAGAGAATATAGGGGTGAGATATTCACAACTTTTCATTCAGGTGAACATCCTGTTATGCAAAAAATAGGTGAAGGAAACGAAGTACATGGTAGGTTTTCAAAATCGTACAAAGGTGTATTGAGAGGGTTACATTGGGACAATAAGACTTGGAAATTAGTACAAGCCGCAGTTGGTGATATATATTTAATAGTATTAGATATGAGACCGAAATCAGATACCTTTGGTGAGTGGGAATCCTTTATGATTACCGAGAAAGATAGAAATCAAGTATTGGTTCCTCCAGGATTTGCCAATGGTCATTACGCATTAACCGATTGTATGTTTCATTATAACCTATTTTATAAAGATGGTTATGTTGATGCAAATGAACAAGGTGTTGTTAAATGGAATGACCCCGAATATCAAATGGAATGGCCAACAAATAATCCAATATTACAAAAAAGAGACAGATGATAAAAAATTTAATAGATTCATTACCGATGGTAAACAAACCATTATGGGATAAAGCGGGACTTATTCAGTTTGAAAGAAAAATGGCGGATCATTGGGAATCCGGAAGAGTTAGGGGACCGATTCACTTAAGTGGTGGTAATGAAGATGAGTTAATTGAAATATTCAAATACATTAAGAAACCCGATTGGGTTTTTTCAACTTGGAGATCTCATTACCATGCGTTACTTAAAGGTGTACCATCTGAATGGATTGAACAAGAAATATTAGACGGTAGGTCAATTACATTAGTAAATAAAGATGAGAAATTCTATGCATCTGCAATTGTTGGTGCTATAATACCGATTGCTGTTGGTGTTGCTATGGCAAATAAAATAGAGGATAATAATGAAACTGTTTGGTGTTTTGTTGGTGACATGGCATTTGAAACTGGTGGATTTATGGAAAACTACAAGTATGCCAAAAATTTTGATTTACCAATAAAATTTGTTGTTGAGGATAATGGTGTATCGACCAACACTCCAACAGTGGAAACATGGAAAGTTAAAAGTGAGGTTCCTTCAGATGTTATTTGGTATGATTATAAAAAAGAGTGGCCGCACTACGGAACGGGGAAATGGGTAATTTTTTAAATATTATTAAGGATAATTTAGATGATATAGATTTGAGTTATTACTTTGTTAAAGGTAGTGATGAGGAAAGAATGTTGTATTTAAAAAAACATTTTAAATATTTTAATTTCAAAGAAATAAATGAATCTAAGTTAATTGATGCATTTAATAATCCTAATGAAAAATATTATTATTTTATTTCAAAATTATCTACATTTAGTTTTTTTGAAAATACAATTCCATTTACGGAGTTATTAATGGTCTCATTAAAAACATTAAATAATGTAAATGTTGTTTTATTAAGTGAGCACGAGTCTATTGACGAAGAAAATTTCATAAAATTAAATGATTTTATAGATAGACATAATATTGATGGGACAAAAATACATTTAATCAATAATAATTCTCTTTTAAATTTTTATAAATCAAAATACAATAGTAACATTAACGTGTTGTCCACAAAATATTTACCAATCTTTTATTCAAAACTATTAAATAAACATAAAATAGAATTTTCTACAAATCGTGAATTTTTATTTATGTGTCATAATAAAAGAATGAAATCACACAGACTTGCGGTATTGGCGTTTCTTAAAAAAACAAACATTATCAATGATGTCGACTGGTCATTTATGTTCGATTCGGAATCAAATGTGGATTATAATTTATCTCCAACATTAAAAGAAGAAATTGAAATTATTTTAAAAAATGGTAACGTGAAAAGTAAATATGAAATTGACCATGTCTTTAAATTTGGTGATCTTGGTGATTTCATTTGTGAGGATACGTTTCGTAATGCATATCTTAATATTACAACGGAAACAAATTTCATTACTGAAGATGTACATATAACTGAGAAATCCTTTAAACCGTTCTTTTTTTATCAAATACCTATATTTTTATCTTCCGCATTTCATGTTAAGAATCTAAAAGAAATATATGGGTTTGATTTATTTGAGGATGTGGTTAATCACGATTATGATAATGAAACTAACTTTAAAAAGAGATTCTCACTTGTTTGTGATGAAATAAATAGAATTTATAATAATAGAGATGAAATTAAAAAATTCATCATAAATAATAAAGAAAGGTTTTTAAAAAATAATGAAATCGTTTCAAACATAATAAACGATAGAACTGATTACAATTATTTTGAATCTTTAATATAAATGAAATTAATATGGGGTATTTTTTTAATGTGATATATGGTGATTATGATAGAGTAAATGAATTACACTATTATAATGGTATCAAAAAAAATGAAGATGAGAAATTTGAAGGTATAAAATTGGTGTTATCAAATATCGGTATTAATAATATAAGAAAATGTACTTTAGATTCTATTTCTGAAAATCCAAATGAAGATTATTTTTATATATTAAATGGGTTTGAAACATTCAACATTGTAACTCAAGACATTGGGCACGATGATTTGCCGTTAGAAACAAAATTAAGAAACATGTATTGGAACCACGATAATCTTAGAATTATCTTTATTGGTGATCCAAAAATTTTTAAGGATGTGACTAAAGTAATAACAAAAATTAATTTACCAACTGAAAGATTTTATGTTTTAGATGAAAAGGAGATAAATAATTCATTTTTCAATAATCTAATTAATATAAAAAAACAAAAGACTCTTAATGTTGTCTATGATAAATGGAGCGAAGATATTGGCACGTATTTCCCAAATTTACATGAGGAACCAAATAAAAGAAGATATCGTATAGTTATAGGTTTTTTTAGATTTTACAAAATGTTCAGTAACATCAAAAATTGCACATTAGATGAGGTTTTTGATAATCCAAACGAAAATTACTATTATTTTATTAATAGTGATAATATCAGTCACCATATTTCAGATGAACAAACATTACCATTACCTGTTAAAGTTAGAGAATGTTTTTTACAGTACCCAAATTTTAATATTGTACTTTTAAACGAGCACGAGTATGAAACAAAAAATTTCATTTCACAAGTAGATACGATTTGTAAAAACGAAAATTTGGATTCTAAAAGAATCTACATATGGAATAATAATTCAAAATTAAACCAATATAAAGAAGAACTTAACACAGATTTAAACGTTTATTCTTTAGATTTTTTAGTCAAATTTATTTGTGACCACATGGTCCAATTTGGTGAACCGAGATTTATACCAGATAAAACCGGTAATTTTTTTATGTGTCACAATAGAAGTCCTAAACCTCATAGATATGGGTTACTTGCATTAATGATGAAGAATAATATTTTAAATGAGGTGGATTGGTCTTTAGTCTATGGTTGGTATAGGAAGAAACAACTTAAGTTTAACCCCGACTATCCGTTCTATTCTCCGATATTCACAAAAGAAGAGTGTGATATGTTAAAATCAGAAATAGACACACTTAATGATATTGATATAAAGAAAAGTAATTTTGAAAATGAAAAGGGGTGGTTTGATGACACGAGTGATCATGCACAGGTTGATTGGAAAAATATATATGAGAATAGAACCTTTGAGGGTTCTTATGTTAATATAGTAACCGAATCCTGTTATGACAGGCCAGAAATTCACATCACAGAAAAATCAATGAAACCGTTCTATTTTTACCAACTACCTATTTTTGTTTCGTCTTATAACCACGTAAAAACACTTAAAGATAGGTTTGGATTTGATTTATTTGATGACATCGTAAATCACGATTATGATAATGAACCAGACGATAAAAAAAGGTTTATACTTGTTTTTAATGAAATTTTGAGATTGTTAAAAAACAAAAATCAAGTTATTGAATTTTATAAAAATAACGAGCAAAGATTCATCGACAATAAAAATAAAATAGTAGATATTGATAATTCAAAAAGAGATGAAATCTATTTTAAAAGTTTAATCCATAAAAATGAATAATTTATTTAAAGACGGGTATTATGTTGGTAAAAATGTGGAGTTATTTTCTGAACTGTCGATATTCAAAGATTATTGTTTAAAAACAAATGAATTAGTTAACGATAAGAATGAATTTAGGTATCGTTTTGATTATGAAGACCCAATACCATATGAAATGTTAATTAGTTTAAATGAAATTAGTACGAGGGAACAATTCGTTAGAGATAATAATTTAAGTACATTTCAAAGATGGTGGCAGTATAGTGGTGATAAATTAATACCCCTAAAAAATTATTTTAGAAAGAGTATTACCAATTTTATAAATGAAAATTATGGGGACCTTGGTGATTTAGTTCATATGGATGATGTAACTCTATTTGAAAATGGTGACTTTATAAATGAACATAAAGATGGTTTTAATGAAGGTAGAATTTGTGTTTTTTTAATCTACCTATCGGATTCACAAACATATAATGATGGGGGTGGAAAATTGATTATAAAGAATAATGGTATCATTGAAGAAGTGTACCCAATTAACGAAAATTTTACTATATTAGATTTTACACAAAACAACGTAACTCATGAAGTTACTTCAGTGAAAAACGATTTTAAAAGATTAACATACATAAATTTTATAAGTAAAAAATGAAAAAAATATTAGTAACCGGTTGTAACGGATTAGTTGGAAAATTCTTAATTGAAAAACTTTTAAGACATCAGAGTGATAAGATGTACCTTGTGATTGGTGCTGATATTAAAGAATCTAACATAAACTTAAGTGATTTATATAAAAATAGATTTACATATGAAAAGGTTGATTTAACAAATGAACTTGATTTAATTGGGTTATTTGATAAACATAATCCGGACGTAGTAATTAACGCGTTTGGTATAAAAGGTTCACCTATTAGAGCTAAAACACAACCAGTTGACTTTTTATATCCATCATTCAAAATTAACACAGAGATAATTAATCAATGTTCAAAAAGAAATATATGGTTGGTTTTCATGAGCTCAGTTGGTGTTTATTCTCCCGCAGAAACGTTTGTTGAATCTGATGTTTGGAAAACATTGCCATCTGAACACGACTGGTTTCCTTCTTGGTCTAAAAGAATGGGAGAAATATTATTAGAGGCATATAAAGTTCAATATGATTATAAAAAGTGGTCAATAATTAGACCGGCTAACATATATGGTGACTATGACGATTTTAGTGGTAATGGTACCGTGATTTCATCTACCGTTAAAAAAATATGGGAATCTGAAGGTAGTATTGAATGTTGGGGAGATGGTAGTCCGATTCGTGATTTTGTTTACGGTGGTGATGTTGCTGACGCATGTATAAAGTTATTTGAGGATGAGATAAATGATATTGTAAATTTTGGTGCGGGTGTGGAAATAACAATCAAATCTATGATTGAATCTTTGGTAAAAATATCAGGTAAAGATTTGTCTATCAATTGGGACCCATCGAAACCAAATGGAGATTTAAAAAGACAAATGGATGTTACCAAACAAAAAAGTTATGATTTATTACCAAAAAAATCTTTTGAGGATGGATTAAGAAACACGTATAATTATTACATTTCTCAATTTGATAATTCAAATCTAAATTTTAAAGTAAAAGATTATATCAAATCTGGTTATTATTTTGGTAAGATTGAAGAGTTAGGTGTTGATATGGATGAATTTAATCAACATATTACTCCTGTTTATCAATCTGCAGAAACAAAAGAGAATTATTTGTATAGATATGAGTATAGGAACTTTTCCCAATTTGGGGGTGATTATAAACCATCTATAACCAAAGAAGAAATAGAAGAACGTAACCAATTTATTATAGATAACAATTTAGAAGTTGTTCAAAAATGGTGGGAAAGTGTACAATTTACCGGAGACCTATCTAAATCTAAAGATTACTTTAAAGAAATTGTAGAGAAATATGTGGTTAAAATTTATCCTGAATTAAAAGACAATATTGAACATCAATCGGCGTTCACCATATATGAAGATGGTGATCACATCACACCACATAACGATGGTGAAAATAAAGGAAGAAAATGTGTCGTTTTAATTTACCTTTCAGATGAAAAAGACTATATTAATGGTGGTGAATTAGTTATTATGGAAGGGAAAGATGTAAAATCATTAACTCCAATAAAAGGTAATTTCTCAATGTTAGACTTCACACATAACAACCCCAATCATGCTGTTAATCCTGTTAAAAATGGTTTTAGAAGATTAACTTTCATTGATTTTATATTTGATAAAAAAGAATTGAAAAAAAAACAAATAATATGATAAATAAAAATTCAAAAATATTAATCACCGGTGGTTCGGGATTAGTTGGTCAAAATTTAACCGCAAGATTAATAAAAGAAGGTTATACTGAAATCAGAGTAAACCTACATAAAAGAGGTGTTAGAACAAAACATGAAGGTGTAGAATACACTCAACATGATTTACAAACATATCAAGGTTGTCGAGAGGCAACTGAAGGAGTAAGTGTTGTGTTTCACGCTGCTGCCTCAACATCAAATGCTGTAGATACGGTTGTGGACCCTTTAGCACATGTAACACCTAACGTGGCAATGAATAATTTTTTAATTGACGCGTCATGGAGAAATGGTGTGGAACATTACATATTTATATCATCAAACACAGTGTATCCACCAAAGGGTGATGAACCCGTTGTCGAAACTGATTTCTTATTTGATGAACCTTACCCCGTTTATTTTCCAGTAGGTTGGATGAAACGTTATGCTGAGGTTCAATGTGAGCTTTATGCAAAATACTTACCACGAACAATGAAATGTACGGTTATCAGACCAGCAAATTTGTTTGGCCCACACGATAAGTACGATTTTAATAAATGTCACGTAACACCAGCAACAATTCGTAAAGTTGCTGATAAAATGAATCCAATTCCTGTATGGGGAGATGGTAGCGAACTGCGTGATTTACTTTACGTTGAAGATTTCGTAGAGGCTCTACAGGTTGTTATGGAAAAAGAAACGGAAATGTTTCAAGTATATAACGTAGGGTCAAATGAAGTACACTCTGTAAATGATGTTTTAGGTTTAATGAAACATATTGTGGACTATAATGCTCCTACAGAATATATTCAGGGTAAACCATCTATGATTCCAACACGTAGAATAGATTCAAATAAAATCAAAGAGAACTTAGGTTGGGAATCTAAAACCCCATTAGAAGTTGGGTTAAAAAATGCGTATGTGTGGTATATGGAACATAAAAACGAATTTAATAACTAATGAAAATAGGTAAAGGATACATAGTTGGGACAGGAAACGAATTTTTTGGTCCTGATTATGAAAATATTTTAGAAAGGGTAAGTAATGTCAATTATGTTGGTAAAAATTATTGTGTATTTTATTCAATAGGTGAAGTGAAAAACGTAAATAGGACTGAAATGATGTCTTATGAAATGGCAAACTTAGAAAAAGAAAGATTAATAAGAGAAGAGAAAGATTTAGTACAGATATGGTTATATGATTATTCTTTTGGTGAAAAAACAATAATTAATTATGCGTTTCCAACATTGGAAAAGACTTGGGGTAGATATAAACTCGTAAAGAATGGTTTTGAATTGGCACTTTATAATAAAGGGTGTTTTATTAAGGATCACAATGATGGTTTACATATTCCAAGAGTTTGTGCGTTAATTTGTTACCTTACTAAAAATTGGGAGAAGGGAATGGGTGGTGAGTTATATATCACCGATTTAGATGGTAATAGGATTGAAGTGGAACCTAAATTTGGGAATGTTGCAATACTGAATTTTAAAGAGGCAAATTTACAACATGAAGTTATGGAAATAACTGATAATAATTTATTAAGAACGTCATTGATACAAATAATTAGTGAGGATGAGACAAACTATTAAAGGTATATTATTTGGTGGGTGTTCGTTTACTTGGGGGCAAGGGTTGTATCATTACTCTAACCTTTCAAATTTACCAGCAACATCGGAAAATCATTCTTTTAATTCAAGAGTAATAACTGAAGCGATGATTAGACATAAAAACTCATTAAGGTTCCCAAGATTAGTCGCTAACGGTTTAAATACATTCGAGGTGTGTAAAGATGATGTTGGTCAATTATTAGGTAATGGTGGTTCTGAAGATGAAACATTTGATTTTTTCAATCATATATTTAACGTTGAACGTAAATTTTCATATCAAGACTTTAGTCATATGATTATCCAATTAACAAATCCATATAGAAGTTATTTTGAATTTGAATTAAATGGTGTGTCATATAAAACAAAAATATTAAATGCACATCTATATAACGGAATCGATGACGATATTGTCGGTGGTAAAGAGTTTGATGAATATTGTAATTTACATAATTATACCGTTGATGATATTCAGGAACAGCATTTAATTAAACAAAATAAAAGATTAAAGGAAAAGGTTATTTTTTATAATAAAAAAGGAATTGATGTTAAGATAATTTCTTGGTTTGGTGATGTACTTTATTGTTTAAAAGATGACACATTTTTTAAAGATAAGGTAATAAAAATAAAAAATAATAATAAGGAGTTCGGGACAATAATGAGTTTAATGAAATCAGATGACGATATGACCATTGAGGGTGATTTTAGAAAAAATAAAAATCGTAATGTTTTCGATGTTCACCCGTCTAAAGAGTGCCATCAAATAATTGCTAAATCAATAATTAATAATTTAACAAGTAATAGTTTAATATGAAAGGAATAATATTTGGTGGATGTTCTTTTACATGGGGACAAGGGTTATATTTTTATTCTGATTTGGTGGATTTAAAATATCCTGAAAGTGAATATGTATTTAATCAAAAAGAAATAACAGACGCTCAAATAAAATTTAAAAACACATTATACTATCCAAGATTGGTTGCAAATCATTTCAATACATTTGAGGTGACCAAAAAAGATAATGGTGGGTCGGAAGATAAAACGTTTGATTTTTTTCTAAACTCGTTAGTTCCTAATTTATTGGGTGGTCGAGATATACATCAATATTTGATGTTAAAAAAATACGATTATGTGGATTTTGATTATATGATAGTTCAAATATCTCACATATTTAGAAATGATTTTCATTTTCAATTGGGGGGTATTAATTATAAAACGAATGTTGCTCCTATATTAGAAAATAGAAACGAAAAAAATGTTAAGTTCTTTGAGTGGTTTGATTCTAACGATTATACGTTTAATGAATGGGAGAAAATACAAATTGAAAACCAGTACATTAGATTAAAAAAAGAACTAATGTTCTATGAAGAAAAGGGTATTAAAACAAAAATATTATCTTGGGAAAATGATATTGTTAATTATTTAAAAAATGATGATTTTTTGAGTATAAGATTTATAGATTTAAATTATAATGGGGTATCCTATTCTTCAATAAAGGATTTACAAGAAAATAATAAAAACATGGTAATTAAAACAGATTTTGATAGTTTTGGGAATAATCCACCATTAGATCATCATCCATCAAAATTATGTCATCAAGTTATTGCTGAAAATATAATAAAAAACATAGAAAAGGATTTAATATGAAAGGAATAATATTTGGCGGATGTTCATTTACTTGGGGGCAGGGTTTATATTTTTATTCTGATCTGGTAGATTTAAAATATCCTAAAAGTCATTATGTATTTAATGGTGAAGATTTAAAATTGTCACATATTAAATTTAGAGAAACTCTATATTACCCAAGATTGGTTGCAAATCATTTCAACACATTTGAAGCATTTAAAAATGTAAATGGTGGGTCAGAAGATGAAACTTTTCAATTCTTTAAATTTGTTTTTGAGGAAAAGAGTAAAACGGCAGAACACATATCATATGAAAAATTTAATCACCACGATTTTGATTATATGATAATACAATTATCTCATATGTGGAGAAATAAATTTTATTATGATAAAAACGACACAAATAAATTTATAAACATTCCCCTTCAAAATCTTTCTGAAATTGAAAAACGATATCCAGATTTTTTAGAATGGTTTTATGATAGTAATCAGACCTTTGATGATTGTAATGAATCAATGGTGGAACAACAATTTTTACGACTTAAAAATGAAGTAATGTTCTATGAAGAAAAAGGTATTAAAGTTAAAATTTTATCTTGGCAAAATGAATTGGTATCCCCAATATTAAAAGACCCATACCTAAGTGAAAGATTTATTAAATTAAAATATAAAAATAAAGAATATAAAACAATTGAAGGTCTACAAAGGGAACATAAAAACATGGTTATTGAATCAGATTTTGATAACTTTGTAGGGACCCCACCGTCAGATCACCACCCATCTAAATTGTGTCACCAAGTAATTGCAGAAAATATAATAAATAACATACAAAAAGATTTAAAATGAGTCAACCAGAATACACCCCATACAAAGACGCACTAACTAATTCAATGACTTTCCTTGGTCAACAAGAGAACACCGTTTTTATAGGTCAACAGGTCCTTTGGCACGGTAATCCTATGAGTACAACAATTGGTGATGTACCTAAGAATAAATTAATTGAATTACCTGTAATGGAAGAGTCTCAAATGGGTATGAGTTTAGGTATAGCTATGGCCGGTAAATTTGTAATAACTTTCTACCCTCGTTGGGATTTCATAATCTGTGCAACAAATCAATTAGTAAACCATGTTGATAAGATTGGATTGATGAGTAAGGACGAATGGAAACCTAATATGATTATTCGTTTGGGTAAGGGGTCAGATAAACCATTAGACCCGGGGCATCAACATAGAGGAAATTATTTTGATGAGTTTAAATCAATGTGTCCTAATATTAAATTTTGGGATTTAAAGGAATGGAATAATATTGAAACAATATACAAAAACGCATATACCGAAGGTGGTATACACGTAATTGTTGAATATCCTGAATTGTATTATATTAACTAACCTTCTTGGTTAGGCCAACTAACTTTCCAATCTTTAAAATCGGCAGCGATACAATCAATTTTATAATCTTTTCTACCTCCAACAACTTCTTGTATTTTGTTTTTGGCGGTATTTCTTATTCCATTAATTCCGTGTGTTAATGCTAACATACTTGGACCTTCTTTACCACTTCTAACGTTAGATTCGTTATGCCAAATATGTAAGTTCATCTGAGCACATACAATAACCGCTCTCAACATCTCACCAGTTATAACAACATCTTTTTCACTTAAAATAAGTTGTATGTCGTGTGTGATATCCGCAATTTCTTGAGCGTACGCTTCTTTATGTTCTGGTATGAATACCTCTTTTAATTGTACTATTGATAATCTGTCTATCAATTCTGATAATGTTGGTAAGAATCTTCTTTTTTCCATTAAATTAACTTGTCTTTTTTATTTTTTATTATTTCATTGTGTATTAATTCCGCAATTTTTTCGTGACCCTTATTCGATGGGTGAGCACATTTTGTGATATATCCATTTGGACTCATTTTATCCAAACTATAAGCATATTCATAGTAATGGTGTGGTGACGATGAATTTATTAAATCTTCTCTATTTTCTAAATGACATAAAAAATCCGTTACACAATTAAAATTATTTGGTCTAATAAAATTATCCCAATCAATATTACTATTAAGTAATAGATTTGTGTAGTCTTTGTTTTTATATAGATAGTTTTTATTTTCTTTACCATCACCAATTAAAGTATTAAAAAAGTAATCTCTATTAAAATTGGGAGAAAAGGCACTGATTAATAATAATTTAGCATTATTTAATTTACACCACATTTTAACTTCGGCAATTGATAATAGTGATTCAATCACACCAAACTTATCACTCCATATTTCTTCAAAATAACCGGATGATAATTTAGTATTATTATTTGGCCACATAGTCGTATAATGAACATGTTCAAAAAATTCTTTATCAATAAAATCAAACCTCTCCATTCCGGTTAACATGAAAACAACGATTATTTCGTTAGATTTTTCCAATTGTAAATCTGGATGTAAATATAATTCTTTAACTGCGGCTCGATTACCTCTACCTGTCATTCCTAAATTAATTGGTGTGTACTCGGTTAGATAATTTTCACAAATCTTGTTTACCCAAGAATTTTCGTAAGATGATTTTAACAAATCATGATTATCAATTTCAGACGATGTGCCTAAATCCCAATTGTATTTTTCCCATAATTCTATTGAGCAAGCACCCTGACCCTGAGTGAAACTATCACCTAAACCAATCAATATTTTGGATTTATTTTTTTTACGTTCTATCAACTCATCTTTATACCAATCTAACATTACAATAATTTTTTTGTTGTTTTGATACAGTATCTTTTAAGTTCATTATACGCCTCAGGAGGTGCAAAAAGTTTACTAATAAGTGTGTTATAGTTGTGTTCAATAATATCCTCCATTGATTTAAACCATTCAATTTTATTTTCAATATTATCAACTTTTCTAATTGATTCAATTAAATATTCTAATCTTTCGTGTGTTGGTAATGAGTCGTAACCCTCGTCAATAAATCCATCAAATGTTTTATAACCAATCTTCCTCATCATTTTTAAACTATCTTTATTACCTAAAAACATAAAAGGATGTCGGCAGGCAATAAGTTTAAAGGTTTTCTCACTTAAAAACATGGTTTGGTCTCCATCTCCACAATGTGCTTCACTAATAACGGTTACGAATGTGTCTAAACAAATTTCATCATTAAATCTATTGATATAAAAGCTATCATCTAATTCATCGTTAGGTTTGTTATAAACCTGTAATGGTAAATTTTTTGTTATTTCATCTAACTCATTATCATATATCATTTTACCTTCCCAATTATACAAATGTTTAGGAAATTCATTCATACTTACTAAACCTTTATTTAATAAACCCGAATGATATAGGTAATTATAAAACCATACACGATGTGGTCTTATTCTTTTGTTTAAACACGCAAATGATTTTATTTTTTCTTCATTTTTTGTTTTATAATCAATATGTTCTTGGAAACTTGGTAATGGGTTAGACTTTTCACCTTTTGATCTACCGTGTGCTGTCATTCCCATATCTAATTCAAAATGTGCGTACGGAATAACTTTCATTCGTTCAATAACGTTATTGTCATTAGCCCATTTTTCGTACACATCATCTGCAATCATATTACCAGTAACGTAAATCATACGTATTGGTGACACTTTCCATTCGGCACATTGTTGATGAAAATAATCCCACAACCATGGCGTTTGATATCCTTCTAAACTTTGATCTAACATCAAGTAAGCCTTGTTGTCTCTTAAATCTTTTAAATATTTTTCATTTAAATGACTAAAAAATGTTTCAACTCTTGGGTCGTGTCCAGTCCAATCATCTGGACTATGATTAACACTTGCACTTATAATATAATCACCGTCAATATTATCCGTTGAATTAAAATAAACCATTTCATTTGGGTCACTTTGTTGGAAATATATTTGTGATGATGTTAGTAGAGGGGATGTACTAAATCTTGGTATTGTGGATTTATTAATGTCCTTACAATTAATAAAATTCTGTAAATTAAATTTATCTTCGAAAGCGAAATACATTATTCTATTGATTTGTTATAATTTTGAACATCTGATTCATAAATTCCAGACTCAAAATGTGTTATTTTACCATCCGTTATTTTAACGTCAGGTATTGTGTTGTCAATTTTAAGACCATTATACCAATCAGCTAATTCTGGAAATGTGTCAACAAAACTTTTATTTCTACGAACATCGTACTGTGTGTAGAAACTTTTGAAATCGTGGAATTGTAGTTCCATATCCATTTCAGTAGTATTATGTCCTCTGTTAACTACCTCAATGTAATCAATCAATCTTTCGATTTGTGCACCTTCGTGCATATTAATTAATGGATTCTTTTTGTGTTTTCTCCACCACATTGATAATTTACCGTGTAATTCGTACTTGATATCATTTGGTAAAGTTAATGGTGACATAAATGAAGGCCATCTTAAAATATTAAAATCAACAATTGGTTTATGTGTACCGTATTGTTTTTTAAGTTTTAACATATCATCTAAAAATTCTGTAATACTAAACAAACATAAACTATTAATTGTCATCATGATAACAACTTGTCTAATGTTCGCGTTCTCAATAATCTTTATTAAATTTTCTCTCCATAAATCGTACTTCAAACCGTCACGAATATACTCCGCTTGTTCGCCGTACGCCTCACAACTTGTGTAAATGTCAAATTCTTTAACCTTAACTTCGTGTGTTATATTAACTAACCTATCTAACGTTGCTTGATTTAAACCTAAATTAGAGTTGATTGCGAGTCTCAAATTAGGTGATGGGTATTGTTTCATTGTTTCCATGAAAGCCCAAAAATTATGACTCTGAGATGGTTCTCCACCCGTAATTCTTATCTCTTCCAATGTTTGTGATAATTCGGGCCACCATTCTAAAAATGCGTTAACATATGGATTATCACCAGCGTACTTACCATAAGTTTCAGACCAAGAACCATCCGCATAATATGCACCAGCACTGGTCGTTTTAAATTTCTGATAAGGTCCATTGTTTTTAATATCTTTACCCCAAGTTGTACTATAACCTGAGTTACAATATGTACATGCGAAGTTACAGATACGGTCAAAACTAACCTCAACAGTTTTCAAGGGAATGTCTTGGTCCCAAGGAATGTGTTTAAGTGCTTCAATATCTTCCTCTTTGTAGATTTGACTTTTATAAACTCGGTCGGAAATATTACCACGACCAATATCTTCAATCTTCCAACAGTATGAACATTCAGCAGGTTTCACTCCCGTCAACATCATACGACGCATTTCTTTTTTATGTTTTGTATTGTGAAGTGCGGAAGGATTTGTTTTAATTTCTTCTAAATCAATTGGGTGTGGTAATGGTAAGTGACACGAGTTTGTAAAACCATGACCTAAGTGTAAACTTGCGTTGTACCACTTAGCTGCACAGAAGCTACAACTTATTGAATTCAGGTTTTTATCTCTCCACTCCCTTAATTGTTCTGACATATTAATCTTTTTTTATAATATACTTAATTTTATTGTTATTTTATATATTCTTTAGGTACTTTCTCTAAAAAATTAGTATATTTTGATTCATCATATACAATACCTAAATTGTTTACATTTTTGAAATCAAAAAGACAAATTAAATTATCGTAGTATCTTCGATTTAATAGTGTTTCTGGTTCGTTACCATATACATCTACCGCGTCGTTAATGTTAGATGTTGAGGTTAGTATGGATAAGTGATTGACATCCATTTCCCCGTGATATCTTTGTCTTTCCGTTTCACAATCGGGACTTGAACATCCAACATATAATCCATCGTATTTGTAGTCTTCTACCAAATTATTTTCAAATTCATACACGTTATCTTCTTCAAATTCCCTATATAAAATAAATGTATTGTTTCTTCTTATAATAGAAACGGTAATACCTCTACTCACATCTTTTTCGGTCACTGTTTTGAACGGCACAAAATGAACTTTATCGTTTGGTTCATTTAAAGACCAAAATTCTAATGCTAATGTTTTTGATTCGGTATTATAAGATAAACCAAAATTCTTACCGGGTTTACCATATACCATACAGATTGTATCTGTCTTATAATGGCTTTTTATTTTAAAATTACACGTAATAATATACTCATCTTTATGAAGAAATTCATTGAAAACGTAATTCTCTTCTTTATCGTGTTTGGTTACGTATTGATTATCGTGATGATTGGTTATGTCCCACTTATATTTTAACCAATATGGTTCTTTATATTTTATTTTCATATTCAATATCTTTAATAAATTTAGTTAATTCAGGAAAATATTCCTCACATTTCATGCCTCTTCTTTTTTCATATTCTTTAATGAAATTTAAGAAATCAAGTTTACATCTTTCAAATGTTCTTTCCGGTGATGTGGCATCCGTTACAAACATTTCTTTAATACGAGTAATCTTCTCAATTTCTTTTGTTGAAAATCCAACATCATTTATGTCTTGTGTTTTATGGAAATTTAAACTTCTAAATGTTGAATTAAACTTCATATATTTTTCCCATCTTTCGAAATATTCAACATCCAAATAATCTTTTAATATTCTAAAACTTAAGAAATCTGGATTAATTAAGAAAGACGTATCCAATATTAGTGGTGAATTCCAATATCTTATAGTGTTAAAGTGTTTTACTTTATATGAATAAACCTTTTTAATTAATTTTTCATATGAATAAACGCTAAAGATGTTAAATGTTGACATAATAACAACTGTAACTTTCTCTAATTTAGTTAATATTTTATCAATGTTATTGAATACTTTATCGAAGTCCATCCCGTATCTACTATACTCAGCTTGAGCACCGTATGCATCACATGATGTAAAAATAATAACCTCTTTAACTCTTTCTTCCTTGATAATTTGATCTAACTTTAAAATTAATTTATCTACCAATTCGTCTGGTACTCCTAAGTTAGAATTAATAGATAGTTTTAGTTCTTTATTTGGATTCTCTGACTCGATAATGTAATCAAGTACCTTCCATGTATCTTTAGATAATAAAGGTTCTCCACCCGTGATTCTAAAGGTATCTAAACTATTATACATGTCAGGCCACCACTCCCAAAATGCCTCAACATAAGGATTGTGTTCTGTGTGTTTGTATGGTTTTGTTTTATTCTCTTCTAATCTTCTTATACCATTATATTCGTGAGATAACATATAAGCTCCGTGTTCTGTAACCTCTTCCATCCATTTAGAAGAATATTCAGGACCACAATATGCACATTTAAAATTACATGTGTTTGAAAAACTAACCTCAACGTATTTTGGATTAAAATCATCTCTCCAATCCGATTTGGCAATATCATCAAAATGCGGTTCTGACCATGGTTCAGAGGATTTGAATACCCTATCGGAATATGAATTTGTGTTGTCTTCCACGTTCCAACAATATCCACATTCACTTGGTCTTTTACCCTCAAGCATTTCTTTTCTTGCTTGTTTTTTTATTTTACTATTATGTAATGCGGTTGGATTTCTTGAAACCTCCTCCAACCCAACTTTATGTGGGATTGGGTGATGACAACTGTGTGTTGTACCATTGTGTAAGTGCATTGTTACTTGTGTCCACTTAGCCAAACAGAATCCACACCCAACGGAATCTAATTTATCTTTGGCAAGTTTAAAACCAACCATTGACATCTTATTTCTTTTCTTTAAGAAATATAAATCTTTAACTCCATCATATATTAATAAATCTTCGCTGGTGTTATCCTCAAATGTGAAATAACAAAGAACTTGGTTAATATGATTACCAGTAATTAAAGGTATTTCACCTAACACATAACTTTTTAACAATGACATTGGTATTACCCCATCAAAAATACTTAAGTGAGTAATTTCCATTTCAGTATAACAAGCGTGTCTCTTAACTAAACTATCTAAGTTGTGACAACCAAGATATAATGGTTCATTGTTATAATCTTCAATCAATGGATTTGATACCTGAATGGTATCAAAAACTCTAAAATCTTTGTAAAGAATAAAATTGTTACCATCGAATGTAATTGTGATTGTTACACCTTTAGCAAGTATTGTTTCATTAATGTGGTCATAAACAAAGCAATGAAACTCCGGTTCACCTTCAGGTTTTTTTGTCCAAAACTCGAACACAAACGCATCGACTTCATAGTCATAACTAATTCCAAAATTCTTACCAGGAATTCCTAAAAAACCAATTTTATCATCTTTTTTAAAATTCTTTTCCACTTTGAATGAAACACTCAAAGAAAAGTTTCTGTTAACCAAGATGTTTGTCTCGGATGATTTTGATTTTAAAAACCAAGGTTTTTGATACTCTATTCTCATTTCATTTTTACATTTATAAACATTGTGTTCGGGTATGTTTCTTGGTCTATATTGTCCACATCCAAAACACTTAAAATATTTTTTAATCCGTCTTCTTTATAATTTATTTTCTTTTGTTGCATTTCTGTAACAAATCTTCTTTCATTTTTTGCGGTTGTCTCACCTTTTTTCCATGTTCCATCAACAAACCCCTCATCTTCGTGTGACATACAATAGAAATTACCCTCCCTTCTAAATGGTAAAACATTCTCAACCAACTCTACTTTATCAGTTATTAATTCAACGTTCTCTTTTTCACATTCACCGTCATTAACCAAATCCGTTAAACTATCGTTAAAGTTATAATGTAAAGTTAAGTTATTTTCTTCATCAATTGCTTCATTAATATTATCAATGAATTTATTAAACATTTTTATCTCAGCAACCTTACCTTTAAAGTGTGTATTCATATGTTCACAAAATCCAATTAGAAACGGTCTTATTGAATCGTGTGATTTCAAATCCTCAGTTATTGGGAAAGGTTTATCTTCTTTTATTCCGTTCATTTGACATATCAATTCATTGTTGATGTAAAGGTAAGCACCTCTATTTTCTTTTGAATATGATAATGTTACCCATGTCCATAAATTCTCAAATCTTTTTCCCCAATTATAATGATGATTATTATTTTTATCAAACATGACCATCGTTAATGCACGTGAATTATTAAAAGATAAACCCCACGTCCAAGAACCTTCTTTCCTAAGTAACGGATATTCTATGAATTTCTTTTCTTTATCACCAACCAACCAAATGGGTACTTTTTCTGGTTGTTGTTCTGCACTGAACAACATCGAAATTGTGAATTCATTATGTAATGATGCACTAATTTCTCTATTTGTTGGTAATTTTAAAACTGAGTTCTCACCATTAAAATACAACACTTTTCTATCTCCATAATTTTTTAAAATTTTTCCTGTTGTATAATCTTCAAAATAACATCTCCAAAATAAATCATCGTCCTCTTGTCCCCAATCCCAATAGTCGTTTGAGTATCCGTTTGTTTTATATGCCTGTTCTTTATTAAACAATACAACCCCACCAAAATACTGATCATATCCTAAACCATATTGATACTTTGATAATTTAGTTGCTATATGAATTGGTGTTTCTTCGGGATAAGAATAATCACAAATTAATTCGTCTTTTTCTAACGCTAACATGTCAACATCATGCCAAGCAATATAATCACATCCATCTTCAAATGCATAATGTGCTGCAATGTTTTTCATTGCACCTCTATTAAACAATTTATCGTCTACTTGATGTCCTATATAAAATTTATGTTCAACACCCCTTTCATTAAGGTATTTTGTTAAATGTGGAATTAATTGTTCCACATGTTCCTTCCGATTTCTATATGGTATACATATACCTAATTTATGACTCATATACCAATATTAATATGTGTTATTTTATTTTCATGTGTTCTGCCGTGTTCAATGAATTCTAACGTTGACAGTCCATCGTTTTTGATTAAATTATCATCCAATAGAACTTCATTTTGAAATCTTAATTGATTCCATCTGGTTGATTGTTGTTTCCATTTATTATCGAAGAAACCATTTTCTTCATGAAAAAGTGAACCAAATTTAGATTCTCTTCTAAATGGTATTTTTACTTCTTTATATGGTTCAAATTCTAATTCAGTTATTTCACAATTTACAATTTCACCATGGTTACCGTTACCCGATAAATCCATTAATTTATAATCTTTTATATGTTTAGCATCGTAGTAGGTTTGTAATGTGTGTGAGGATATGTAATTACCGAAATTTTGGGTTAATCCGAAGTAACGATTTTTTGATATTTCCTTAATCTCTTCATCTTCCAATATGTCATTAAAAACAGCAAACGAATCCATATGTCCTTTAAAATATTTTAAATCGTGTTCTCTATTTGGGTCTCCAACACCTAAATAAAAGAATGACTCTTTATTGTATTTTATTAATTTTTCAAAATGATTTATATCTTCAATTAATTCACCATCTTGAAACACACTAATGATTTTTTCAGTAACATTAAACCTTACACAAATATTTGTTTTATAATTTGGTTTAATATTTGAGTTGGCATAAAAAACATTTTTTTCTTCTTCACTAAATGTACAGAAATTATATCTTGAGAATGAATTAAATGATATTGAGGTATCATATCCTGGTATTGAAAAAATAGAAAAATCGTCAGAATCTTTTTCGTGATTACATATAAAATCATCAGGATAAAAGGAAACAAATATTGTTAAATTATTATTTAAATTAAATTTATTAATTCCTTTAACATATGCATTGTGTCCATTAAATTTTAACGCGAGTCCATTAGAACCGGTGTTTTTAATTTTCCATGTATCTAATTTAATATCGTTTTTTCGACATCTATGTAACAAATCGGTATCTTCAAATCCCCAACCCCAATATTTGTTTGAGTACCCATCAATTTTACGGAAATCCTCCATTGGGAATAATGTTACTCCTCCAAAATATTCTTCAAATAGTTCTCTTTTAGGTTCTCCTTCCGAACCTTTAAAATCGGTTGCTAAATGTAATGGAATATCACTATATGAATAATCGACAATTAATGGAATCATGTCGACATCGTGAAACACCACATAATCACACTCATAACTTTCAGCAATTTTAAAACCAATATTCAATAACATTCCCCTATTAAATAATTTAGCGTCGTCCTGGTGGACAACAATTATTTCATAGTTCATTTTTCTTGCATTGAGATATTGAGTCATTTTCTTTTTAAATGTCTCTAAATGAATTTCTCTTGCTCTATAGGGAACAATTATCCCTAATTTTTTATCCATTTATTGTTGGGTCTTTTGGTTTTACTGCCGTGTGAAATTCTGCCAAATAGTATTGAGTTCTTTGGCTCCACTCTTCTTTATCGATTTCCTCAAACCATACGGTTAGGGCATCTAATGAATTGGCAATTTTTTCTAACGCCTTTACTTTTCTTGTTTCTAACGCTAAAACGTCGATTTCTTTTTCTACTTTAGTACTCATATTGATATTATTTTGTTATATAGTTTATTCCATTTTGTGTATTGTTCAAATTTAGGATATTTTAAATCAAGTTCAAACATGTATTCAGGATTTATTAAATCAATTTTAAAATTTGTTTGATTTAAAGATTTGTACATTTTATTGTATTCATCTGAAAATGCATAGACTTGTTTTATTGATGCCACAGATTTTATTCTTTCAATTGATGTAGAGTCCCATTTAAAATGATGAACCTGTACCGAATCGTGTGGATTAATTAATGGATGATTCCATCCTTGCCATTTCCAAGTTGTTTGTCCATTTATTTTAGCATAATGTTGTCCGGATGTTATTTCAATATGTCCTTTCATTATACAAACTTTGTTAGGACAAGCATCACTCATTGGATATCTAAAAAAACCTGCGTTTGGAAATTGTTCCCATATTGATGTATCATTTTTTAATTCGGGAAATTCACCCTCACGACCAATTCTGTCTATAAAACCTCCTCGAACCAATTCATATCCGTTTTTATTACAAGTGTGTATAATTTGTAATAATGAATCTGAATAAAGATGAAACTCATCAATGTCGGCAACAACCCACCAGTCATTCGGATATAAATTTTTTGTTTGATTATATAACTCAGTTACCCTGTTCCAGTCAAAAACCCTATCTTTTACAATTGAGACTATCTTTACTTTTGGGTGATTATTAACCTTTGAATAAACCTCCTCTTCTAAATTTGGATTAACGTCAGAAACATAAACGACCATGTTGATTTCATCAACTTTGGTTTCGTAATGATTAATAAAATGTGGGATTAAGTTCGAGCCGTGACCAATAACTGTTACTAATCTAATCATGTTTTTTGTTTATTATCGTTAAACCACTTGATGTAGGTTTAGTAGATAATATACGAAAATTAAATAAATTAATCAAATTATAGGTAGGATTTTTTTGTAATTCTTTAATAAATTTTGCCGGACCATCAAATCGATGGTGGTCTTTTTTGGAATCTTCTGAAATAATCATCGATTCTTCATATTGTTCATCTGTGTCGTGTATAACAATTATACCATTATCAGATAATAAGTTTGAATATAATTCGAAATCTAATTTAACCCCTTCATATGAGTGGTCTCCATCGATAAACAAGAAATCTATTTTAATATCTTGTCTAACAAAAAAATCATGATACGCGTCGACAGAAGTTGATTTAATAAACCTCGGATAAAACTTCTTCCTGTAGAATGAGTCTTCATTATCCAAATCGTTAGGACCACCAACACCATTACAAGCGTCAACAACATAAGTAGCACCAATGTTACCCCAATTATAGTCTCCATTTCCTTCAAATATTCCTTGTTTATATAAATCAATTCTAGCCTGTGTTATTATCCTTGGTATGTATCCACCACCCGAACCTATACAAACACAGTTTTTGGACCTCATGTGTTGAATTAAAGAGTATACGAGGATACCATCACCTAAATGTTCATCGGTTGCCCCATGTGTCCATCTATATGGAACCGGTTCACCATCATTCGTGGTAATGTTTTTCTTTATAAACTCTTGATTACTAATCATTTCATCCATATCGGCCATAACTCAGGTCTTGTGAATTTTTTACTTATACTTTCAACCTTATCTTTTATCATTTCATACAATTCAAAATCTCTTTGTATTAATGTATCGGATAAAATTGAACTTACTCTTATGGAAATACCTTCCCCATTACCTAATATATCTTTTTTTACTGACAAATCCGAATATTCTTTAACAATTTGTAATTTTTCATATTCGTTGTAGAACTTCTCTTGGTTAAATCCAAATTTATTAACTATTAACATATATTCCCAAATTGTTTCATACCCTAATATCGGTTCGTAAACATAATCTATGTATTTTTTATAAGGTACCCACTCCAATTCATTAAAATTGAAATTGTTATTGAATACTATTTTTGCCGGATGATTTAGAAGTGTGTCTATATATGAAATACCTACTAAGAATTGGTAATCCTTTAATTTTTTTAAAAATGAATAATCTTTGATGTGTAAATCGGCATCTAATATGATACAAATTTCGTGGTTCTCTAAAATGTATTTTGGTAATAACATTTTATCATGATATGACTTTATTTGTCTATCATAATATATAACATTTATTAGATTGTTAGTTGGGAATTCATTTGGTTTGTCTGTGATAATATAGACAGGATAATTTAAAGAATTAAATTCCTTAACTTTTTCTTTAGTACCTCTAAAATAGTAATCGTCTCCGAAACACATTATTCCTATACCAATATTATTCATATCTATAATATAAGAAAAATATTTCTATAAACCAAACCTTGATTTTTGTATGTTGTAGTTTTGTGTAACCATTGTACTTGTAAAACCAACTCCTTTATATATTTTAACAGATGCAACTCGTATTTTAGAATGATCTCCACTACCTGCCCCTATTAAAAGAGGGTTTCCCGTATTATTAAACGCGGCATTAGTCCAACTTTGAGTACCAACAGATGAATTATTTATATACATATATCCAGTATTACCAACTCTAGTTAATACAACGTGTTTCCATTGATTTAAGTCAGTATTAGTTGATATAGTTGTTTCGTAAGTTCCGTCATTTGAATAATTTCTCATAGTAGTACCGGGTGAATTCATTATAACCCATCCTGATGCTGGCCATTTTGATTGAAAAGTACCTATATATCCTGAATAATTTTGTGGTTGAGCTCCATCTAAATAAATCCACATTTCTATCGAGAACTCTCCAGTACCAAAATCCCAATTTGAAGAATCAGGAATAGTTACATAATCATTAGTACCATCAAAATTAATATACCCTTGATTACCACTACTAAATGTTGGTCCATTTGTTAAAGTACCATTATTATTATTTCCTGATAAATCACTCCAACTTGTTCCTGAACCTGGATAAGATTCTAGTGCTGATGCATCTAAATGTAACACCAATCCTCTAGTAATTACATTTTTATAATCTTCAACATCCGCATGTGTTCCGTTATATATGTGTCCTCCTATATTAAATGGCATAATTTATTTTTTATAATCCAAATCTATTTTTTTGTGCGTTATAGTTTTGTAAAACTTCGGCAGCAGTTAATGGTCTATTATAAAATCTTCCTACCGCTATTTTAGCGTTTCCATATCCAGCATAACTACCTATCGTAAAAGATACATTCATATCTGTGGGTACATTAGTCAACGCTCCAGTTGATTGTTGTGATCCATTTAAATATAGATACATATTAGCACCATTAAAAGTTCCAACTACGTGATACCAAATTCCAGTTTGAAAAGCAGTAGTTGTAGTAATAGTATTATATGGATTTGCGGTTGTTCCAATTACTTCCCATCTCATATAATTGGAAGATGGCATATAAAAGTTTATATACTTTCCACCACCACCGTAATCTATAAATCCTTGATTTCTATCTTTACTTATTAAATTTACCCACATTTCTAATGTTGCTCCTCCAGCAAAAGACGTTGAAATATTTGAAGTACTTATATAATCGTTTGTTCCATCAAAAGAAATACTCCCATTACCATCACTTGAATAAGTTGGTCCGTTTTGTAAAGTACCGGTTGTAGATGTAACTAAATCAAACCAACTGGTTCCTGTTTCGGGATATGAATCTTTTGCTGATGCGTCAAAATGAATACTCAATCCTCTAGTAACGATACTTTTGTAATTTAAAGTACTGGCAATTTGACTATTAACAATATTTCCGTTTATATTAATTGGCATCTATTAAGGTGTTATCTCTACAGACCATTCAGGTGTGTTTATTATTTCAAGTATTTCCGTTTGTGTGTATGGTCCTTGTTTTGTTGTTAAAGATGATACACTTGACGGCATTTCATCTCCATCATATTTTACAAACGTTAATGTTTCATCAACAGATTTTCTAATTGTATCTACTGATGTTTCTTGAACTTGATTAAAGTCAATTTTATCTAATTCACTGACATTAAAAATTATATATTTTCTGTTTTCCATATTTTAAGATTTTTTAGGAGTTGCAACATTAGGGTCAACTTCGGTTAATGCAAATTTGTAAACTTTACCCTTCTTATTATTGTATAAGAATAAATCATCTTCACCTTCTACTATTGTCCAATCACCTATTCCGTTGTTTAAGGATAAATCCGATGTATAAACTGTACTCCAACGATATGATGAAGAACCCAAATCTCTTGTTCCGGTTGCTTCAGGTAAAACGTTACCCGCTACCGTTAATGTTGATCCGTCAAATGTTAAATTGGCTTCAGCATTTAATGTAACACCACCAACACTCGTCATTACTCTATTATCAACCGCATTTGTGATTGTTGTTGTACCACTAGAACCTGAAGAACCGTTAGAACCTGAACTTCCTGAAGTTCCGCTAGAACCTGAAGAACCACTACTTCCCGATGTACCTGAAGAACCTGAAGAACCTGAAGTTCCGCTAGAACCTGAAGAACCACTACTTCCCGATGTACCTGATGAACCTGAACTACCTGATGAACCTGATGAACCTGATGTTCCTGAAGAACCTGATGTTCCTGAAGAACCGCTTGAACCTGAAGTTCCGCTAGAACCTGACGTTCCTGAAGAACCATTACTACCGCTAGAACCTGACGTTCCTGAAGAACCAGCAGTTCCTGATGTTCCTGATGAACCACTAGTTCCTGATGTTGCCGCGGTATATGATGTTCCATTTATCGATAATGAACCTGTTATACTTAAACTACCCGTAACTTGATGTGTATCATCTAATGTATCACCAAATTTAGTTGACCCTGATGAATACATAACGGATGATGTGACATATGTCATATAAAGTTCGTCGGCTGTAATTGCACCTTTAACTTTTAATGAGCCGGTAATTTCAACATCTTTAGTTGCTGACCATATAGACCCTGTTTGTGCAAATATTGAATCTCCCGATGAACCACTTGAACCATTAGACCCCGAACTACCTGATGTTCCACTTGAACCTGACGTTCCACTTGTACCGGCAGTTCCTGATGAACCACCAGAACCTGATGTTCCACTAGACCCCGAACTACCAGCTGTTCCTGATGAACCACTTGATCCATTAGAACCTGAAGACCCACTAGTACCTGATGAACCACTAGTACCACTTGTTCCTGAGGTTCCTGATGTCATTGCTGAGAATGAAACACCATTTATAATCAATGTACCATTTGTTCTAATTGAACCTGTTACCTCAATATCATTTCCAAAAACAACTTTAGTTGCTCCTGAACTTGTAATTTTACTACCATCTTGTACTTGTAATGTTCCTTTAACCGAAATTAAACCTGCGGTAGGGTCTAATAATATATCACCTCCACCCGAAGATTTTAATTCAACATCACCATCAACAGTTTGTAAAATTATATTATCACTACCATCTTCTAAAATCTTAATTGATTGACCCGTATCGGTTGTAATCTGTAATTCTTGATTTGTTGAACTTAAAACTTTTTGTCCATCAATATATAACGAAGCACTTGATAAGTATAAGTCTCTAAATTGTTTTGATGGTGATCCTAAATCATATGTATTATCAAGTGATGGTACAATGTGTCCAACTGCCGATGTATCAATAGCACCACTAACAACGTGTCCACCATAAACTACATTAATACTACCTGAAATTGGATTACCAAAATAAACATCAAGATTGTTTGAATTAATTGATTTTATTTGATTTGGAATGACAACATTTTTATTATCATCCCAAACAGTTACCACCGGAAAATCAGTACCTAAATTATGAGCTACAGACCATGTTGTGGATGATGCAAATGTTTGTGTTGTACCTCCAATACCATCTCTACCACTTGTTCCTGATGAACCTGAAGTACCACCTGAACCAGATGAACCCGACGCTCCACTTGTTCCTGAAGAACCTGCAGTACCACTAGAACCTGATGAACCGTTAGTACCTGATAATCCAGAACTTCCGCTTGAACCACTTAAACCCGAAGTACCACTTGTTCCTGAACTACCTGAACTACCTGAAGTACCCGATGATCCTCCTCCACTTTTACCTAACGTAACACTAACTGTTCCTGTTTGAGGTTGTGAAAATAAAATTTCAGCATTGTATAAATCTATAACACGTATTTCAGTCGGTATTATGACTTTATCATTTTGGTCAAATACTTGAAAAACAGGATATTTTGCTCCTAAATTGTGTTGAAAGTTCCATGTGGTACTTCCCGATGTAACAGTCATAGATTCATATGCCCCAACTGTTGTTGAACCAGATGAACCTGATGTTCCTGATGTACCCGTAAGTCCATTTGTTCCACTACTACCAGAAGAACCTGATGTACCCGAACTTCCTGATGAACCACTTGAACCTGATGAACCACTAGTACCTGATGTTCCTGATGAACCTGATACACCTGAACTACCCGACACACCAGAACTTCCACTCGAACCGGACGTTCCTGACGTTCCGTTTGAACCACTTGTTCCTGCGGTACCTGAAGAACCTGAACTACCAGATGTACCGCTTGAACCTGAAGACCCCGATGTACCAGAACTTCCACTTGTACCTGATGTGCCAGAACTTCCACTTGAACCACTAGAACCTGATGTTCCACTTGAACCACTACTACCACTTGTTCCTGACGTTCCATTAGTACCACTAATACCTGAACTTCCTGAAGAACCCGAAGAACCGCTTGAACCTGAAGTACCTGATGTACCTGACGTGCCGGTACTACCCGAACTTCCACTTGTACCTGATACACCTGAACTACCACTTGAACCTGATGTTCCTGCAGTTCCTGAAGAACCACTAGAACCAGATGTTCCGCTTGAACCCGAAGAACCTGATGTACCTGAAGACCCACTTGTACCCGCAGTTCCTGAAGAACCTGAACTACCTGAGGAACCTGATGTTCCACTTGAACCTGAACTTCCCGAACTACCCGATGTGCCGTTACTACCACTACTACCACTACTACCTGAACTTCCCGAGGTACCCGAAGTGCCTGCGGTTCCACTTGTTCCTGATGAACCTGAAGTTCCTGCTGTTCCTGAAGAACCACTTGAACCTGAAGATCCACTTAAACCTGAAGAACCACTTGAACCTGAAGAACCTGATGTTCCTGAAGACCCACTAGACCCCGATGTTCCGCTCGTACCTGAACTACCTGAACTTCCTGATGAACCCGAAGTTCCTGATGAACCACTAGAACCTGAAGAACCTGACGTTCCGCCAGTTCCTGAAGAACCCGAAGTACCTGAAGTACCAGCCGTTCCTGAAGAACCATTAGAACCTGATGTTCCCGATGTTCCACTACTTCCCGCTAAACCTGAGGAACCACTTGAACCTGAAGTACCTGAACTTCCTGAAGAACCTGAGGTTCCGGACGTACCGGATGTTCCTGAACTACCACTAGAACCTGAAGAACCACTTGAACCTGAAGAACCTGAAGTTCCCGCGGTTCCACTACTACCTGACGTTCCTGAAGTTCCACTTGTTCCTGAAGTAAATGCTGAAAAATTGGTATCATTAAGAATTAATGAACCTGATATATTTAAACTACCCGTAAATTGATGAGTATCATCATTAGTGTTACCAAATTTGGTCGAACCTGATTCAAAAATAACAGACGAAGTAACTAAACTTGTATGTATTTCTTTTGCTGTTATTGTACCTTGAACGATTAAATCGTTTTGTATTTCTGCAGACCCCGATACAACGAGGCCATTTTTGACTCTAAATTCGTTTGCCATAATTGATTAGTTTCATTTCCACTAATGTGTTACTATATAAATATTAAACGGTTTGTTATAAAATAAAAAAGGGGGATAAATTCCCCCTTTTTATCTATTTTTTATTTAAATCTTAACTACTTAACGCTCTTACTGTTGCAGTAATTGTCCATGTTCCTGATGACGCGTTTACACTTATTGTTCCCGCATTTGATACACTAAATGTGATTGCAGTTGTGTTACCTAAGTCAGTTGTTGTCGTTTCAGATAAATTAGAATTTGAACCATCCCAAATACCCACAACCGTACCCGCTCTCATGTTAGAACCATTTTTTGCCAAGTAATCCATAACCATACCATCAAATCCTGTTAATATAAACACTGTTGATGTTCCTGTTACACCTGTAATTCTTTCTGATTTAAAACCAACTTTAGAATTCATTAAGATGTCACCCGTCAAATCTAATGTTGAACCATTAAATGTTAAATTAGATTCAACGGTACCATTTGGTGAACTACCATTGAGTGTTATAATACCATTATCAGTTGTTCCCGCTAATGTTATTAAACCTGATGTACCTGATGTACCCGCGGAACCTGAAGTACCTGCTGTTCCTGAAGAACCACTTGAACCACTCGTACCACTTGAACCGTTAGAACCTGACGTTCCTGAAGAACCTGATGTTCCACTCGTACCTGAAGTACCAGATGACCCACTAGAACCTGACGAACCTGAAGTTCCTGATGTTCCACTTGAACCACTTGTTCCCGCGGTTCCTGATGAACCTGAACTACCTGAACTTCCTGAAGTACCTGATGTTCCTGAAGAACCAGATGACCCACTTGAACCTGAAGTTCCTGAAGAACCTGAACTACCGCTTGTTCCCGATGAACCACTTGACCCACTAGAACCACTTGTACCACTTGTTCCTGATGTTCCAGCCGAACCTGAAGTACCTGAACTTCCTGATGAACCTGATGTACCTGAACTTCCACTTGTTCCTGAAGAACCTGAGCTACCTGATGTACCCGATGTTCCACTTGAACCACTAGAACCAGATGTTCCACTTGTTCCTGATGTACCACTTGAACCTGCAGTTCCTGAAGAACCAGATGAACCTGCAGTTCCTGAACTACCACTTGTACCTGCGGTTCCTGAAGAACCTGAAGAACCTGAGCTACCACTTGTTCCTGATGAACCACCACCACCTTCACCAAGTGTCACCGCAATTAAACCGGCTTGTGGTGTTGAGAATGTTACTTCAATATTATATAAGTCAATTGCTCTAATTGTTGTAGGTATAATTGCAAATCCGTTTGAATCGTAAATTTGAACAACAGGATATTGTGCTCCCAAATCGTGTTGGAATGACCATGTTGTACTTGGTGTTGATACGGTTAATGAATTGTATGCACCTACCGTAGTACTACCACTACTTCCCGATGTTCCTGAAGAACCCGATGTTCCACTTGTTCCTGATGATCCATTACTACCTGAACTTCCTGATGAACCTGAACTTCCCGAGGTACCCGAAGTGCCTGCGGTGCCTGAAGAACCACTTGAACCTGAAGAACCCGATGTTCCTGAAGAACCTGATGTTCCACTTGACCCTGAACTACCTGAAGTACCCGCTGAACCTGATGTTCCTGAAGTGCCTGATGTACCAGAACTTCCACTTGAACCACTAGAACCTGATGTTCCACTTGTACCGGCTGTTCCTGAAGAACCCGAACTACCTGAAGTACCTGAAGAACCACTTGAACCAGATGTTCCACTTGACCCTGAACTACCTGAAGTACCCGCTGAACCCGATGTTCCTGATGAACCACTTGAACCACTTGAACCTGAAGTACCCGCTGTTCCTGACGAACCTGATGAACCACTAGAACCTGAAGTACCTGAAGTACCTGAAGTACCTGAAGAACCGTCAGCACCTGTTGTACCATCTAAGTTAATATTCCAATCTGAATATATACCACTACCAAAAGTACCATTAATGTTAGGTGCACTAAATGTTAATGTTGTCCCGCTATAACTAACGACAACCGACTCTTGATAATTATTTATATCGTACGCAACTATAATTGACTGTCCAACTGAATAACTTAATCCACTTGGTACTGTTAACGAACCTGAATTACCTAATGTAAAGGTTGAAGTTGATGTTGTTTTATAAACCTCTGAAGTACCTGATGTACCCGATGTACCAGCAGTTCCGCTACTTCCTGATGACCCCGATGAACCTGAAGTACCCGAAGTACCAGCAGTTCCACTTGACCCTGAACTTCCTGATGAACCTGATGTTCCTGATGTTCCTGATGAACCCGAACTTCCTGAACTTCCCGAAGAACCTGATGAACCTGATGTTCCACTAGAACCTGAAGAACCTGAGCTTCCACTTGTTCCTGAAGTACCTGACGTACCTGCAGTTCCTGAAGAACCACTAGAACCTGATGAACCCGAACTTCCACTTGTTCCTGACGAACCTGATGTTCCACTTGTACCTGAACTTCCTGATGAACCCGAAGTTCCTGAAGTTCCACTTGTTCCTGATGAACCACTTGAACCACTAGAACCTGACGTTCCACTTGTTCCTGAACTACCTGATGAACCTGAACTACCTGAAGTTCCTGATGAACCCGCAGTTCCCGAAGAACCACTAGAACCTGAACTACCCGATGTTCCTGAAGAACCGTCACTACCTGATGTACCGGCGGTTCCTGAAGAACCACTAGAACCTGAAGTACCTGCTGAACCTGATGTTCCTGAACTACCTGAAGAACCTGAAGAACCTGAACTACCTGAAGAACCTGATGTTCCACTTGTTCCTGCTGTTCCTGAACTACCACTTGTACCTGCGGTTCCTGATGTTCCTGAAGAACCGTTACCACCAACAGTTGCAATTACTGTACCACTTTGTGGTACGTTAAAATATACTTTTAAATTATTACTATCAATAACCTCAATCTCTGTTGGAACAATAACTTTGTCGTTAGTGTCAAAAACGTTAATTGCAGGATATTTGTATCCTAAACTATGATTAAATGACCATGTTGTTGTATTAGAACCTACTGTTAATGTTTTAGTTTGACCTGAAACAATAACCGCATTTTCAGCGTAAACAGCATATGATGAAGAAACAGCAAATGACGATGTACCGGCAAATTGTGAACTTGAACCTGAAACATACGTATTGAATGCTGTTTCATCTAATTTACCTGTACCAATTGCTTGACCATTTAATGAAATTGAACCTGTAATGTTAACAGAACCAGTAAATGAATGAGTATCATCAAGTGTGTCTCCAAATTTAGTACTACCACTTTCGTAAAGTACTGAAGATGTAACAATACTCGTATGTATTTCTTTTGCGGTTAATGTACCATTAATATAGGTATCTCCGTTTACTCTGAATGTTCCATCAGATAAAACAGATGCACTTACCGCACCGTTTACTATTTTATTTAATTCTAATCCTGTAACACCTGACGCTGGAATATTATATAAACCCGCACCATCACCTATAAATGAACCTGTGAATACAGAAGAAGTTACTGGTTGATTAAATTTAACACTAAAATTCGTCTCCCAAACTGAACCTGTTAAAGCGAATATACTATCACCTGAAGAACCTGATGAACCAGAAGACCCCGATGTTCCACTTGTACCTGCTGTTCCTGAAGAACCTGCAGTTCCTGAACTACCTGAGGTACCACTTGTTCCTGCTGTTCCTGAAGAACCACTTGAACCGCTAGAACCTGATGTTCCTGATGTTCCTGAAGACCCTGATGTACCACCTGTACCTGATGAACCTGAACTACCTGAAGAACCAGATGTACCCGCAGTTCCTGACGAACCACTTGAACCACTACTTCCTGAAGTTCCACTTGTACCTGATGTACCAGCAGTTCCCGATGATCCACTTGAACCTGATGTTCCTGAAGAACCGGATGTTCCTGCAGTTCCTGAACTTCCTGAACTACCACTTGTACCGGCCGTTCCTGATGAACCTGATGAACCTGAACTTCCACTTGTTCCTGATGTTCCTGAAGAACCTGAAGAACCTGAAGAACCTGATGTTCCACTTGATCCAGATGTTCCACTTGAACCTGATGAACCTGATGAACCACTTGAACCTGAACTTCCTGATGTACCAGATGTACCAGCCGTTCCGCTACTTCCTGAAGAACCACTTGAACCTGATGTTCCTGAAGTTCCTGCTGTACCTGATGAACCACTTGAACCTGATGAACCGCTTGAACCTGAAGAACCTGAAGAACCTGAGGTTCCTGAACTACCATCGGCACCTGTTGCACCATCCAAGTTAATTGTCCAATCTGAATATATACCGCTACCCACAGTACCATTTGAATCTGGTGCTGTGAATGTTAATGTTGTTCCACTATAACTTACAACGTCAGACTCTTGATAATTGTTAACGTCGTAAGCGATTATAATTGATTGTCCCGCTGAGTAACTTAATCCTGATAGGACCGTTAATGATCCAGCTTGACCTAATGTAAAGGTTGAAGTTGATGTTGTTTTATAAACCTCTGATGTACCAGACGAACCTGATGTTCCTGATGTACCCGCAGTACCTGCAGTACCACTACTTCCTGATGAACCTGAAGAACCTGATGTACCCGAAGTACCTGAAGTACCCGCAGTTCCACTACTTCCACTAGAACCTGATGAACCTGATGTTCCCGATGAACCCGATGTACCTGACGTACCCGCAGTACCTGCTGTTCCTGAAGAACCTGAAGAACCTGAAGAACCTGATGTTCCTGATGTTCCCGCAGTTCCTGAAGAACCTGAAGAACCTGAAGAACCACTAGAACCTGAAGTACCTGAAGAACCTGATGTACCAGCAGAACCGCTAGAACCCGATGTTCCAGAACTACCACTAGACCCACTTGAACCTGAAGAACCACTAGAACCTGATGTTCCCGATGAACCACTTGTTCCTGAAGAACCACTAGAACCTGATGTACCCGAACTACCTGAAGAACCACTAGAACCTGAAGTTCCTGAAGTTCCCGCAGTACCTGAAGTACCTGATGTTCCTGAAGAACCATCACTACCCGAAGAACCACTTGAACCTGAAGTTCCGGAACTTCCCGATGAACCACTAGAACCTGATGTTCCACTTGATCCACTAGAACCTGAAGTTCCTGAAGAACCACTTGACCCACTAGAACCTGATGAACCACTTGTTCCTGCAGTACCACTTGAACCAGAAGTACCTGACGTACCTGCAGAACCTGATGTACCTGAACTTCCTGAAGTACCCGCAGTACCACTTGAACCTGATGTACCACTTGAACCTGAAGAACCAGATGAACCACTAGTTCCTGAAGAACCTGATGAACCACTTGTTCCTGCAGTACCTGAAGAACCTGATGTACCTGAAGAACCTGATGTACCTGACGTACCGGCAGTTCCTGAAGAACCTGAGGTACCACTTGTTCCTGAAGAACCAGCTGTTCCTGATGAACCGCTACTTCCACTTGACCCTGAAGAACCCGATGTACCACTTGTTCCTGAACTACCTGAAGTACCTGAAGTACCTGATGTTGCAGCAGTATATGAAGTACCATTAATATTTAATGAACCTGTGATGTTTAGACTACCAGTAAAATCATGATTATCGTCTAAACTGTCACCAAATTTATGTGAACCTGAGGCAAAAGATTCTGTTATATAACTAACTGAAGAAGAAACAATGTATTGATTGGCGATCAAATTACCTCCAACCTCTAAATTTCCGGTAATTGTTTGACTACCTGAAAGGTTGAGTGAACCTGTTATTGCTAATGAGCCCGAAATATTGGATGAACCCGTTATTATCGCGCCACCTTGGTCTACAATGAGACCGTTTTTAACTATGAATTGATTTGCCATTTTTTACTTTTGTTTTTATATTACACTAAGTCCTTTATAAATATTTGTTATTTACTTAATTTCATTTATTTTTTATAAAAATGTTGTCATTGTTTTAAAAGACCAGTTAGCGGTTGAAATAACCTTTAATTCGATGTGACCTTCATTTGATAATGTTATGTCAAATGTTGCATCCGTTGTGTCTCCAATGTCGGTAGTTGTTGTTTCATTATAGTTTATAATGTTACCATTCCAAGCACTCACAATAATACCCGCTCTAGCGTTTGCTTGATCATATAATGTATAATTGAAAAATGCGGAGGTAAATGAACCTGTTTGAATTGCAAAAACACTTGTTGTACCTGAAACAACATTTGAATATTGATTATATATTCTACCGTTGGTTATACCAACACTTCCCGTTACAGATAATGACCCTGAAATTGTTGTATTTGTGTTTAGTGTAATTAAACTACCGTTGTCATCTATATTTGAATCAGCAATTGTTGTTGGTGAATCAAACTTAACAATCGTATTAGTCGTACCTCCAACTGTTACTGATGTACCTGATGTACCCGCAGTTCCTGAAGAACCCGATGTGCCGGACGTTCCACTACTACCACTTGTTCCTGACGAACCACTAGACCCTGATGTTCCACTAGTACCACTAGACCCTGATGTTCCACTAGTACCACTACTACCGCTAGAACCTGAAGAACCTGATGTACCGGCCGTTCCACTACTACCACTTGAACCTGAGGTTCCACTACTACCACTAGTACCCGATGAACCATCACTACCACTTGTACCAGATGTTCCTGAAGAACCACTAGAACCTGATGTACCACTTGTTCCTGACGTTCCACTTGACCCTGAACTACCTGAAGTACCACTAGTTCCGGCAGAACCACTTGTACCACTACTTCCACTTGTTCCTGACGTACCTGAAGTTCCACTACTACCGCTTGAACCTGAGGTTCCACTAGTGCCTGAAGTACCTGAAGACCCACCACCACCTTCACCAAGAGTTGCAACAACAATACCTGATTGTGGTGATGAAAATGTTATTGTTGAATTATATAAATCAATGGCTTGTATTTGTTGTGGAATTATTACAAAACCATTTGTATCATAAATTTGAAATACAGGATATTGAGCACCTAAATCATGTTGAAATGACCATGTTGTGCTTGGACTTGATACTGTTAAAGAATTATAAGCACCTACGGTAGTACTACCACTACTTCCCGATGAACCTGAGGTTCCTGAAGAACCGGTTGTACCTGAACTACCACTAGAACCTGATGATCCTGAACTTCCACTTGTTCCTGACGTACCTGACGTACCTGCAGTTCCTGAAGAACCACTCGTACCTGATGTTCCGCTTGTTCCGGAAGAACCGTTACCACCAATCGTTGCAATTACAGTACCTATTTGTGGTGTATCGAAATATACAACTAAATTATTATTGTCAACTACAGTTATTTCTTTTGGTACAACTACATTATCATTAACATCAAAAACATTAATTGCTGGATATTTGTAACCTAAATTATGTTGGAATGACCATGTTGTTGCTGCCGGATTTACCGTTAAAGTTTTTGTTTGTCCAGAAACAATAATGGCATTCGCGGCATATGATGCACTAATTGCGTGTGATGATGTTGCAAATAAATTACCACTAACAGATAATGTACCTGTTATTGCAGTATTAGTATTAATTTGAAATCCTAAATCAGGTGATATTGAGGCAGATACCGAACCACTTACGATTTGGTAAAGACTTAATCCAGTTACACCACTTGCCGGTACGTTATATAAACCCGTACCATTACCAATAAATGAACCTGTGAAAAAAGATGCGGTTACATTATTTGTAAGATAAATTGAACCTGTATTAACCGTGTTTGTTACTAATAATTCTTGAATTGAGGGTCCTCCCGAACCTGACACTGCCATGTATACCTTACCATCGGCGGTATTCAACGCTAATTCACCTAGCTGTAAATTACTGTTTGTTGGTTTTTGACCGGATACAGCGCTCCTACGCAGTTTGACTATTTGTGCCATATGTATGGTTCCCTCATTCAATTGTGGTATATACCACGGTTAATAAGACTTATATAAGTCTTTCTATAAATACACAAAAAAATAGTTTAAATAAATAGAATTTAATAAAAAAGGGAACCTTTTGAGTTCCCTTTATATTTTAATTTTAATTAATTAGTATGAACCACCATCAATTAATGATGAGAAAACTAAAGTACCATCAGAAGATTGATATCCCAATAACTGTGTTGTAACTGTTTGTGTGTCAGTACTACTAACAAATCCTAAATCATCATCACTGTTTTTAAATACAATTTCAGATGTATAACCTGTATAATTTGAACCACCAGCACCATTAACTCTAACATTACCATCTACATAAACATTACCACTTGATGAATCAACAGTAAACTTGTTAGTATTAAATGAAAGTGTTGTTCCTGAATATCTTAACAAACTATTTCCTATTGTATTGTCACCAGTTGCAATTGGAAAATATGTTGAGGTTAAACTATTTTCGTTACCTAATGTGTTTGTTGTTGTACCAATAACTTTACTACTTACACTGTTATTGTTCATTAAGAAATAGTTGTTCAATGAATCCCACAAGAATGAACCCGATTCTCCTGTTGAACCTGAATCATATAATGCTATACCCGCATATCTTTCAAATGGTGAATATGCATTTAATAAAATAATATTGTCATTAATTTCAACCGTATTTGATTGTATATGTACCTCTGTTGATGATCCTAAAACTTCTAATGTTCCTGAAACATATAAGTTACCACCTAATTGAGTGTTTCCCGTTACAGTTAAAATACCGTTTACTGTTTCATTTCCATGAATTATTGTAGTACCTGTTACAGTTAAAGTATTTTGTAATGATGTGGTACCAGTAACTATTAATGTTCCATTAACCTTTGTATTACTATCTAAAAATATTCCGTTTGTACTATCAATTGTTACTGTTTGTGCTGAGTCGTCAATTTTTAAGTAATTCGTGTCATCACCAAAGAAACTTAATCCATTACTAGATTTAATGTGTACATCACTTGCTGCGGTGTTATAAATTTCAAAGTATCTTCCGTCGGCTTTGTCAGGTCGTAAATAAAGTGAACCTGTACCTTGAATGTTTGTTACTTCAAGTGCTCCTGAAACATTTAAATTACCATTATTAAATGTTAGTCCACTGTAGTTTGTTAATAAACCACCGGCACCAGCAACAACTAATCTTTTTTCAATTAAATCTTCAACATAAACAGAACCAGATAATGTTGTTGTACCACTTACAGTTAAATTACCTGGAAGTGATAAACTATTTAAAGTTATGTTGTCAATTTCTAAATTAGTTAAATATGCATTTTCGGCGAATATATTATTCCACGTCTTTCCTGAAGAACCTAAATTAAATGTCGCACCTGTTGTTGGTAAGATGTTTGAATTAACTTCACCATTAAAATTAATGGTATCTCCGGTTACGTTATCACCAATATTAATACTACCCGATAAAATAACATCTCCTGTTAAGTAATGTGAACCTGTCTGATAGGTATTACCTGTCATATACAAATCACCCGCCAATCTTAAATCACCAGTTAGTTTATTAATTGTCAATCCACTAATAGTGTTACCCTCAATGTTACCCGTTAAATCAATATCCGTATTACCAGCATTACTTAAAATATATAATGTCTTATCGTTAGATGAATAATATGGTGTACCGTTAAGTGTTGAACCCCATGTACCCACCGTTAAATTTGGTACCGCAGCACCTTGATATATTTTTGATAATCCTCTAAATGCTCCGGCACTACCTTCGGTTTCACCGACAAATACCCAAGGACCACTCATGTTACCAACAGATCCTGTTGCTATGATTAATTCACCCTTTTTCGCTGTTGCAGATACTAACGTGTCAATCGAACCCCTTCTATGTTTAATTATTTGTGCCATTTGCGTTTGTTGTTCTTTTTATTTATATAAATACTTTATTTTTGAATTAAAAATAACCATCTCCACAATCAATTTCTGAATTCATCGACCTATCCGCAAACGTTCCTAAATTTTGAATTGATAGTGATGCAGAAACAAATTGATTTCTTACAATACTTGCCGCTCCCGATATGATTAATGATTGTGCATTTTGATCTAAAGTTTGAACTAACGTTGTTGTACCCTCAACTCTTAAATCTCCCTTTATTGTCATTGAACCCGTGACTTGTAAATCGTTTGTCGTTGCAAAAAATGAACCAGTGGGTTTAAAAATATCATAAACCGTAGAACCGCTTCCACCGACTTGTGAAGATAATGTTCTACCAACATATTGGTAAGCGGATATTGTTACAACTTGTCCACTTGTTGGGGCAACTGCTGTTGATGCAAATTGCAAAACACCTGTTTTATAATCAAACGCGTAGTTATTAACTGATTGTTGAACCCCGTTTATTAAAACTTTAACACCATAACCGGGAGTTGCATCTTCGGTATTTGAGTTAGCTAAAGACGATATTGAATATTTTGGTGAAATAAAATTTGTTTGTTGACTTACAACAATTAAACTTGCCCCAACTCCCGATGTTGAACCTGTTGGTACTAAGAAAAACCAAACTTCGTTGTTTGTGTCAGACTTAGTCATTGTTTGTCTATAGTAATATTTCATTACTTGTTGACCATTACTAGAATATATTGAACCGTCTTGACCAACACTATTGTATGGTAACCCACTATTAGGTATTAAATCTTGATCGATGTAAATTTCACTAGCATTGATGTCTAATACCGATGTAAACGCTTCTTGAGCATCGGTAAATGTATCGTGTGTATACCTTCTACTTTGAAGGAACCTACCTGATTTTTTAGTACTATCTATTGCTGCCATCTACTATATAATTATTAACTAAATGTTGTTGTTATCGTCGTTATTGGTGTTGGGTCCCCTTTATATCTTACAATCACATAAACTTCATCATATGTTGCATTTACTGTAAATCCATCTGCTGGTCTTAAAGGAATTGTATATGTTGTACTTGATAGAGAACCACCAGTATTTCCATACAAAGCAATTGCACTTCCAAATGGATTTGTACCATCCGTATTTGCCGATATTGAAGAATTTATTACATTACTTAATGTATCCGAAGGGTCAAAGAACCTTGATGGTGTATAAATTCCACTTTTAGCGGATTCAAAAAGAAGTGCTACCGCAACTGAATTTGAAGTCGATGATGTCCAATTTACAAGTGCTTGTCCGACATTTAATGTCATTGACACTTTGTTTGATGAAGCACCACTACTAATTTTACGAATGTAGTATTTGTAATCACTTGCAGAACTTGGATTGGTTAACCAATATCCATACGTTCCACCAGGTTTAACTAAAAATCCCGGTTTAACTTGTAAATCCGTATTACCTAAATTATATAAACCAAATGATGTTGTCCAAGAAGTACCTGTAAATGATAAAATATTATCATCAACTACTAAACGATTGTTTTCACCTGTAAAAGATTCAACTAGCGATGTTGACGTATCTGTTCCTTGTACTCTACCATAATATGCTAAACTACCACTATCACTTGGTTGTCCAAAATTACCTGCGGTATGATATGAAACTGTTGATGTGTTTGTTGTTGTAGTTCCCGCTTTATTTAATCCGTTTATTTGTAATGAGAATGATGTTGTACCTAAACCTATTTGATTTATATTTTCGTCAGATGTACCTGGTGCAAACGATGATGTTGTATAAACTTTTACAATGTCAGTTTCATATGGAACTGTTCCCGTACTTCTAACGGTCACACCTGTTGAATCGTAAACGGCATTTGCTGTTTGTATTGTTCCTCCGGCGGTCGATACTGTTAATATTCCACCCGACTCAGTTACTAAAGAATCCGAATCTGTAATTGTTGCAATTCCTGTACCAGCGTAATATAAAGGATTAAACAATCCTAATATTGAACCTGATATAGTGTATGTTGCCGAACTTAAATAAGGTGCTCCACTCAATGAACGAGACACCGCAGTTATTCCATTAACACTTACACCACTAAATGTAGGTGTTTGTGCAGAAATATTTGTTGATATTGTTGTTAATGGTGCGTAGAATACTTCGGTAAAACTATCAATTGGTGTGGTAAATGGACTTGATCCACTTGCAATACTAATTGAACTTGATATGTGGTACCATCCACTTGAACTAACATCACTACTTGCACCATATAATGATGGTGAAAATACTGTTGCAAATTTACCATCCTGATATGCTGGAGGTATTACCGCATTATTTGCGGTATTAATTCTTGCTAACGATACTCCGCTTGTTGTTCCTGCACCCGTTTGTGTAATTAAAGATTGTGAACCTGATGTTGAGGTGTCTGTTTTTGAACTATTATCTTTAAACTTAAAAGTAAATGAACCTGAAACTTTAAGTGAGGTTGGTGTACCACTACTTAATGTACCTAATCCAAATAATTGTGAATCAACCGAAGACGATACAATTGTTGTTCCTGATGATACACTTGTGAATGTATGTCCATAATTTGTTTGTGTATAAATCGGTGATATACCACTAAAAATTGTAGTTCCTGTTGTTGCAAATCCTTTACCTTGTAAGTAAGTGATTGTTGTGTTCGTTGAATTTTGTGGAATACTACCAACCGTTACCGTACCTGTTGTGGTGTTAACGTTATTTTTTGTGTAACTACTATATCCCTTTGTGTTTGGTGACGCATCAGGAGCGGAAGATGATAATAATCCCGCAACAAATCTTAATATTTCAGATACGTCTGTATTTTTATCGAAATTATTAAAATATGAACCCTCTAAACTTGTTTTCCAATCGTTAGATGTTGGTATACCTACATTAATATTTGCTGCGTGTATTGATTGTGAAACCTGTAATGCATATTTTCCAGTAACCGCACCATCTGGTGAGTTAAGAAGTGCACCACTACCTGTAATTTTAATATTTTGAGAGGTTCCGTAGAATGATCCTGTTGGTTGCCAAATATTAGTGTCTTGTAAATTGGCAATTGATGCCGAAAATGACGAAGATATATTTGATATTGACGAAGATAATGACCCCGATAGGGTATTAATTGATGCGGATAAAGATGAAGTCGCGCTATTAAGTTCACTTAATAATATTATTTTTTCTTCACTACCTAATTGACCCGCTTTCCAATAATCTAAAGTTGTGTCCCAAAGTAACGACCCTGAAATTGTATTTGGGTTTGTTGGGTCTTTAATTAGTAATCCACCGTTTACCGCTGAAGTACCATTTAATTCTATAACATTATCACCAATAGCAACTGTTGTTGAATTGATTGCGGTTGTTGTACCCTTTACTAATAGATTTCCTTTAACTGTTAAGTTAGAACCTGTGAATTCAAGTGCTTCTTTAACCGATGCACTAAATTGATTTAATTCATTTGTTCCCGCACCAGCAACAAAATCACCTATTGATTGACCTGATATGTAAAGATTTTCCGCGTAGACCGCACGAAGTGGTCCTGATATTGCACCTAAATTAATTGTGGTACCTGAAGGAACGACCTCAGTATCAATCTGGGTCCAATTTATCTTTTGTAAAGCCATGTAAAAGTAAAGTCTTTTACATAAATACTTTTATTCTACTTATGGGCATGAAAAAAGGGATTTTTTTATCCCTTTTTTATTTTACTTATAAATTTTTTAGTATTTCAACTATTTCATCTTCCGTTTGGTAGTCTCTACCCGGAATATAAACGGGTCCATCTTCGGTATTTTCTTGCTTAATAAAGACCGTAGGTAGGACATTGTGTCCTGTTTGTTCAACCACTTTATCCCATAATTTTTGATTTTGACCAATTTCAACATCAATAAATGGAATGTTTAATTTGTTTAAACTGTTTTTTAGGTTTTTACAATGAAAACAACCATCCAAACTAAAAATAACAATACTTGGCATTATAATTTATCTAAAATATTCGTATAAACAATATCATTATTAGCACCTAAAGATCGACTAACTAATTCTTCACCATTATAAATCATAATTGTTGGTACAGTTCTAATACCCAAATCTAATGAGGCGTCCATATTTTCATCGACGTCGACCTTTACAAAGGTCACATCGGGATATTGTGCCTCTAACAATTCCAATCTTGGGATTAGTGCCTTACAAGGTCCACACCATTTTGCCCAATAATCCACCAATAATTTTTTACCTTCTGATCGAAGTTCATCCACTCGTTGTGCTGTTACGTTTTCCATATTTTAAAATCCAATTTTACTTTTATTAGTCGCTTTGAATAGTTCGACGTCTATGTTATAAATATCAGCTAATGTCATTCCTTCAGAAACTTGGTGGTCTTTTTTCAAATGTTTTAATAATATATTCGTATCATCAGCATTTAATTTACTAAATTTATGTTCTGCGATTAAACGACCCTTACGAAGTAATGCTTGGTCAATTTTCTCTCTCTTCATATTAAATGTTGCAACTATTTGAATACTTAAACAATCACCTAAGATACCATCTGTTAGGTTAAGAATGTTAGAAACACCAGCGGGTGAACCATTACCCTCTCTATCTGATATTACACGTTCTGCATCCTCAATGATTAAAATAGAATTTTTATGGTCCATTAAGAAGGGTATGATTGTTGGTTCAGATAACATCTCCGCCATTGATGGTGGAATAAATAAAATGTCTTTATCTTTAATCAAAGTGGTTAAATGTTTGATATAAGATGTCTTACCTGTACCAGGGTCTCCATGCAATAATATGATACCCTTTCCATTATTTTCATTTAATTTTTTAACAATTACATCATGAACCTTTAAAAACTCAGAACCATAATTCAACTCTAACTCCATAGGTGAAACAAATAAATCAAATTCTTCAGTATCCATATGTCCCATTTCACTCTTAACAAGTTGGATATTCGATTTTTTCTTTATTCTCTCAAATATTTTTATATTATTTAATTCCAATTGTTCAACTAACTTACCACTAGTGATATCATAAGCGATGTCCAATTGTACTAAGGGATCTTTATCTTTACTTGTATTACCATAAACCCTAATCATTATTTTTTTATCACAATTGACAAATAAGGATTGTGCCGATAAATCATATCTTCTGTTTGATGAAAAAATATCTACCTCTTCTTTAAAACCCTCATTCGTTAATAGATACTCCACAATTTTAGGATCATAAAATATATTATTGACAAATTTGGAAGGTAGTTTATCAAATAAGATTACAAAGTATTGCTCTATTGGTATTTCACTTCCATAAACGGTATCGTATAATGGGTAATCTTTTGGTAATAATGATGACATATTTTATATTATAAATTAAATTGTTTTAATAATAAAGTTAGTTAAGACAAATTTTTGCATACCCTCTCATGTCAATAAAAATGTAATCTTCTACACTTGGTAAATTTTCTATGGGTATTGTTACCACAGCTATTGCTTGTACTGTTACTCGTAATAATTCAAATTGTGTTTTATCTAACATTACCTCACCATTCTTATCAAAATTTTTTTGTGAAATTTCTGATAAATGTTTGAAGAATTGTTCTTCGTCTGAATTTGCAATGAAGTATTCTCTAGCTTCATCGTTTTTTTGAAAATAGTTTTTTACGGACTGAATGTATATTAAAACTTCAGGGGAAAGTTTATCCATTATAATTTCTCAATTTGTTCCAAAGTTAATGAAACTGTGGTATTCCTACCAAATATCTTTACCTCTATATCAACTTTTTCTCCTTTTATCTCTGATATGATTCCCTCGAAAGATGAAAAAGGTCCTTCTGATACAACAATTCTTTCTCCGTTTATAAATTTTAATCTTTTAGATTCAATATGATTTTCTAAAACCTCATCTTTTATAATTCTTTTTATGTCATTTTCTCTTAACATGGTTGGCATCCTATCCCCCATCATACCCATAATATTTGGAAATAACGAAATAATTTTTAAATCGTCCTCTTCTAATTTTTTTGGTGTTTCAAAATACAAGTAACCACTATAAATTACCTTTTCTCTTAATACTTTTTTCTTCTTTGTTACAACAAATTCTTTTTCAGTTGGGCAAACGAATCTTTTAATATTATTAATCTTACCTAATGTAATTTGTTTGTTAAAATCCTCACTTAATGATCTTTCTTTACCGGGTAATACTTTTACCACGTACCAAGTTGTTTCCATATTCTTTTTTTATAAATATAATTCTAATAATTTATAATTAGAAGTTCAGTTCCCATATTTTGAGTTCCATCTTTCTTAGCTGCTGCCGCCTTAGCGAAATCTTTTTGATTCCATTTGTAACTTGTTTCTTGAAACATAGTTAATTGGTTATTTTTACCTACACCTATTTCATTTTTTGGAAACCATTCAGATAATTTAGGAAAATCATAATACGATAATCCAAATTTACCTTGAATATTTTTAATACATTTCGCTAATCTTATGTGGTCATTCACGTCAAAGTCGTGATTTGAATAATAATTTTCGGTTTTCCAATACGGTGGGTCCATATAAAAATATGTCGTTGGTGAATCATATTTTTTAACAACATCCTCAAAATCCATATTCTCTACAAATGTTATTTTATCAAAATGTTCACGGTACTTTGGATTTTTTAGTTTATCCATAAAGATAAGAACCTTACAACGGTACACACCTTTATAATCCGTATAACTTGCCGTTTCTGGTTTAGAACCGGAGAACACTTGACACAAAACATAAACATATTTACCGGCAATGTCCAAACTGTTTTCGTCAGTAATAACCAATTCAGAATTAAACACTTCTTTTTGATACGTTCTAAACATTTCACCATACTCTGGTGGTGTATCCACCACACCTAACTGTTGACATGGGTATTTTGCTAATTCTTCCCACAATACATCGTATTGTTTTGACCACTTCATAAGATTGGCGTTTAGCCTATTAAAGTCATTATAGACCACTGTTTTTAAATTGGGGAACTTACTAAGGTCCATATTAAAAAAGACCCAGAACATACCTGAAAATCCCTCCACGTACGTTTCAATGTCGTTAGGGATTTGTGGTACTATCCACTTACCAATTCTTGCCTTACCTCCAATATATGAAATCATTATCTATGTTTTATCTTTAAAAAATATAGATAAAAAAATTCAAAAAAAGAAATAAATAGTATATATTTGATTATGGGATGTTCACAATGTAAAAACAAGAATAAGACTAAAGATGAACTAATGAAATCTGCGGACTTTATAAGTAAGGGGACAATTTTGTTTGTTGTTGGATGGTCAGTATTAGCGGTTTATGGGTTATACACCTTAATAATTAAACTAATATGAAAAATGGAAAATATTTTATAGTTCTTTTCTGTAATAAGAAAAGGGTTAGAATATTGTACAGGTGTATGAAAAGAACCACCGTATACGATTATTGGAGGGAATTTAAAACCGAACGTACTCCACCGTTTGTTAAAATGCAGGGTGGTAAAAGAAATAAAGAACTTACTTTTGAATTGGCGTTGGTATTTCCAAACAATCGTTGGGCCACCACAACTTGGGTTAAAGACAGTTTAGGTAGGAATGAACCGGCACTTATTGAGGAGGGTAAATTTCGTATAAAAGAAATAGTTCCGTATTGGGAAGAGGAATTAATTTATGATTTTCAAACTAAGAAAAGAATACGTTATCATGAAATAGTAAATCAAATTACACCAATTTCCGAATTGGCACAGATATTCACATTAAATAAAAACTTATTTGTTCAAATTGAAAACGATGTGAAAATGTTTGGTAATAAAAATCTTAATGACTCTCAAAGACTTTTTGATATTCTAAAAAACGATTTGTTAAAAAAGAAAAAAACGAATTTTTTATTCGTTAAGGATATAACAACTCATCAAAGGACAATGTTATATGATTTACTTGAAAGTAAGGGATTTAATCGAAGGGAATTATTTAGACATTATTCATATTAAAAATAATATCAACTCCACCTATTGAAATGGAAAATGAACCTTCTGGTTTGTCCATTCTTCTTCCATATTTTTTTTGTATTAACTCGAAAGATTTTTGAAATTCTTCTTTATTCAATTCCAAGACAACCGTCCTTGAAATTGTTTCAGTATTTATTTTTTCCAATAAATCGGAAATAATAGCTAATTGATTTAATAACTCACCTTTTTTTTCCATATCCTAATATCTTTAATATCTTATCAATTATAGATATTTTCTTTTTTGGTTTTGGTTTAAACAATTCTGTTTTATCCAAATTTTTTATTTCCTCAATCATCCGATTCTTGTGGCTCAACGTCTCCGTCTTGTCCTTCTCCATCTCCTTGTTCAACCACTCCATCCCCTGTTGTAACTTCTTGTCCATAATTGCTAAGTAGATTAATATCTTTTAATGTATCTAACGATTCTTTTTTAAATAGTTCTTGGAGTTCTCTTACCTTTTGTTGGAATAAATTTTGTTTTTCTTCCTCTTCTTTATTAAAGGTTAATATCTCTAATGCACATGCAAATACAACATCGTACCCTTCTTGTGTTCCATTTGCTATTAAAGATAATAAAGTAAATTTCTCATTTTTATCTTGGACCTTCATTTTCAATGAACGGTAAGGTTTTATGATATCTTCATATCTCCACGTTAATGGTAGTTTAATATCTAAACTTACGTTACCTTCAATTTCTCTTAAAGAATGGAAATGGGGTCTTATTGATTTTATACTTTCGAACACGTTTTTTAAATTAATATATAAGTTATTATGTACGATAAAGCAAACACCTGTATCGCTTGTTCGACTTTAGACAATTTCATTGGTTCAGGATTTTCCTGTGTTAGTTTTAAAATAAACTCAACAATAATTCGTATTGAATAAACAACACTCAATACAAATAAAAATAATTTAATTTCCTGCATCATGTTTTTTCATTTCGTCTAATACCTCTTTTCTGTAAACACCGATAAGAAGTTTTATTTCTTGCGCGTACTTCCTTGCTCTAATTGATGCGCTTCGATTACCCTTATCAAATACTTTTTGGGTATCCACCGACATCTTTTCAACAAGGTCCTTGATTCTTTTTAAGGTTTCCATATTATTTCGGTTTTTAATATGAATATACGGAAAAAAATCTACTTTTTAAAGTTTAGATCTAATAATTTATATATTTCGGTTACTATATCTAATTCAGATCTTGATTTCTTGTGTTCAAAATCGAATAACTTATAAAAATATTCATATATTTTAACTTGATTACCATCTAATTGCATGTAATAATATGCCTCCAAGAAGAAGTTCCAAAAGTATTCGTAATGGTTCCCCCTTTCTTTGAAAAAGATTTTTTCTTTGTTAAAATTTTTAATTGTTTTGTCCCAGCACCAAGTGAAATGACTTCTCTGTATTTGTTCGGTTTTTATAACATCTTCACCCAAAAATGTTTTTTCAATTAACTCATGTAGTGAAATGAGAAAGTCGTAGAAGAGTTCTGTCTTCTCACGACTTATATTGTGTGCTTTGTACCAAATATCTATTTGGTGTTTATAACTATCAGAATGTATAAGTTGTAAATAACTTTCTCTTTTTTCCATAATCCTTCTGTTTATAATATAAGGATAAAAGAATTGAAAAAGAAGAATTACTGAGTTTTTTTATTGTAATTAACTATATCTTTCATTTTCTTAATTTCCTCTTCAAGAACTTCTGACATTTTAAACGTAGACTCATTAACACTCTTTGTTGGTTGAGCGTCTTTATTATACATTGGTTGTTTGTCTTCTTTTTTCTCTTTTCTTTCAGCTTGTTTCGCTAAATTTTTACCTAAATCACTTTTAATAACATTAGCATATTCTTGTGAATTGCCGGTAGTTGCGTCACCCTCTAAAGCCTTTTTAAGTCTGTCTTTAAATTGTTTTGATGGTTCACTATCGTAATCTAAGTTTAAAGGTGTTCCACCTCTTGTATCTTCAACAAATTCATTTTCTTCTTCACTATTTTTTCTTGCAACCTTTTCACCCTTACCAATAGACTTTGGAAATTCAGGGTTATCATTACCATCAAATTCAGCCAAATCTTTCATTTTATTTTCAACATCAGATAAATGTTGTTTAGTTTCTTTATCTCCATTGTGTGCACTTTTAACAGAATCTAAACCAGGAATTGATTCAGTAACCATTTTATTAATTAATTTAATTAATTCAGATTCTTTTAAACGAATTGTTTTCTTTTTAGATTCGTACATCTTAGAACCACATTCACATAATTCTTTACCACATTTCTCACATGTACCTTCTTTCATTTCAGAATCTCCACATTCTTCACACTCTTCTTCTTTATTTAAGATTTTGAAGTCTTCGGCATCAATTTTACCATTATCGTTTTTATCAATATTTTTTTGTTTACCAACTAATTTCTCGTCGATTGGTTCTTGATTTTCCATATCTTGTTTTTTCTTCTTTTTAAGTAAATGAGGTGCACATTCTTTTGCTAATCCTATAAGGATTTGTGTAGTTTCATCTACCCCTATACTATTTGGCCAGTCTAAATCTTCACTGTCAATTCTAAACATCATTTCATAATGTTCTTCTTCACTAATTTTACCGTTGATCCTCCATTTATGTACTTTATTTTTTACTTCATCCATAGTTTCATCGTAATTATCGTACATTCCTGGTTGACCTTGAATGTTTTCTTTCATTTCAGAATCTCCACCTAATTTTTTGTCGATTGGTTTTTGATTTTCCATATTGTCTGTTTCTTCTAATTCGTCGTTCATCTCATCTAATTTATCAATCATTGATTCATGAGAATCGTATTGACCCTTCTCAACTATAAGTTCACCATCGTGTTTCTCTTTATATGAAGGTAAAGCCTCGTTAGCCTCTTCTTCGGTATCAAAGGTACCTAAAGGTACTCCCTCACATTTAATGTGATATACTTCCTTAGATTCGTTGATTATCTTATTTCTAACCTCTTTTGAGATTATACTTTCTATTAAATTTTTTAGTTCTGATACTTTCATGTTAAATAAATATCTGGTTTATATCATTTAATACAATTTTTTCCACTTCGTTACGTGGTATTCCGTATTTTTTTGATATTTCGTTTATTGCTTCGTTAATTTCATTATCTTCTTTAATGAATTCAAGTGCTCCGGTGTTACCTTGGTTACAATATGGGAACTTTTTACATTTTTCCTTAACCTTAACGTAGATTCCGTTTGGACCACCGTATTTTGGAAACTTCTTATCTTTAACCGCTCGTCCCTTGTATATACTATTTGGACCATCAATCTTTAATGGATTTCTATTTCCTTTAGGTGTTTTACCAAATAAGGGGACATCGTAACTACCTGAAGATGATGCGTCAGTTGCTTCACCCATTTCAACTTCTTCGTGTAATTTAGCGTTATGTATTTTATAAATTTCTCTCTTGGTAATATTTTCACCAAATGCGGGTCCTGAAAACGAACCTGAAGATCCTGCGTCCGTAGATTCTTTAGTTTCGGTTTTATTAATACCATCAATCGACCCAATAAACACTTTTGGATTCACCCCCATTGCAGCTGCAGTACATAATCTTGTATTTCCAGCAACTAAATGGTATCTATCTCCAAACTTTAAAATTAAGGGTCTTTTATAATCACCCGATTTAATTGATTGACTTAATTTTTTAGGGTTAGTTTTCTTATACGTCTTAGCAATATTCATAACCGAATCCATATCACCCTTTTCTATCTCGTTTGACTCGGTATTTTCTAAATTACCCCATATCTCATCTGTTAACGTAACCTCTTTAGATTTTTTAAATGAGTTAACTAAATCATCGACAGATACATTTATATCCTCATCACGACTTAAGTCCTGAACCACTCTTTGTAGTTCATCCATCTCATTTTCTAAATCTGGTCTATTACGTTTTTCCATTATTTAACAGATTTTAAAGCTGTTTCCCAAAATGATTTTCTCTGCCATAATGTTTTGAATAATTCAACAACCACCTTGGTTGATAAATCAACTATCTTATCGTCAATCTTTTTAGTACCTAACTCATCTTGAATCATTTTAACAACAATTTTAGTTGCATTACTTGAATTCATGAAGTCCCTAATCTCCTTCTTGGTTATATTCTCAATTTCTTTTTTATCTTGTGATGTAAGTGCCATTATTAGTTATTATCTCTTTGTGTTAGTAATGGTTCCATACTTGTTTCGAAGGTGCTTTGGAATTTTACCAATTTTTCCAATGCAGTTGCGGTGTTTTGTTCTAATTTTAACATGTCGGCATTAATATAAACCCCAGATTCTTTACCTGCAATGAAAACAAAACTAATATCTTCATTTGTTAAAGTACCATCCAATCTAACTTGGTCTGAATTAATTGACATACCCGGTTTAAACTCAGCAATTTGGTCAACTTGTTGTCTGAAATTATCAATTAAAGTTGAAATTGCTGTTTTTTGATCATCCAATAAATTCATATCGGCAGGATCACTAGAAAGTAATTTAACTTCAACGTCATTAATAACGGTAAAATCCTTTTCTTGTGGTTCTTGATTTTGTGGTTGTTGAGTTTCTATTTCTTCTCTAAGGATATTGTTTGAAAATGCTCTATTTTCATTAAGTTTCCTTAATGTATTTAACATTTTTTTAGTATCGTCATATCCTGACATCTGTTTGTTTTGCATTGTTGAAAAATATTCTAAAATTAAACGAAGGGTTTATATCTGTATAAATATTAGAGAAGTTGGATTTACATACAATTCCTTTAAAATTAGATACATTCTCCAAATATCCCTGAGATGGGACCACTTGTTTAAAAATTCCATGTTTTTCACATAAATCTTCACATAACTGAGATAACGTTTCCATTTGGGAATCTTCGTATTTGTCCCAAAAGTAATGGTTTCTCCAATTACGAATGTGTGGCTCGGACCTGTATGGGTCGCCAATCCAATTATTAAGGACACCAGTGATGGTATTTTTGTTTAACCACCCTAAGTTCTCAATTGCAATTTTAATCTGTTTCTTGTCTATTTGTGGGTTGTAAAATGTTTTAGAACTATGGTTTGAGTCGAATAACCTATAGACCACCCCTAATTTAGAAACAACAAAATGGGGGACATCTTCATATCCACCATTTTTACGATACCTTATCTTATTAATAAAATCGTCAATCCTTCTTTGCGTGTCGTAAAGAATAATTTGTGTTTTTTTAGATTTTCGTTTTACAATGTTTAGATTATCTAATATTTCTACGTCGTGAACTAACATTTCTTGATATTATTTTTGGACCATTAGGGATTGGAGTTTGGTCCATTACCACGTCTTCCTCAGATTGAGGAATTATTGTTTTATTATTTTCTAAATCATAGATAATTTGATTTGGGTTACTATCATCGCTTTCCCAATATAAGTCAACATTTTCACCAAAATTAATCTTAATTATTTGTGGTTCTTTATAGTCTTGTAAGTTTGATGTGTCCTGAGGGAGTTCTAAATCTTCTACTAGTTTTTTTTTTCGTCCGTCAAATCTTCTGTTTGACCTAATGTTGGTTGCTCAATTATATTTTCCGTGTCGGGTATTATCTCCTCAACAATTAGTTCAATCGGTAATGGAATGGGTTCGAATGGTAATGTTATAGTTTCAGGAATCGATTCGTTAATTTCTTCTTGAATTGATTCTTGATTAAACTCTTGTATTGCCTCTGTTAAAAATTCATTACTAAAAGGTATCTCGTTGTTATCTTGGAAAATATTCTCAGTTTCAGGTTCTATAGTGGAAAAATTTTCCTTAATTTCTTCTTCTGTTGGTTCTTCTTGGAAAATATTCTCAGTTTCTTCTTCAGTAAAGAAAGGTTCTTCATCTTCTAAACCGTCCATCAATGTTACATCCCAATCAGATACTTCATCATCCAAATCTTCTTTAATCATTGGATTATCAAATGGTTCGTTATATAAACCCAACTCTTCGTCGTTCTTAATAATCTCAGCTAATAACTCTCCTCGTCTTTTATATTCTTCATCAATCCACTTACCATTCTTAAGTTCACTATTATTATTAATTACGTTATCAACGAAATCGGTTATTACTTTTTCATTTTCAGTATTAAATAAATCTATGGTATTATCTAAAATGTCTTGTTTTTCTTTTTCAATTCTTTCCTTTTCCTCTAATTCCTCAAGTATTTCCTGTAATCTTTTGTCATTTTTTTCTTTAAGTTCAGAATCTTCCTTATATTTTTCCGCAGCTATTACTAAATTCTCATTTGGTTCTGGTGGGTTTAATAGAGCCTCCTCTAATATTTTTAAATCTGATTCACTTAAACGTATTCTTGTGGTTTCATCAACAAAATCTTTTAAATCTTCGGGATTAGATTCTAATTCTTTAATTGGTGTTTGGTTTTCTTTTAGTCTATCTTCTTCTGTAAATTTTACTAACATATGAAGAAAGGATAATGAAATGATTGGTAACATACCACCAGCAAAAAATGCTAAGAATCTTTTATTACCCACTAAGTCAGTTGGGTCTACTCCCATTAATTCTGTTAATGGTGCCACTAAATCAACCCAATCTCTAAAAGACTGTCCGTTGATATCAATATATGTGTATGCAAAAAATATATTACCTATAAACTGTATTAACGTTACAACGGCAAATGGAAAATAAACTTTTTTACCCATGTTTGCCGAAATGGCAGCCAACGCTGATAATGCGGCAATTTCAATTCCAATTGATAAATAAACTGCCCAACTTACTGGATTTGATATGCCATACCATTTTGTTACGTGTGAAATAGAAACAATAGCAACAGTAATGATTGGAATCAAAAATGCCGCAATGATTAATGCTTTAAAATTTTGATTTAACCAATGTTTCATTTAGATTCTTGTTCTTTTTTTAAGTTTTCTTTAACAATAAAATGTAGTTCCATTAACTGTGGTCCTCTATCTTTTTGTGTAATCCAATTATCATAAAAACCGTGAATTGCTATTTTTTCGTTTTTATGTGTGATTTTAAGACTATCAATCATAGATACATTTTGTTTTTGAATTTTTTCTAATTTACTCACTTTACTTGAATTACTACAAGAGCGAAAAAAGAATATGATTGTTAAAAAAATCAGTATCTGTAGTTTATATGTTTTTATTAATTCAATTAACTTTTTCATAATGTTATATTTTTATAAATAGTTTAATAGACCAAAACTCTCATTTCTAAGCTTCTTAATGGCCTTATCACGTAACTGTCTAATACGTTCTTTTGTACATCCAAACTCTTCACCTAAATCATCTAAATTACATTCAATACCCGTTAAACCGTAGTATTTTTCAATGATAACTTTCTCCCTTTCATCTAAAACACTTAACATCATGTTTACCTTTTTCTTTATTTCCTCGGGAGTATTTAAAATTTCATCCGGACTTTGTGCCTCTTTGTTTGGTATTAAATCGATTAATTGATCACCCTCTTCGTTTATTTCTTTGTATAAACCAACACAATATGGTAAATTAGAACTTGTAGGTTCGTCCGAATTATTAATATAATAGTTGTCTTCGTCGTGTACTTCCCTCTTTTTTTGTTTTTGTGACTCTTGTACTAAATTAGATGGAATACGAATGGTTCTTGCATTTTCATTCATTGATGCCATCATGGATTGTTTTACCCACCAAACAGCATATGAAATAAACTTTAACCCACTTGTTGGGTCAAATCTTTCCGCCGCTTTCATTAAACCAATATTACCTTCCGATATTAAATCCATTATATCTAATCCCTGACCTTGATACATTTTTGCAACCGATATTACAAATCGTAAATTACCAACCACCAACTCATCAAACAGTTCTTTTTTTAATTTCTTATCAATATTCTTGTTATTTAATAATATAAAAATTTCTTCCTGTCTTTCATGTGAAACGACGGGTATCTTACGAATGTCTTTGATGTACTGTTGGATTTCCTCGGTGTTGGTGATAATGGATTTTTTCATAGGGTCGGGTTTAAGTGTATTGAGTTTATATATAAGATAAAGAAAAAAAATTACTATTCAAAATTATCAAGAAAGTTTTTTTCTTCGGGGGTTAAACTATCCACACCCATTTTCTCAATTTTTTCTAATAACTCATCCAAATCCATAGAGGGACTGGATTTCTCATATTCAATTTTCATGAACATATCGGTAGTTTGTGGTTTGAAAATAAAATCCTTAACCGCTTGTGGGACGTGAGCACTTACCAATGAGTCTCTTTCTACTAAAAAATAGAACTTGACACTGTCATTAAACGATAAATTATATACCTCTTCTGATAGTGATTTATAATCGGAGTCTGAATCAAATATAATGATTATATTTTGTGACTTTTCAATTACGTATCTAACTTTTGATATTTTGTCTGATGAACCAAATATATCCAAGCAAAAATATTCAATATCTTCTTGGTCTTCAAAGACCCCAAAAATAAATAAGATAAACGTTTTCATCACGTATTAATTATTTCTTTAATCTAATTTTCCAATAAACTCCACCATCAACATATGGTGTAAATTCACCATTTGTTCCATCAAACACTCTATTAGCAACACCTAACCCGACATGAAATATTTTATCCTCTTTAGTTTTATACATTAAACCAGTTCCAATATGTGATACTACATTAATTTTATTGAATCCTCCGTTAAGACCAAAAAATAATTGTCCCTTTTTAGGTTCTTTGGTATATATGGTATCTTTAACAATCATTTGTTTTATATCACTAATGAATTTTCTATTAACGATACTATTTTTTGAGATGGTATCCATAATGGTAACGGTGCCCAAATTATCTGGTAAGGTTAAAACTTCTTTGTATTGGATTTTAGCGAAATAGACTTTCAATATTTCACTAGTGTCGACAGGAGTTAATACTTGAATCTCAACCCTTTTTTCAACCTCTACAGGAACTTCAATCTCTACCTCCACCTCTACTAAACTATCAATTGAAATGGTATCATGAACTGCATATGGTATTGAATCAACCTTTATGGTTGTCCTATTAGGTAAATGTCCTCCCGGATTTAAAAAAGATAATAACAATAAAATTATTAAAGTAACAATCGTTAAGTTCTTTACATTTAAATGTTTTTTCATTTACTTAAGAAGATATAAGGATGTCACAATTATTCCCGCAAAAGAACCAATCTTATATAAAAAAGTTTTTCTTCTTTGTCCTCTTAATTCTTTTAATAGACTTTCGGATTTTTGTCTTTCTAATCCAAATTGTTCATCTTTCTTATTGATAATCACCTCTAAATTAGAAATTTTTAAATCCTTTAGTGTGTCTTTTTGTTTAAATAAATTAATTTGTTGATCCTTTAAAACGATAACATTATTTAATTCAACAATTTCCAATTTTGCTCCGTCATAACGAAGTAAATCTTGAAAAGCCAATCTAGCAACTTTTGTTGGTAGGATAACTTTAGTAGTATCCAATACTATAACTTTAGTTGTATCTGTTTGCGAATAACTGCTCAAGCTCAACATTACCAATAGTGGTAATAGAATTAACTTTTTCATCTGTGTTGTTTTTAATAATAGTTATGTTTTTTGTTACGTTGTCGATATCTCTATCAACATTAACAATGTGATTATCAACTTTTTCGATTTGATTGTCTATTTCTTTATTTGCAGTATAAACCGAATCTATCTCCTTTTGTAGGGATTCAATTTTAGCATTATATTCCTTAACTTCGGTTTTTATACCTTGATTTTGAAATATGGAATAAGCAGCTAAACAAACAATCAAAACTAATAGGATATTTGTTTTATCAATCTTCATATTATATGTTTTATTATAAATATGAAGAAAACCTATTTTAGACTATTCGTATTCTGATAGGTCCATATAAATGACCTCATCAATAATACCATAATCCTTGGCCTCATCCGCAGATAACCACAAGTCCCTTGATGCATCTGCCATGACTTGTTCTGAAGGTTTATTACAGAATTTACCCAATAGGAAGAATAGTCTTTCATTTACTTTTCTCCATTGTTTCATGGTAATTTCAGCATCTTGGATGTTACCAACTGCTCCACCAGAAGATTGGTGTAACATGGTTTCAGAGTCCTCTAACGCGGCTCTCATACCCTTTGAACCGGCACCCAATAGGACAGAACCCATTGACGCGGCCATTCCCGTATTAACGGTCTTAATCTTAGGTTTAACCACTTTCATAACATTTACCATTGAAAGTCCTGATTTAACTGACCCACCAGGACTATCGATATGCATAGTGATTACATTATTATCGATACTTTCTAAAAACTTTAATTGTGCCTGAACAATCGTAGACATATTGTCATTGACCTCTCCCGCAACCCAAAGGATTCTCTCCATCATTAATCTTGAGAAAACGTCCATAACCGTGACATTCATAGTCCTCTCTTCTAAGATATACGGAGTCAAACTACTTTTAACCCCTTCAAAATGGTTTTGTCTTTGTTTATAGTAATCCAAGGTCATTGAACTAATACCCATACTCTTTGAGTATGATTCGAAATCTTTTAAATCTTTAGGTGTCATATGTAAGTTTATTTATGTTAGACAAATATATCTGATAATTTTGAAACTAAGAAATTTTTGTGGTAATAAAATCGATGGATGAGATATTTTCCTCCTTCTTAATCATAATCAAATTATCTGACCAATTACGTATCAGTGGGTTATGAGAAATAACTATAATATGTTCAAAATAATTTTTGATTTTCTTGAAGAATTCCCCTACCATTTCGAGGTTCTCGTCGGCAATTTTTCCAAACACCTCGTCCATAACCACAATGTTCGGTTTTGGTAATGAAGATATCTTAGTTAATACACTACGAAGTGCCAATGATGAAATTGTTCTTTCATAACCTGAACCGGCGTTAAGGGGTTTTACCACTCGAGTCTCCGTATCTATCATGATGAACTCAACCTCATTTTTATCGTTGACGTTTAACTCTAATATGAAATGACAACTATCAGTAAGTAATCGATATAATTCGTGATTCAATAATGGAATCATATTTTTCATAATCACTTTTGATATTCCGTTCTTACCGTAAATGGTTAAATAAATTTTGAATACCACGGATAACTCTTCTTCAGATTTAATTTTTTTAATTAACTCCTCATTAGTTCCTATCTTATCTTTTAAATTAGAAATGTTATTGGTGTGTTTTTCGATACTACTATTTGTTTGTCTGATGTCTCCGTTTGCCGTTTCAATTTTAGTTCTAAGTGCAATAACCTCGGAATCAATTTTTTGATTGTCTTCTAATTTCTTTTTGTTATTCTCGTAGTTATCTAATCTTAATTGTTTTGTGTCAATCTCAAGTTGTTTTTGTTCAACTTCTAATTCATATCTTTCTTTACGAAGTTTGTTTCTTTCATATGTTTCAAACTCTATCTTTAAGGTGTCAAACGATTCGGATTGTACTTTTAATAAATCAAATTCAATTTTATTTTCTTCAATTGACTTGATAATGTCTTCAATTTCTTTTTTAATCTTATTGATTTCATCTGTGTGGTCGACCTCATCTAATGCTCTATTACAAGTTGGACAAACAGTTCCTTCTTCAAATTTCTTTATTAGTTTTTCTCTGTCACTTTTTTCGTGTTTACATACAACATCAATTCCTTGAAGATTCGCCATCTCACCTCTCAATTCTTTGTGTTGGTCCTCATGGTAATATTGTGATGGTTCCGTTACTGAAATTAAATTTGCGTTTGTTTGACTTGCCGCTTTTAATTTTTTAAGTTCATTGATTTCTCTTTCAAGTAAAACTGGATTAGTGTTAATTAACTCCCTATCAACATCATTATTTCTTGAGGATAATGCATCGTCTCTTCTTTCCTCTAATTTTTTTAAATCTTTTTTAAATTTTTCTAACGACTCACCTAACCTAACAATTTCATTTTCAGAATTAACAATACTTTCATTGAAATTTGTATTATCAGTTTCTAATTGGGTGATGTTATATGTGTTGGATACTAATTTCTTACTCCAATCATTATAAATCTCCTTGGCAAATTCTTCTTTTTGTTTAAGACTTTCTAACCCTAAAAATTTAGTAAGGATTTGTCCTCTTGCAGTTGGTTTAGATTCAATTAACTCTTCAAGATTATTACCGGTGGTTAAAATTGTTGATAGGAAATCCTCTTCGGTACCAATTGCTGACGCAATGAATGCCTCTGTCTCTCTTCTTTGTTCACCAGAAAGATTTTCAATTGTACCATCTTCTTTACGTTTATAGAATTCAAGTTTGTTGGTAACGGTATACTCACCGGACTTACTCATTTTACGTAATGTTTTACGTTCTATGACGTAATCATCACCATCAATTGTAATTTCCCCACGAACACTTACTTCGTTGTTCTCTGTGAATCTATTAAAGATTTCACCATTTGTTTTAGTCTTAGTAGTTGTGTTGAAAAATAAAAACATTAGAAGATCAACAGATGATGTTGACTTTCCCCCAAAGTTTTTTGGTGTTGACTCGATAACCGTAATACCATCTAATGTGGTAAAATCAATTATGTTGTTTTCACCAAAAGATAAGAAATTGGAGAACTCAACTTTCTTAACAAACCAACGATTATATCGTACCTTGTTTTGATTTAATTTGTCAATTTCTCCATTTACCCTATTATCTAATCTTTCAACAAGTTCCCATTTAACATCAATAGCATTGTCCTTAATGAAATCTTTCATTAAAATCTTTTGATACTGATTGTCAAGTATGTTATCCGTTACCTCTAAAGATTCAAGTCTTGTATTTTGAACGTTGGTTAAAGTTTTAGTAACAATTTTTACATTTTTACTATTGTACTTTTGTTCGAAATATGTTTTGACTCTCCTGATTTTCTCCGCGGTAAAATTTTCGGGAACATCCTGCCAAGTTACTTTTATAAATGGATTGTTATAACTCATTAATTGTTTAATTATTTGCAAACATAACTTCTCTTACTCTTTGTTGGGTAAATTCTCTTTCCATGTCCGCTAATTCTTTTTGTGTTGGTCCACAATATGGCCCATTTTCTAACCATTCACCATTAGGTTGTTTATTAAATGTACGTACAAACTCTTTTGGTATCACAATCCAATCTTCCGGTTCATCACTATTACTAACTTTCCTATTAAAAGCAAATTTGATTTTATTATAATCTTTAATTACACTTGCATCTACCATACAAATTTGGTCAAATTGTGCATTGACTCTAAAATAAATATTATTTTCATGACCTAAATGTGATATCAAATATTTACCATAATTTCTTTCAGAAAATTCACCCATTCCCCAATAAAACCATTTCCAATTCTGTATATTAAGTCCTGAAAACCCAAGATTAAAAATATCTTGTTGATTACCTACCCATCTATCTCCCTGAAATGAACCATTTTCACCCTCAGCACCATATGTTGGGTCATCAACACTTACTAAATCAATACCAAATTGGGTTCCACTAATGAATTTCATCCCTAATACTTTTTCCGCAAATGATATGAAAAGTTGTCTCATATCCTCATCATCAAATGGGTCTTGGATTACCTTACCATTAATTCTAATGTATCTAAATTTTCTTTTTTGTGCCATATTATTTAATTCTATTTTCTTCAAAAAACTCGATTATGGCATTAATTGCCCAAACTGATCCCGCGGTAAACATACCATCAAAAAATAAATTGATAAACCAAAAGGTATCAAAAAATCTATTAGTAATACTACCTAAAATTAGTGACATAAAAAATCCAACCCATGTACTAGTACATAAAGTACAACCAATTAAATCACCAAAAAATTTTGAACGTGCTTTTATCCATATACGTTGGTTTTCAAAAATTGCTCCCCAAACGAGTATACTTGTCATTCCGTAGGCTGTGATTGCCCATAATAATAATATTCCCATGTTTTTATATTTTATATAATATAACAAATAAATTTTTGAAAATGAAATTATTCATCATATAAATTTGATAGGTTACTATTTTTCATATAGGTTCCCTTATTTAATTTACCTAAAGCATTGTTTAGTTTATCCAACTCTAATTGTAATTCTTCGTTCTTTTTTTTCAAATCATCAATCTGAGTTTTAAGTTCGGTTTCTTTCTTAACATCAGAAACAATAGTTGTAACCGGCACTTCTTTGATTATCTCTTTAGTTGTGTTCTTACCCTTTACCTTAACTTCTTTAATAACCTCAACGGGTACCTCTTTTATTATTTCCCTTATAACTTCAACTGGAACCTCTATTATTTTTTCAATAATAACTTCTTTTATTACCTCCACGATTTTTTCTGTAACGTTAGAGTTAGGTGTTTCACCATATTTTAATATAGCAAATCCTCTATTAAATGTTTCACTAGCAAGTTTTTCTATATTGTCTATGTTATTTAACTGACAATACTGTGAAAATTCATTATCCAATGTTAACGTGAACTTCTTCTCCATTTTCTATGTCTTTAATATCGTTTATTGTAAAATGAAGAAACGATTGTTCATTTGGTAAATCGTGAAATGTATATTCATCTGTCTCTACGTCATAAACTCCGTAACCATGATGTTTAACCGTTTCACCAAAGTTTTGCTGAATAAGACTACCAACCATAATTGCTTTACCACCACTAGGTAATGTGAATTGTTGTCTCTTATGAATGTCACCACATAACAATAAATCCAAATCAACAAAGTTTAATTGGTCATACGCATCTTCAAACTCAAAACCTAAGTCTGTCGATAACCCCATAATCGGTCCATGGAACAGTCCAACCGTTAATAAACCTTCTTGTTTTGTAAATTCAGGTCTTACGTTGTGTTGATATAATGAATAAACAACCCATTGAACGCTACCATCGGTATCAACATAATCACCACTATCTTTTAGGTATGTGATGTGTTGATTGTCTAATAATTGAACGACTGGTGTTATACTATCCATACGTTGTGTATTATTCTCCAAGAAATCGTGATTACCCGGTATGATTACAACCTTACCAAAACGAGTTAACTCTTTTAAAAACCAACTCGTTAATAATAATTGTTCATTTGAGATATTAATTTTTTGATGTGCGATATCACCCGCAATAACAATTCTAATTTCGTTATGTGATATATTTTCATCCGCCCATTCTAAAAATTTTATACTTAATTCATTTAATAATATTTCGAATTGTTCTTTATACAAATCGTGCATTTGAATTGTACGAATGTGTAAGTCCGCAATATGTATAATTTTTTTTACCATCTTTTAATATAATTTGATAGGTCCATCGAAAGGATTGCGTTATTAATTTGTGTTGGGACTTTATATTCCACAAATGTTGCATCGTCTTTTAATAAAACTACAACGTTACCTAATAATTTAGTGTCACTATATTTTGTACCTTCTAACATCTTACGTAATAATCTACCGTATAGTGGAAGTTGTAAAAAATAATGACCTAAAGCGTTATCGTGATAGTTGTTAAATGGTGGATATAATCTACCTGTATAATGATGTACCTCAAAGTTTTTTGGTTGATTTGTTTTCCAATCTGTAATAACAAAACCAAATCCGTCCTTCTCTTTGTTTTGCATCAACCATACTTTATCTGGTTGTCCTGTATATTGTTCTTCAGGGTCACCTAATACAATTTCTGTATCCAATAAAACACCACCTCGTTCTAACATTAAATCAAGGAATTGTTTTCCTGCAATAATCATGTTATCACTCTTACGTTGTTGTTCTTCGTTAATTTCAAATATAGGTTGTCTTACTTCTTTATAGTTACCAAAACGACTGATAGTATCAGATTCCAATTCAAAGTGAACCCTACTACCCATATTAGTGGATAAATCACCGGCTTGTTTCCACTCCGCAAGTAATTGTGATTGACCTTCAGGATCACCTTTGGACATCTTTAATGCCATACCCTCGGCATCAAATGGTTTGTGGAATTTTTTTATAATTTTAGAAACAGACGGAAAATTTCTTTTGACTTGTCCATCCAAATCTTTCATGTAATATATGTGTTCGTCTTCAATAAAGGTTAACTCTAATTGTTTTCTTCTCTCTTCTAATAACTCATTAATCTCTAATGAGATGTCGTTTAAATTCATATTAATCTATTTGTTTTATTTTATATTCACTTAAATCCCCCTTCAAATCGGCAATATCTTTGTCACCTTCTAATTTAACAATCCAAACTTTACCCATTAATTTACCACAATTAACCCTGTGATATAATCGTTCAGCATCATCCCACGCATCGGGGTCTAATACTATTACAATTTTCTTTGCATTTTCATAAAGTTTTTTGAATAAATGGTCACTCATAAACTTACCCAACATAGGTATTGCATTTGGTATGAATATACTATCGAAAGCCCCTTCAACAATATAAATCGTTTCATCCCAATTAATAAGGTTTTCATTGAATATGATAATTTCTTTTTGAGCTTCAGGGTTTTTATACTTTAATTTTGTTTTAGATAGGTAAGAGCGAGCAACAAAATAATTTAATCTTTTTTCTTCATCATATGAAGGGATAATTATTCTGTTTTCATATAATCCATTATAACAAAAACCAATGTTATATATTTGTAACATTAGGTCAGTTATATTTCTTTTCTTTATATATGCAAGTGCTTGTTTATATTGTGGAGTTAATTTTAACCCCATACTAGCATCTTTAAATGGGATAAATTCTTTTGGTAATCTTACTTGTTTGTAAACTCTCTTTGTTGAATCTTCGGTATCGTCCGGTCTAAGTAATTCGTATTTCTTAAGTTGTTTTGGTGTTCCGTATTTTTTTATTAACTTGAATATTGAACCGTGTGTCTCATGTGTCTCAGCGCACACCCAACATTTATAAACACCGTATCTGTAATTGACTTCTAAATTCCCCTTCCCGTCTCCCCTTTCTAAATTTTTAATGTCGTATGAACATACTGGACAATCGAATGAAACCTGACATCGGTAGTCATTGTGGTTTTTATAATCCCCAAAAATATCTTCTAAAATTTCAAAAACCGGTGTGTAATCTATTTCTTGAGTGTCCATATTAATGAATAATACGAAAAAAATGTTATAAAAAAAAATGGGAGCCGAACACCACCTCGACTCCCGTACCAACTCAACTTGTATTTCTACAAGTCCCGTCCTGTACTATAAGTATACACTAACTAATCGTTAATGTAAAATGTTAGTTGCCGGATTTTTCTAATTTATTCATATTAACATATCCAATCACACAACACGCGGCATCTGCCATGTCATAATTTTCTTTTCTAAGGTTACCGGTTTTACCATATAACCATTCAATATCAGGACACACACTGTTAACATGTTCCCATATTACGTGTTTTTTATCTATGTCTTTTGGATAACCACCAAATAAAACATTACGTCCCTTGTCATTTGGACCCACTAAATCGGGGAATGCGAATTTTCTTGAGTTGTAAGTTGATATAAATGTTGGTAAGACCCCCAATACATCATAACAATTTTTAAGAATTAATGTGTTATATCTTAGTAAAGTTCCAATGGTGTAAATGTTGTTTGATTGTAAAAGTGGTTCTTCAATTACCACTTTAACAATACCCATATCTTTATAACCCTCTAAATGTTTTTTGAAAGCGTCTGCCTTTTTTATTAACTCCTCAATCTTATCTTCAGGTTGAGGTTTAATTTTTGGTGAGAAATGAGTCAACTCTAATAATTTAGAACCACTCATGTCAAATAATGCAAAACCTATTGTCTTGGTACTAATGTCAAGACCTAGAATTTTTGGTTTGTTTTTAAAATTTACATCTATACTCATATAATAATATATAAATAATATTTCTAGTAATGTAAAGTCTTAGAAGTCTAATTTGATAGCAAATACTTGAGCTCCAATTCTTTTAACTGGATATGATGGTTTTCCAACAACCAAAGGTTCTTTATTGGAATCTAATAAAGCAATTTCTGTAATCACCGGATATCCACTTGTGTAAGATGGGTTTTGTGATGTGGTAAATGTACTTGAGGGTAGATTAACTAAAAAGTTAAGTTGTTCAACATCCGTCGCCCTTACAAATCTAATACTACCGGGGAATGGTTGTTCGTCACCAAATTGTGGTGTTGTTACGTTATAGTCAGTTGCTCCTGAGGTTCCTAAATAATTAGAACTAACTCCCGACATATGATCTTCCAAATCGAAGATAGATGCTGCCGTGTAACCTGAATAATATAATGTGAATGTTGTTCCTGTAATTTTCGACGGATCTATAAAACCATTTGTTTTAATTGCACTTGTTGTTAAATCAATTGCCTTCCAATCTGAACTATTAGTTGTTGTTCCTGTTGAAACTTGAACTAAGGCATAAAATTTATCCGCAACAAATCCGTCAGTAACACCTGAAAATGAAGTTTTTAAAGTATTAAAGGAAGTGTTTCCACTAAATTTCATTGTAACCTGTGAAGGTGTTGTTGTTCCTGTAATTTTAGAATAATAATTACAAGGTAAAGCATTCATCGTTGTTCCACTTGTATTGGCAAAAACATAAGTAACGTAGGCGGTTTGTCCTGTTGATGTTAATAATGAGTTTGCGGTTACAGTATCACTTGGAACTGTCGATATTTTTGGTGCGGGTAATGTATATTTTCTGTTAGACCTGTAATCTAATATTGCAACTAATTCTTGGTCATCAAAAACAACGATTTTATTTTTTACAAATACCTTACCTACTTTGTTGTTTTGTTCGTCAACTAAAAATCTAAATAGTAATTGATGTTTGGCGTTCTTTGTTGATTTTACATAATAGTCTGTGGTATCCATAAAGAATCTTGCACCCATTGTTGTACCCGTATTTCTATGATAATAAATGAAAGGAATATAAATTTCAAAATATTCACTATCACTTAAATCTCTTAAATCATTTTCTCTATCATAATCTTCTACAATTGATATATCAGAACTTGTGGTTCCTGTTTTGTGACTTATATAATCATCGTACTTATAAAATCTTTCTGTATCGTATCTTAAATCACCCAACTCAGAATAATGAATTATTGCTATACATCTTTGTTCTGATGGTGTCACTTCTATTAATTCATCAAATGAATTTTTGTATGTTGTCCCTGTAATTGTAATTCCACTTGTTGATAAACCATTAAAAGGAACGAACGTTTGTCCTGTTGAGGTATATCCTAATAATTCTTTTGTTGAAACATATTGATTACCGTCATATCCCGCTAATGTTTCATCTGTACCGTTATAATCTGCACCGATTGGTTTTTGTGTCCAAACGGTATTCATTGTCCACGAATTTAATTGTTGTGTTTGATTAATTGGTTCTAACATGTAACCACTCACATCATATATGTCCAATTCAATTGGGTATTCTTGTTCACAATTATTACAGACAACTTGAACGTTACCACTTAATGTTGAAAGGTTAATTATGTTTCTGTCTAAGTTTAATGTGTTACCACTAATACTAAGAACTTTGTAAACTAAACTATTTGTTTTACCTGTAATAACATTATTTGTTCCAAATGTATCAAACACTAAAGTGATATATTCACAATTTTGAAAGGTACTACCAGTTAATACATCTAAACCTGTTGATCCACTTAATTTTGTATAGGATATTGATTGTGTTTTACATTCAACACTTGGGGTTCCTCCACTATAATTTGTGACAAACCCAGCCGGTCCCATGTCATTTCTTATTGGTGTTGGTTCGTTGTTTGGATTTAAAACAGGTACACCATATGTTGTCGTATTTGTTGATGAGTCTAATTTAATAGGATACTTTATACCACTTTCTTTGTCAAAAGGTGACATTACTTTTTGATGTGTCGTTTGACCTGTTAGTGTTGAGAACACTGTGTTATAATCAAATTCAGAATCACCAATTTGAAAATATTCTATATTGAAACTACCTTTAGCAATGGCATTTCTACCCTTTTGGGTTATCCTTGCGGATAAGAATTCTGAATTGTTATTGTTTAAAAAACTCATATGTTATAAATATCTTTTTTTTATTTTATGCTTGAGAACCACTAGAACAACTTGTTAAATATTGTACACTAGTTACCTCACCAGTACTAATGATTTGTATTGAATAGTATGGTAAATCATTTGTATTAGATTGACTATCATTACCTAAAGCATACCATAAACTACCACCGTCAAATGGTGTATATTCTGTATCTGCATACACAATGGTTCCATATAAACTATTAGGTGATGTTGTTTGACCATAGAATTGAGCATTGGTTACATAGTTGTTATTACAATGACCATTAAAAGTCGATAATCCTGTAGATCTAAATATTCCATATAACACTACCGATGTAGGTGTTGGACTAGGGGTTGGCGTTGGCGTTGCGGTTGGTATTACACCACATTGAACAACGTTATTAATATATCCACCACTTCCAATTGTAAACGCATATCTACTACTATTCGCAAGAGAAGCATAATAGTTTGAATCTCCGGCATATGTTTCATTACAAACCGCAGTTGTGTACGCGTAGTCACCATTTGCTGGTATTGTATGCCCACTTAAGTATACTGTACCACTATTTGTTGCAATTGATGACTCGTACATAGCACAAGGTGTACTACTATTATTGAATGTTTGACCAGTATGTATTAATAAACTAACACCAGGATTATCTGGTGGTTCCACATAGGCTCCAGGCGTGTCGGAACATGTTTGATATTGTGCTCCCGCTTTAGTACCATCTATAATTCCCGCTGGGTTTGGTTGTGCTGTTTGATAGTTAATAACTTGATAATAGTAACCACCGGCTGATAAGAATATATTACCAACCATTATTTGTGATTGTGTATAAGTATTCAGTGTCCAACCAGTAACTGTGTTTGGTGCAGAATCACAACGACTTAATTGTAAATAATATGGTGTTTCAGTTGCTGTTGGTGTTGGCGTTGCTGTTGGTGTAGGTGTTGGCGTAGGTGTTGGTGTAGGAGTTGCCGTTGGTGTTGGGGTTGGTGTAGGGGTTGCTGTTGCTGTTGGTGTTGCTGTTGGTGTTGCTGTTGGTGTAGGTGTTGCTGTTGGTGTTGGTGTTGCTGTTGGTGTAGGTGTTGGTGTAGGTGTTGGTGTTGCTGTAGGTGTCGGTGTTGGTCTGTTATTTAATGCAATTACCAATGGTGATGGTGAACAAAGATTTCCATTACTATCTTCCCCATCATTAATATTCGACGCAACTAATTTTACTGAATATGTATTATCGGGTACATCAACAAACATCGGAAATCCCGCTCTCGGAACGTTTGTTACAACGGTTGTACATCCAACTGAACCGTTTATATCGGAACAGGCTTGTATGTTGACGTTTAATATCGACAACCCAATTGTAACTCCACTTATTCTAACTGAAAATGACATATACTATAAATACTGTTAGATATAAATTAAATAAAAAACCCCTTATAATAAAGGGGTTTTAAAATTGTATAGTTTTAAATCACCAATTAACATTGCTCTGACGATAGTGCGGTTATCCTTCCTGTCACCGAACTAATATCCCAATTTGATGCGTGCATGAATACATTATTGTATCCAGTTAATGCATTACCGAAATCGTCTGAATAAACATAACAATTAACACCAAATTCGGAAGATTCACAATCTGAATATAATGTTCTACCAAGACCACCATTGGCCGTTGATGCATCGTTACATGCGGATCCAACATTACTTCCATAACCAGAACCGGTATATTCAGCATATGGTACAGGTGATGGGGTTGGGGTTGGTGTAACATACAATTCATTAATACTCCATGTATCAGTTGTGTTACATGTTGCACCTGTACTTGTAACGGTACCTCCTGTTATGTTATTGGCAATTTCTTCGGTATAACCCGCTAGTAATGTTGACTTTGACACTCCCGCCTGTATTTCTACAGTATTCGCAGCACCTCCCGATGTTGTTCCTGATATGTTAAAAGGTCCAGCGGCGGTATTTGCTGACGCCTGAGTTAGATAAAATGTTACTTGCATGTTTTCTTTTTTTTATTATAAATATCTGTTTATTTTGTTTTATTTTTTATGGAAAAAGAGTTTTCTATATTTTTTATTGATAATGTATTTTATAAACATCCATATTCACATTCGGCGAATGTATTTACACTAAACGGTGTTCCAATATCACCCGATACCACAGTATAAGTTCCTGTTATCATAGATGCAGTACCATTCTGAGTACACGCGGCGTCTGTTAATACAAATTTATCAGATGTTGAATACGCGTTTGAATGTACATTTGGTGAATCTTCACATGCATTACAGAACACCTCAACTTCTATTGTATCATTAAGACAAACCGTGTAACTTCCATTTGAAGTTGACGCTCTACTTTCTACAAGTATTGAGTTTACATATAACTCAAATACACCCTGTGCTCCGTTCATTTCACTAAATGACCAATTTAATTGTGTACATTGTGATATCGGAGTTAATGTTGGTGTTGGTGTTGGAGTGGCATTTGGATCACAAGTTGGGAATCCAGGGTCATAAGTATAGAATTGACAACCATATCCGCCATTATAATACCCTGAACCAGGTAATGGTGTTGGTGTTGGGGTAGGCGTTGCAGGTGTAGGAGTTGGGGTAGGAGTAGCAGGTGTAGGTGTTGGGGTAGGAGTTGGGGTTGGTTGATCACAATAAGCACTACAGATTGCACTACCTCCTCCTGACATATTTGTAATTAATGCAATTTGTGGCGACACCTCTGTTATTATTCTTAAAATATATCCTGTTGTAGGGTCTAACCTGTAACGAGGCGACGATGGGTGAATTGATAAATCTATAGGGTTCATTACAATCACATCCTCAACGTAACTACAACTACCATTTTCTAAACACTCATATCTTTCTGCTAAGAAATAGAAATTAGCGTCCACTGTTGGTGTTGGTGTAGGGGTTGCAGTTGGTGTAGGAGTCGGTGTAGGTGTCGGTGTTGCCGGTGTTGGTGTAGGAGTTGGGGTCGCAGTTGGTGTAGGTGTCGGTGTAGCAGTTGGTGTTGCGGTTGGTGTAGGTGTAGGAGTTGCAGTTGGTGTTGCGGTTGGTGTAGGTGTAGGAGTTGGGGTAGGAGTATTTGTAACAATAATTACCTCAACATTAAAATTACATTCCGGAGTAGGGGTAGGTGTTGCAGTTGGTGTTGCAGTTGGAGTTGCGGTTGGTGTAGGGGTAGGTGTTGCAGTTGGTGTTGCAGTTGGAGTTGCGGTTGGTGTAGGTGTAGGAGTTGGGGTCTCAGGTGTTGGCGTAGGTGTAGGTGTTGCGGTAGGGGTTGGAGTAGGTGTTTCAGGCGTCGGAGTCGGTGTAGGAGTTGGCGTATTTGTAACCACAATTACCTTAACATCGAAGTTACAATCCAAAGGAGTTGCAGTTGGTGTTGGAGTTGGAGTTGGTGTATTTGTAACCACAATTACCTCAACATCGAAGTTACAATCTGGTGTAGGAGTAGGGGTTGCAGTTGGGGTTGCAGTTGGTGTAGGAGTCGGTGTAGGAGTTGCAGTTGGTGTAGGTGTTACTGTTGGGGTTGGTGTTGGTGTTTCCGTAGGTGTTGCGGTTGGAGTAGGTGTCGGGGTATTTGTTACAACAATTACTTCAACATCGAAATTACAATCCAAAGGAGTTTCAGTTGGGGTTGGTGTTGGTGTAGGGGTATTTGTAACCACAATTACCTCAACATCGAAGTTACAATCTGGTGTTGCGGTTGGTGTCGGAGTTGGCGTCTCCGTAGGTGTTGCGGTTGGTGTTGGTGTATTCGTTACAACAATTACTTCAACATCGAAGTTACAATCTGGTGTAGGGGTTGGTGTAGGTGTAGGGGTGTTCGTTACTACAACGACTTCCACATCGAAGTTACAATCTGGTGTAGGGGTTGGGGTTGGTGTTGGTGTGTTGGTAACAATAACTACCTCCACATCGAAGTTACAATCTGGCGTTGGAGTAGGAGTCGGTGTAGGGGTGTTAGTTACTACAATTACCTCTACATCAAAGTTACAATTTGGCGTTGGTGTAGGAGTTGGTGTTGGTGTATTCGTTACAACAATTACTTCAACATCGAAGTTACATTCTGGAGTAGGTGTAGGGGTAGGAGTTACCGTTGGTGTTGCGGTAGGTGTTGGTGTTGCCGTTGGTGTTGCGGTAGGAGTCGGTGTAGGGGTTGGGGTTGGTGTTGGTGTTGCCGTTGGTGTCGCAGTAGGTGTTGGTGTTGGGGTAGGAGTAGGAGTTGCAGTTGGTGTAGGAGTTGGTCCAGGAATATATACCGCGGTACCACCACTAAATCTACAATCAAACGCATCATTATCACCAAAACCATCTAAACCAAATACAAAACTTTTACATATTGTACCATCATTTGGACCATACGAAAACGAAGTCACTTTCATTTTTTCTTCACCATTATTATCGGTAAAAAAAGAAACTGTTAATAATTTTTTACGAATACTTTTTAGAAGTGGAACATACCCTTGACTATATCCAAAATCATTAAAATACTGTGTTGAACCTGAAATTCCTGAATAACTAATTTCGTCAGCATATTCATTGTTTCTACCAAATAAATCCGTTGTATAACTAGAATATAAACAATCGGTACATGTATTAATATATTCGGTTGTTCCTGTTATTGCATTTTTCCATAATTGTTTTATTTGATTAAAGTCATTTGAGTATAAACTTGGATTATTTGTAATAATTTCATTTCCATTACCTGTATATAACCTTGCACTTGTCGCTGTTGGTGTGCTACCTGATATTAAAACATATGTACTTGAGTTATTTGAACTACCACTAAACAAAACACCATCTAATTCAAACGTTGGAAAAAATCTTATATATCCATCATGTGATGATTCACCCGTTTCATCTATTTCTGTTGAAAATTCATAATATTCGTCAAATTGTTCAATTTCATCTTGAAATGGTTGATATCCCGATGTAATTGGTTTCGGATAAACATTCTCAATAATTTCTTTTGGTTTACATCCAAATCTATAAGAATATTTTGGTCTACCAAAAATACCATTTTGAATTAGGTTACCACCTGTCCATAAAGTAGTTGATGGGATTACTTGGTCTAAAACCTGCGTCCAATATGGTCCTATTTTATTTACAAATTCATTTACACTTGGAAAATTATATGGAGTAAAATTACTATTAGTAATATAATCTTGGTGTATATCCTCTAAGGTGATGTAATTCTTTTTGTACTTTATTACATGTGAATTTCTAATTTGGTCATGTAACATTCTATCAACATACTCAGCAAACGTATAACCTGTTTGTGGTAACAATGTGTTAGAACCAAATGACAATTCCAAATCTCTAGATTTACGATATATGTCAAAATCCATCACATTAGCGGATGAAAGATAAACACTAATATTTTTTCTATTAAGAATTAAAGTTGAATTGTTGTTGACAATTTGTTTTTGATTGTTGTCAACTTTACTTACGATTTCAAATCCCGTATCTAAACCCGGTAATGATCTAAAAATATCAAAATATTCTTCACCATATGTGTATGGTTTGTTTTTTGTTTTTATTGTTTTTGTTCTACCTGTTGTTGTTGAGTTTTCAATATCTAACGTTGTTGAAGACCTATGGTCTAACGTCATGTCGTACCAACCAGAACCTTGTTGAAAGAAATTATTATTAGTAACACTACTGTATCCTCTTGGTAAACCGTCAGTTGTAACAGGGTATTCCTCTCTAGTGTATGTTGTTGATGCTAATGTTGTACCTGTTGAGTATGAATATGTTGACGGTGTGAATCCTGAAATTATTAAATCAGTTTTATCACCCATAATCACACTTCTAATTTCACTATCAATGTTAAATGACTTTGGTAATGAAACTATATTATAGACGTACTCATCAATCTTAATTAAAGGTTCGGGTGCTCCTAAGAATTTCAAAAAGAATTCAATTGAAGACCTTGTACCTTTTGATTTGTATATGTATGAAAGATTAACTAATAATCTTCTGTAAAATTCATTTTCTGCGTCAACGATAGTGGTTCCTACCGTTAATCCTGAATATTGTGTATCTGTTCTTGTATATAAAAGTTCATTTAAATCCTTTTCATCAAAAAGATTAATTGTACTTAAACCTAAAGTGTTAGATAAATTTTTTAATAATATGTCGGGTAGGTTATTAACTCCATCATAACTTACATTTCTCATGTAAGCAATATTGTCTATATATTTTTTTACCTTGTCAAAACTTTGTCCATATAATTGAAATACAGACTCCGCTTTTTTGTCATCACTATCAAATTCAAATAATTGTGGTGAAGATAAAAATCTAACTAATAAGTTAGACTTATATTCATCAATTTCATCTGCAACATCAATTAAATTATTAATATATTCATCATATCCAATACCTACAATTTGTAAATTGTAATTGTCTTTTGATATTGGCCAATTGTATTTTACATCTAACAAACTCGTTACCGAACCATTCTTAATATCTCTTGGTACTTTAAATGTTGATTGGTAAATTGGTAGTGTTTCTCTATTTAATAATGATGATTCTAAATCATCAAGTCCTATAAAAAATTCTTCCTTTACACCATCGTTTGGTCTAATTAAAATATTTTTAGTGGTTGTTGTTTGTCCATTGAATGGATTACCTAAAACCGTTAGAGTTATTTTATTTTTTGTATTAGGTTCAACATAACTAACAATATTATATGTAACACCACTTAATTCAATTACATATTTTTTATATGATGAATAGAAATTTCTAATTGGGTTATCAACAGTAACAACTGTGTTTGTATTTGGTTTTGTAAAAAGAATATCGAATGGATTGTAAAACATTCCTAATTCAATATCTAATCTAGTTCTTTTTGTATTTTGATTATATGTTATGTTATACGCAGTTAGACCACTTTGACTCTTTGGTGAGTCGATATCAACCATAACCGAGGCAGGAAAAAACTTAATAATTTTTGTAACCGCGACTCCAATTCTACTTTTTAATGAACCATATAATGATTTTCCTGAATCTTTTTTTGAATCTCTAAATTTAACTGATTGATTTTTTTCTAATTTAGATTGTGTGATTGGAGCGGACTCTTCAATTTTTAAATCGTCTAAAGTTAAAAAATCCGAAAACGGATTTGTTTTAAAATTTTTAGCGTCCCTTTCAGGTATTGTTTTATCAAGAGCAAAGTTCGTATTGGTCAATTGGCTAGTACCATCGGTGATTTGAACTCCGATTAAGTTGTCACTAAAAGTTTGTGATCCATTAGCCGCCTGACTTGGAACTTTATATTTTGCCATTATAATTCGGTAATTGTATCAAAATTTAAAGTTTCATCAATATCTGTTCTCTTCTCTCTAACTTCGTATAATGTTTCGTTAACGTCGTCTTTGATTTCGTATAAGTTGTATTGTTTATAGATATTGTTATTGTTATCGTAAATTGTGTAAATACCCGGTGTAACCGCCTTACTTTGATTACCATATAATGCATGTGCCAATGTTGATGCGTCATGTTCAACCATTTCAACCTCAATCGTTGTTGGGTTAAAAAATGTATTGGTAAAAATAATTTTTTGACCCGGTGTACCGATAAATGGAATTGTGTTTGGTTTACTTGATGGTGCGGACGATGGTGTTACTGTTAAAAACAACATATTCGTTGCAGCATCACTATATTGATATCTAATCGCCTTTTGTGTTGTACTAGATAAATTAGAAACCACAGGTGTACAATAAAACGATGAAGTAACTAATCTATAGAAGTTTGTTACTTTTTTGTTCTCAGTGTTTATATATTCTATTCTATATCCAATTAATCCTTGAGGGGTAAATTTACTTCTGTCACCAGAAGGAACATTACTTAAATCTATAACTAAACCTCTTACTGAAGGTAATGACGCCAACACACCACAATCTGTAATTGTAGTTCTTATTTGTTTTGGTCTTACATGAAGTGTATATATTCCTAAGTCCGTGAAATCCGCAGATTCTAATTTTAAATTATATAATCCTCCTAAAACTTCCAAATTTGGGGCGTTTGTATCATCTGTAGTATCATTACCATGATAAACTGGTGTCAAAACACTAGAACTGTTTAAAGTTTTTAGAGAAACCGGTGCGGTTGACGTTCTTCCTGAAACGTAGTGATAAAATATTTCTACATCATCTGGTGACACATCTGCGGGTCTAATTATTCCGTAACTACCTACTGCCATATACTTTTAATAATAAATATAATTTTTATTGTTTTCTTACGTTAAAATATCCATTTCCATAGATATCCAATTCACCAACGTTATCAATTTCACCCAATCTGAGGTTAATTTCCATAACACCTTGTTTACCCCTTTCAACAAATAAATCAGAATAAATTGTTGGTTCATCAATAAATCCTAAAAAATGTTCGTTTCTTGTTAAAATCTTATTGAATACTTCTTCTTTTGTAAATCCTGTTGTTGACCCTGTTATCATGGTATAACCATCCTCATAGTCTCTATATTGTAATGTGGTGGTACCAGTTGTATTACCGGTGTATGTAAATGTGTAACCCGTAAATTTAACTAAGTCGGGAGAAGAACCGCTTGTTAAAGTTTGGGTATATCCCGTTGAACCGTATTTTTTTAATTCATCTAACCTACTACCACCAACCGCCATATATGTGAAACCTGTTGTAGTATAACCCGTGTTGTTTGTAATATCAAGGTCATTTAGGTAATTTTGAGTTTGTCCTGTTAGGTTTGAATATGCTGGTACCGTTGTTCCTGTAAAAGAACCTAATGAGTTTGTTATTGTGGTATTTCTTGGAACTGTAATCTTTTTACTTAATTTTTGTTTAGTCCACGGTGCATCTAATGTTATTGTTATAGTGTATCCTGAAGGTGCTGCGTATATGTGTGAAAGTGATGGCAAAGATTGTCCAACAACACCACCATTAACTGTTAGTCCTGAAATTAATCCATCACCCCAATTAATTGTATATGTTTGTTCAACAATTTTTCTAAGTTTATCGGGATTAACCGTACTATAAACTTGTATTGTGGAACCTGTTTGAGTATATGAGAAATTAACAAGTTGTTCCATTTGTTCAATTGCACCGTCAAATCCAACCATAACGCCCATCTCATCTACCGTACTTTCTAAAAATACCGGTAGATTATAACTTTCAGATAATCCACTCAGTGGTGTTGAAATCCAAGTAGTTCCGTTCCATTTGTAATGACCTTGGGTAACGTTACTTGAATATTTATTATCAACACTACCCGTGAAATTATATATACCATCTCCGATGTTTGGTCCGATGTAAATACTACCTGACCACGGTGTTAAATCACCATTGCTGTCATACCAATTTTGACTTGTTGTTGACACTAAAGATCCACTAACAATGTTTTTTCTTAATATTTCGTATCTATTCTTTTTCATTTAACTATTATTGAGATTAACATGATGGACAGTTATTTTTTGACGCATCGCTAATTTGAGTATTACCTAATTCGTTAGTGTCGTTGGTAAATGAAACAACTCTATAACAATATCCCGCACCACTCCATAACTGGTCACTACCATCAAGGATACCGTCATTTACTTGATCCCAATAATAATTTGTTAAATTATTGCCAGCCAAATCACAAGGGCCTCCATTATAATCTTTTATTCTTTCTAATATTGCATATCTATATTGTGGGGCTATAGAATCATCAAGTATTGTAAATGTGGATGTATATGCAACTTCTCCACCAGCGTTGGTTGATGACCCTGTAAAGATGGCAACAGAAAATGTTTGATCTGTTTCAGTAGTTTCATCGTCATCTATTACTAATTCAAAGGTATGTCCCGTAGATGCGGTAATTAACATTGCGGTATTAAGGTTAGTAAACTCTGCTGTTGTGGCGGTTCCAGATTTTTTACCCCACCAAAGATATGTTCCTACCGCACTACTACTTGATTCTACTGTAACCGTTACAATATTATTTGGTGGTTGCTCACCGTATTGTGTATTATCAACAGTTGCGGTAAATATTAAAGTTATTTCTGTTGGTGTCGGTGTAGGGGTTGCTGTTGGTGTCGGTGTAGGGGTTGCTGTTGGTGTCGGTGTAGGGGTTGCTGTTGGTGTTGGGGTGTTTGTTGCTCCTCCACCTCCGGTTGTTGGTGTGGGGGTAGGGGTTGCAGGTGTTGGTGTTGGGGTAAGGGTTATGTCATTCTGAACATCCCTTTCAACCATATATGAATAATCACTTTTATCAATTGTTACTTTATAATATAAATCTTCATATTCAGTATAACCCGATATACTATTTTTTTCATAAAACTTAATTGGGTTTCCACTCTTACCAATTCTACCATCAGAAACCACATCTGTAAAATTTGGTTTATTAACAAAATCACTTATACTACCATCTTCCGCATTATAAAACTTTGCGGTCATCCAAAATGTGTTTCCTGTTATTGTTGTTCCACTAAATGGACTCTCATCCTGAAACCAAAACAAATACATGTTTTCTTTATTTCTATAGTTTGATCCCATAAAAACAGGTAAGAATATGTAATCGTTGAGTGTGGTGTGGAAATATTTTTCTCCCAATGGTAACGATAAATTTTTAGCAAAAACTAATTTTCTATTTGTTCTATCTGGTTTTACACTATTTGGCGTTTTAAAAAATTCTAATCTAAAAAAACTTTTAACGGTTTGTTTTAACATTAAAGCATTTTCTTTATTAGAAAGACCCGTTGGTTCATAATCGTTAACATATGTTGACCCATTTAAAAAATAAAAACTAAACCATATGTCGGTTTGTTGAAATGTTGTACCACTTTTTGTTACATCATAAGGTTTGTGAATATATCTAACGGTCTCATAATTTTCAATTGGATTAATGATTTCACTTAGAATTTGTTCTTCCATTTGAAGAGCACCTTCTTCCCAACCAAGATCTGTTTTAAAATCTTGTTCCATGTTCATGGATATTGTTAAATCATTTGTATTAGATAAAATTTTCATTAACAGTCGGTTATTGTTTTATCGTTGAAGTTTGTCAATCCGTCAGTTTTATTTTGGTATAATCTCTCATTTCTTAAATAGAAATTAATATCATTTTTTACATAATGAATATTGTTTATAAATGGATGATTAACACCATAACCATCGGGGTCAATATATCCATGGTCATATAAATCTCTCCATTTCCATAACCCTTCCTTTTCAAAATACATTGTATTTTCAGGTAAGTTTATAATGTCGTTTGTTTTTGATGTTTCAACATATGGAGACAATTCTTTTAATTTTACCTTATGATATGGTTGATAATATAAACCAAATAGATTTTCGGCGGTTGCTCCTGAAAATCCATCAACATTACCATCTTGATTGTGGTCAAATGTTGCTATTGGATTTGATATCTTATGATATGCTTCACTTATAATTCTTTCCTTTAATTCGGTTTTATTATATTCAACATATGCACCCGTTAATCCGGTAGTACCTATTGTGATTGAATTTCCACTATAAAATGTAAAACCTGATTTAGTAAAAGACGTTGTAGTTATTTTAGTTTCATTTGATGTCGTACCACTAAAATGTTTATCAATCCAAGTATTGTGAAAATTAAATTTCCATCCAACTTTTGGTGGGTAATTAAAAAATCCGTTTGAGTTTCTATATATAACAGTTAAATAAACATCTGTTGGTGTGTATCCTAAATTATTTGTTATTCCTGTTAATATTAATGGTTCTTTAAAATCATATATTAAAGATTCCATTCTATTTCTTTCAACTAATACGTCATTATCACCATTTGAATTTTCAATTAATAGTTTTCTTTCGTCTTCCCATATTGGGGTTTCAAAACCAATTTTATCTAAAATATAATTCGTAGAATCTGTTAATGTTTTATGTTGATGAACATAATATTGTGATGTTGTACCTGTAATATCATTTCTATTTAAACATCTTTTACCAACAGTTAATAATGGTATTGTTGTTCCTGTTAAAATTTGACTCTTTAATAAATTAATTACATATTTTTCTGAATTGTGAACCTCATTACCAACACTATCAATTGTAAATGTTCTACCACTAACGTTTCCTGTTAATGTTGTTCCTGATAATACAACAAACTCCCCAGATTTCATTCCATGTTCAACAGGTGAAGTTAATTCATAATAAGAACCACCTGAATATGATAATCTAAATGGAATACCATCACCCGATGTAAAACTTATTGTTTCACCCGCAGTTGATCCTGATAAACTATATTTCATTGGGAACAAACTATTGTGACTTTGTACATAACTTAGATATATGTTCCAATTTTTATATGGTGCCGTAATCGATGTGGTAACCGTATGACCTGTATTAGTTGTTCCTGTTAAAATTGTTGTTACACCAAAAGTTGGTGATGTTCCACTTAACGGTACGTATATTTCTCTTAAAACATCGTTTCTTAAAAACGCTAATTCATTATAAGGTAAAAATCCATCGAAATTATTATCACTTCCATCACCACTTAAATAAAGATTTTTTTGTAATGGTTCGTATGTTGTACTTCCAGAATACATATTTCTGAAAATCATTTTTAATTTACCATATATTTTATAATTCTTACTATCGTTTCTTTCATCACTAAATAATTGTGCAATATCTAAAACAACATCTCTGTCACCAAGACGCATTAAATTTTCAGAAGAATCTAAATTTAATCTTAAATCTAAGTCTTCCTCTTCTGCCTTGAAGAATCTCTTGGTTGGTAATATTATTTTTTTCTTTTCCATTATTCAGCAGATGGGAACGCACCCTTTGGTCCGTATTTTTCTATTAGTTTATCTATCGCAGTCTTACCGGGTCTTAATCCAAAATAAAATAAGAATGGTGTTGATAGTATTTGTTTTGTTCCGTTATAATTTGTTGATGTTGGTTTTACCATAAAGTCGAGGTCGTTTGTCCATGCCTTTGATGCCCAATTACTCGTTTCTCCAGTTCTAATCCATAGTGTTCCTGTCAATGGATTATCTAATGTACCTGTAGCAATTTCAAGTACCGTGAATCCTTCTTCTTGATTATTATAAGTTGTATGTGTTGTACCTGTTGTTTCAATATCCGCATACACATCATTATATGTTACACCAGTATATGTAAACGTATCACCACTATATTGTTTTGTCATCGGTAATAACAAATATTTGTGTGTGGAATCACCTGTATACTTGTAATTTTTAGTCATTCCTTGTAATGGTTGTACTTCAATATTACCATAATCCCAATGTTGACTAACTCCAGCACCGAATCCATTTGTTCCGTCACCGCCCTTTTCCCATAAATAAAATGGAACTTCTTGTGATGATTCTGTTAATCTTCCGGGCTCATTTAAACAAGCTCTAACTCGATATCCCTCACCATCGTCTAGTACTAAATTTATCGGTAGTGGTCCACCATTTAATAATCCTGGATAAGATTCAACATCTAACACTTGTGGATTATATGCGGCATAATTTCTATTTTGTAAATCGAATTCTTCAATACCAACTTCATTATTTATTGATATTAGTTGAAGGATATCACCATTCATTACAGTACCAAAACCACTATATCCGTTGTTTTCAAAAAACGAATTGTAATTACCACTTGTACTACCATCTGTTGCCAAATAATCTAATTTATAATTAATGTATAAACCTAACATCTCTTTAAAATTTTGATAAGATGTTGGTCCAATATCTCTAACAACTGAACAATTTGGGTCTAATGATGGGTCAGTACATATTTCTTTTATAAACTCATCTCTTGGTCCTAAATCAACAATGGTGGTTGGATGACCCAATCCTTCTCTATCACTTCTACTAAATGTACTACCATTAAAATATGTTGATCTATAGTAAAATCTTTTGTCTGGATTTTCTACAGTTCCCGCTTTAAAATAAACTAAATCAGGACAATATTTTGTTCTTCTAACATTTAAATCTAATGTTGCCTCGTCGTCCCATCTAACCTTTGCTTTAAATGGAAACATATACAATGAACCTGTTAACCAGTTGTCAATAAATTTATAATTTGCAATACCACCACAAAATACTTTAGCAACAAGTTTTCTTCTAGCATATTCAGTTATTGCATCAAAATTATCTCCCCAATTAAGAGTTGCTGCGGCCGGTATAATTGTAAATAAACCATATCTAAATTCAGAATAACCACTGTGTGTACCACATGTACCACAAGGATTACTATTAACATTTCTAATAACTTGACCAACAGCAATTTTACCAGAACCACAAACAGTACCTGCTGTTATGTTTGTGGATGTTAATCCACTATATGGTGTGGATGCATTACCAACACAATATGTTCCATAGACAATAGATTCTTTATAAACGGTAACATATTGTTGACATCCACCTTCTAATTCACTACTTAATCCTGATGTATTTGAACCTCCAGTTAAACTTGATTGTGAATCATATATTTTGTAACCCTGTGGTCCTGTTGGTGGATTTCCTCCACTATAACTAACTGTTTGTGTATCATCATAATAATACGTATCAATACCATTTATTGATTCAGTAAATAAATTTAATGTGGTATGTTCTCCTGAATTATTAAATTTAACAATAAATCTACCCGTGTAATCGGTTAATATTTGAGATAAAGTATAACCGCTTATAATGGATGGTGTAACTGTTGTTCCTGAACATGCGGTTGATGGTATATTAAAATAAAGTCTAGTTGTATCCCCGTCTCCATCTGTATAACTTGAACAACCATATGTTGTCATAAAACTATCCGGAATTGCACTTCCTGTAGCAATTTCATTATATAAATCGGCTGGATTGGTACTTGTATTTGGTAAATCATTTGAATAATCCAAGTTATCACATGTTTCACATTCGGGATATATAGCAATACCTAATCTAACCGTACCAAATCTTTGTAATGGTTCGATAACTAACTTATCAAAAAAATCAAACGGTCTCCAATCGATAATATGTTTTACATAAATTCTAAAATTATAAAACGTTTGAAACGGTAATATTAAAACCTGTACCGCAGCGATAAACGCATAATAAATTAATCTTTCAAACGTGTTTAATATTATTGCCAATAAAATGGCAAAAGTAATTGTTTGTACCGCGTGATTAATTGGTGGGGTTAGTGAATTATTTTGACAATCGTCTTCCTCCTTTGGTGCAATTTGTGTGATTCCTAAATTCCCATTACTGTGTGAACCAAGAAATGACGATACACTATAAATTTTATTATAATTAAATCTATAAAAATAATCTTGTGGATAATATGATCCGTTGACGTTATTAAAAAGAATATTATCATTTAACGCTCCCAATGGATAATCATTCCAATTTGTTGACCAAGTATATGACTTATCAATTTCCGAATCGGTAGTTGCATATTCCCTAATATTTGGTATTAAATAAGAACCGATTGTTCTTACTCTACCTAATGACTCATTTTTTGTGGATACTCTAAATCTATAACATGCAGATGTTGGAATACCCTTATTTGGGTCGTTTGTAATTTCGTTCTCACCGAATTCATTTGTGTAAACAAACTCCATGTTCATAGGAACCGAAATCATAAATGAACCACTATCATCAACATCTTCACTAGTTTCCATTAGTTCCAATATTGGTCGATTGTTACTATCTTTCTTGTTTGTAAATCTTAATATTTCTACTGTTGCCGGTTCGGTAATAAGACCACACTTATTACCCATACCACCTCTTGGTGTACAATTTTTATTAACCGTGTTGTTTCCTTGGTCGGAAAATACTGACCCTAATAAAATTGCCTTTGGTTCAATTTTTACTCCCTTATCTGATAAATCAAAATCCGTTCTTGTAATTCCTATTTGACATAAGTCAACATTACCCCAAAATGGAACAACCTCAACCGTCTTATCAAATGAAACGATTTGGGGTAATGAATCAATATCTTCAGATGCTTTAAATGCGTATGATGTTTTAAATTGGTCTAATCCAACTCCTTGTCTAATGAAATCGTCGGGTCTTAGTGAAAAACAACCCATGTCCGATAAATCCAAATCAACATGAAGTTTTTGTAATCCTAACGGAACTCCCCATATCATAAAGTCACCAGATTCATTAGTCTTAACCGTGTACTTATAATATTTCTCATAAACTTCCAATACCTCTTCTCTATTGAGAACTTCTAATTGGTCGGGAAATGTTCCAGTTGGTTCGTGTCCTCCGTGTTGTTTTCTTGCCGGTAATAAATTATATCTGTAATTTGTTTCTTCGTTTCTTTCTGATGGGTCTTTATATGGATATAAAGCCGAAATTACGGGGTCTGTCGAATCTTCGTCCGATAATGGGACAAATATAGAAACTCTTGCGTTTGGTACCCCAAAACCATTATTAACAATGATTCTACCACACACAACACCGTAATCTGAACAAAGTGAAGTATACGTGTCTTTCTGTGTAAACTTTAAAGATAAGATTTCCAATAAATCATAGTCTTGTTTTAATTCGACTGTGATGTTTTGGTCTTTACCAATATCTGTGTATATTCTGTGTTTTTGTAGCATTCTTATAATAAATAGAAAGAGGTGGATTTTCTATTATTATAAACAAAAAACTAATTAAAATGTAGTCGTTCCTAAGGTTTTAATTCTTATCTTAATGTCCTTATTAGGGAATCTAATTTGGAATATTTGATTTGACTTCATGAATATAGTGTTGTCGCTTTGTTGTATTTCTTTCGTTGCGTTGTCTTTGTAACTTTGTGAAACCTCGGATGATGAGTATTCTCCACCAATTTTTCCAAAAACTCTTAAATCTACAACGTTCACAACTCCCGACACATTACCAATGGATTTTGACAAATCTCCAACAAATAGTGGATCTCCCATTTTACGTTTTTCAATTGCAAAGAAATCTACAATATTTTCGATTGCCGTCTTAATAACGTCTGTTTGTGATGTATTTTTATCTATAACTAAATCAACTTCTAAACCCATATCAATAACCTCACCACTCACAATATCCAAATAATCGTTAATCATTCTAAACTCAGAAAGATAATTTAAAATATTATTTTTTAATGTATTGGATACAGTGTCAGTTAAACTACCATTTTCGTCATATGATAATAATTTGATTCTTACCTTATTATCTTCTTCCATCACATTTACCTTTGCCGGTGCTCCGAATGTAGATGGCATTGTTTCTATTAAAGATTTATAGTCATTTAACGTTACAGCTCTGTTTTGTGCTGCAAAATTATAAGCAACCATATTTCTTATTTCTTCTATTGTTGGTTGGTCCGCCCCACCAATTGCTGGTGTGATATTTGTCACAGATAATGAATCCTCAACCTGTGTGTTAATAGTTGAATTTGGACCTTGTATGTTAAATTCGACACTATCCACACTTGTTATAACATTAACTCCTAAATTGGAATCTTTACCCCCACCAATTCGATATTTCACGAATATTGTTGAGTTTACTTTAGGTACTGTACCTAACGACATGTTATTTAAAAAACTAGCAATGTTTACTTTCATGTTGCTAGTAATGTAGTTATCCAAGTTATCTAATGGGTCAACCGTTCCTGAACCAAAGGTTAATGAAAAATAACCTTCAGGAGTATATTCGGTTAAAAACTTATTTGATACTGGTACATAATCTCCTGCCTTGAAATTGTTTTTATCTGAAACACTTGTGGTGTTTGGTATAAACACTTTATCTTGCATTAACGATTTTACTTCGTACCATTTATTGGTTGACGTTGTAAATTCTGTTGATGTTGGATTAGCTCCAAATGTGGTACCATCTTTATGTATTATAGAAACAACACCTAAAACATTTTGTTCTGGTAAAAAAAGTTTTAAAAATGGTTTTTGGTCAACTTGATTGATTACTCTTCTGTAAATTCTTGTTACTCCGTTTACTACCGCCTCTCTTTTTGTAATTGTATATGATATTAAACTATTGTTACTATCAAAATTTGGAATCTTTAATCTATTTGGTTCTCCTTTACTGTTAAATGGATTAGAAAAATCTATATCTTCTATTGTTTCAAATATCTGACCTCCGCCTGACACTTGAGCTCCACCTTTTAAAATTCCCAAATATCTTTCATCTTCTTTATCACCACGAACCGGAACATTAACTGAAAAATCACATAGTGCCACCGATGGTCTTACACCTGGTATTCTAATACCATATGTTTTAGCAATATGAAATAAAGATTGTCTTTGTTGTGCAAAATCTAAAATCGTTTCCTGAAAAACTCTGTCAATATGAAAATGTAAGTTATCCGCAACCGCAGCATTTAAATCTAACAACACAGAAAATATTGATGCGTCATTGGTGTTTTTTACCAAATCGGGATAATAATCGTTTGTTAAATTAACTAATTCTTGTCTTAGTCCCGCAAAATCTCTAGTTGCGTATGATATTTTTTTCGCCATTTTAAATGTTTATTATAATAAAGTCAGAGGATGAAAATGCTCCATTATTAACCGTATAATCGATTTTTACTTTAGCAGTATATGGTTTATTTGCCTGTTCTGAAACCCTAAATAATCTTTCATCTTCTTCTTGACTAAATGATGTTGTTTCATCGGGGTCATTTTCTGCCGACATGATATTAATTGAATTAATGTCTAAATTTGGAATATACTTTTTTACACCGTCTCTTATTTCTTCTTCGATTAAATTAAATGTAACCATGTCATTTTGGTCGAAAATATATTCATAAATTCTTGTACCAAAATCTGGTAAAAAGTATCTACTACCCTTCTTAGTTAAAAGAAGGTGAATTAGATTTGCTCTAACTTCTCTTTCGGGTGTTTCCGTCATTTTAACGAAATCCCCAATTTGACTATCTCTGAATGGAAAATCTATTCCGTATTTTATCGCCATATCTATAAATATAAACAATACTAAAATGGTAATAAATAAAAAACCCATCCGAAGATGGGTTTAGATACTCTATAATTATTTTTATGACCCACAACCCTCACAATCAAATGGGGAATCTGTGGGTTTTTCACCCATCATTACCAATTCAGGTGTATTTTCACTAATGATTTGGTTATTGGTTGGTGTCGCCATTTTTTGTGGTATTTCAATAGGTTTAGAGGTTGAGGTATCAACACCTAATCCTTTAAGTGCATCAACCGCCGCTCTCGTTCTTAAATAATACATTCCCGTTTTCAAACCTAATTTCCATCCGAATAAATGTGCTGCTAATAATTTAGGTTTAGTTGCATTATCAATAAATAAATTTAATGATTGTGATTGGTCAATAAATATACTCCTATTCGCTGCCATTTGTAAAACACGTTTTTGAGACATTTCCCAAACTGTTTTATAAACCTCTTTCATCTCGGTTGGAATTTCAGGTATGTTTTGAACTGAACCATTTTCCATTATTAATTTATTCTTTATGGTATCATTCCATAAACCTAATTTCAATAAATCTTTAACTAGGTGTTTGTTAATCATAACAAATTCACCACTTAATGTTCTTCTTGAATAAAGGTTAGTTGTAAATGGTTCAAACGCTTCATTGTTACCTAAAATCTGTGCGGTAGATGCGGTTGGCATTGGTGCAACTAATAGTGAGTTTCTAACACCAAAAGATTTTACTTCTTTTCTTAATGATTTCCAATCCCAACGACCAGATAAATCTTTATCTTTTTTACCCCACATTTCGAATTGGAATACACCATTTTCAATTGGTGAACCTACAATAGATTCATATGGACCAAATTCTTTAGATAAATCTTTAGAAGATGTCATCGCAGCAAAGTATATTGTTTCAAAAATATCTATTTGTAATTTATCTGCATCTTCACTTTCAAATGGTAAACCTAATATACAGAATACATCAGCCAATCCTTGAATACCAAGTCCTACTGGTCGATGTTTAAAGTTTGAACGTTTAGTTTCTTCAGTTGGATAGTAGTTTAAGTCAATTACATTATTTAAATTCTTTACAACTTGATATGTGTTCTCATATAATAAATCGTGATTAAACTCACCATTAATAATATACTTCGGTAATGCTATTGATGCTAAATTACAAACCGCTTGTTCTGTCGGTGAACTATACTCAATAATTTCAGTACATAAATTTGAAGATTTGATTGTACCTAAATTCTTTTGATTTGATTTGTAGTTAGCGGGATCCTTATATAACATATAAGGAGTTCCTGTTTCAATTTGTGCGGTAAGGATTGCATCCATTAATTTTCTCGCTTTGACAACTTTTCTTGCCCTACCTTCCTTTTCATATTTTTCATATAACTCCGTAAACTCTTGTGTGGGATTAATTGGGTCATCATAAACGTCAGATAATCCTGGTGCCTCGTCAGGTGAAAATAATGACCAATCACCATCCTCCTCAACTCGTTTCATAAATAAGTCAGGTGTCCACATAGCTAAGAATAAATCTCTCGCTCTCATTTCCTCTTTACCATGATTCTTTCTTAAGTCAATAAATTCAAAAATATCGGAATGCCAAGGTTCAAGATAAACCGCAAAAGACCCTTTACGTTTTCCTCCTTGGTTAATCCAACGAGCAACTTCGTTATAGGTTTTCATCATTGGTAGTAAACCATCTGATTGTCCACCAGTCCCTTTAATGTAAGAACCTTTCGCTCGAACATCATGAACATGAAGTCCAATTCCTCCTGCCCATTTAGAAATTTTCGCAACATCTTTAATTGTATCAAATAAACCGTCAATATCGTCACCCTTGTTACCAATCAAGAAACAAGATGACATTTGAGATTTACGTGTACCCGCATTAAATAATGTTGGAGTTGCATGAGTGTAGAAGTGTTGAGATAAGTCGTCATAAATTCTTAACGCCATATCTAAATTACCTTTACAAATACCAACGGCAACTCTCATATACATGTATTGAGGTCTTTCAACCACTCTATTTCCAATCTTTAAAAGGTAAGAACGTTCCAATGTTTTATATCCAAAGTAATCAAAATCCAAATCTCTTTCTTGGTGAATTGCTCCATCTAAAGATTCTCTATTTTCCATTACAAATTTATAAACACCTTCATCAATTAATGAAGATTCTTTACCGGTTTTTGGTTCAACAAAAGAATATAATTCTTTAATACATTGAGAAAACTTTTTATGTGTCGTCTTATGTAAATTAGATACCGCTAATCGACCTGATAATTTCGCATAATCAGGGTGAGTTGTAACCATTGCCGCGGCGGTTTCCGCTGCTAATACATCTAACTCTGTTGTTGATATACCATCATAAATTCCTTGAGTTACTTTTAAGGTAACATATGTTGGGTCAATATATTCTAAATTCAAATCACTACAGAAAACACTAATTCTACGTGTGATTTTATCATATCTCATTTCCTCTAAGGAACCATCTCTCTTTTTAACTTTCATCTTCTTATTATAATTTTAAAAATCTACGTCTCCAAATGCAGAATCTAAATCTTCTGATACATTATTAACTCCCGCCTTTTGATATTCCGCAACTCTCTTTTCAAAGAAATTAGTTTTACCTTGTAATGCAATGTTTTGCATAAAATCGAATGGGTTCTCAGAATTATATACTTTAGATACTCCTAACGCAACCAATAATCTATCTGTTACGAATTCAAGATATTGTGACATTAATTCTGAATTCATACCAATTAAACGAACGGGTAATGCCTCGAGAATAAATTCTTTTTCAATTTCTAATGCTCCACAGATAATTTCTTTAATTCTTTCTGGTGAGATTTTATTTTGAATATGATTGTTATAAAGATGACAAGCAAAATCACAATGCATTCCTTCGTCTCTTGATATCAATTCATTAGAAAATGTTAAACCTGGTAATAAACCTCTTTTCTTTAACCAAAAGATTGAACAAAAAGAACCTGAAAAGAATATTCCTTCTACTGCCGCAAATGCCAATAATCTATCAACAAAAGATTCTGAGTTAATCCATTTAAGTGCCCAATCCGCTTTCTTTTTAATTGCCGGTATTGTGTCAATAGCATTAAATAACTGATGTTGTTCTTCTTTATCTTTAACTAAGGTATCAATTAAAAGTGAATACGTTTCACTATGGATATTTTCCATCATGATTTGAAAACCATAAAAGAATTTTGCTTCAGTATATTGTACTTCATTAACGAAGTTAATCGCTAAGTTTTCGTTTACGATTCCGTCAGATGCTGCGAAAAATGCCAACACGTGTTTAACAAAATGTTGTTCATCATCGTTTAATTTGTTTTCCCAATCTGATATATCTTGACCTAAATCAATTTCCTCAGCGGTCCAAAAAGACGCTTCTGATTGTTTATAGAACCTCCATAAGTCATGGTGTTCGATTGGAAAAAGGACAAAGCGTCCGGGGTTATCTTGTAAAATCTTCTCCGTCATAGTTTTTTTATTTTTTTATTTTTTAGCCAATTCTTGTCTTCTTTTAAATGCTTCAGCGGCTCTGTTAGCATTTATTTGAACTTTTTGTTCTTCATGACCCAATAGGGTATTTTGTGTTTCGGTATCAATGAATAGGAATTCATTGTTGAATTTACAATTTTGGAAAACAACACCATCTCTACCGATACGAGATTTAAGTAATGTAAGTGTTGCCAAATTATTTTCCTTTTGTTCTAACGTTTTACCAATTGATAATATAACGTGTGCAATTTGTGCTTTTTTAATTGACCCTCCCATTTGATCACTGTTTACAACTTCAGAAGAGATTGATTCTCTATTACCCTGAGTTGCAGTCCAAACAGCAATTTCAAACTCATTTGTCATTGATTCTAAACTTCTCATAATTGAACCCTCACCTTTCCATTCTTCACCATTTGCGGATTTTTCAGATGAAATACAATCAACGTAGTCAATAACTAATAGGTCAACTTTTTCACCTTCAGAATTCATCTTTCTAATTTTATTCTTTATTTCGGAAACGGTCACATTATCGCTAGATAATTTCAATAGTTTCAGAAATCCTTTTGAATTTAATTGAATCTCTTTAACCTTTTTTTGAACCTCATCCTTATAGTTAGGTTGTTCATTTGGTGAGATTTCCGTCCAAATTGTATAGTGTTTTCTTTTAATATTTCCAGGGTTATCCTCGAAAAATATTTGTACAACATTAAATCCTAAATTATATGCGGTATTAGCAAATTTAGTAAGTAAAGTTGTTTTACCCGTTCCTGTTGGTGCTAATACAATACCTAATTCTCCTCTTCCTAAACCTCCATTTAATAAGTTATCCACACCCACAATACCAGTCGCTATTGGTTGTCTATTATCCTTTTCCAAGGCACCTTCGATATCGAAAAACACATCGGTAGCCTCGTCATTAGAAATACCGACTTGTAATGCTTTTTGAATGATTTGTTCAATCTTATTGTAAGATTCAAAATCACCGTTATCAATAATACTTTGAACACCTTTAAGTTCCTTTTTTAAATTCTGTTGTTTACAAAAATTAAGTGCAGTATCCTTAACATATTCTATTTGTTGTTCGTTATTTTTAATGGAGTCCAACGTATCGACATGAACTTTAGAGGAGTCTTTATTTCCTCCCTCTGACATGATTTTTTGTGCTACGGTATTGTAATCGGGAATTTTATTATAAGTTTTGTACAACTCTTTTACGTTCTCCATGATAAATCTGAATGAATTATTTTCAAAGAACTTACTTTCTAATACATCTATGATTGTTTCTCCGTACTTTTTGTCTTCAATAATTGCTTTAATTAGGGATTGTTGAAATGAAAATCCCAAATGCCCAAAATTCCTTTCTTCCATTGTAATTGTTATATATGTTTTTAAATTATAGTTCGTATTGTAGATATGCCGTTTCCAATTCATCAGATGATAAGATGTCAGTTAAATCTGACAAAATTATCTTTAGTTTTGGACGAATGTCAACAGTGTATCTAACCTTTGGATGATAGAGATATGCTGGGAATATCCTTTGAATAAATACATCGTCACCTATCTTAATTTCCAATAAAAAATGTTCTTTTGACTTACTTGCCTCGTCTTCCACACTCTCTGAATTGAGGAAAAAATTCAGATTTTCACATAGATAATTGGAACATTTTATTTTTAAATCTTCAGCCATATCCTCACAAATATTTTTTACATAATAGTGGAGATCCATACTTCTTCTTGCTTGAGGGTTGTAATCTCTAACATTGAAAAATCTTTGACATACAATATGTCCTTCTAACGACAACAGGAACTCAAATTTAGTGATATTGTCTTGGTTTTGGTAATTACTCATTGTTTTTAATTTTGATTGTTCTTTTATTTTTTTCTTTTCTTGTTAATCGTAAAAATGGGTTTATAAATTTTATCCAAGAGTCATCTGATTTTGGTAACACATTGAATAAACCATCTTCAGTCATCATTTTCATGGCGTTTTTATATGACCTTCCTTCTTGATCTAATTTTTCGTTTATTAGTAAATCAACATTTTCTTTTGCCTCATCGGTTAGAAATGGAGAATCTAAACTAACTATACGACTGTTTACATCAAAAAATTCTTCACCAAATACACCATGTTTGGTTACTCCAGTTAGTAAATTTGCAAGTAATTTATTGTGTTTATCTTGTAGGAACATCTCATTGGTTTTATCCTTAATTTGTTCGATAGATAAATGTTCGGTTTTAAGTTCGGGGAAAATAGATAAAAATCTTTTAATACCCATACCTTTTATTCCCGCAATATTATCAGAGGAATCACCACATAACATCTTAACTAATTTTACATTCTCAATTAAAATTTCCTCATGGTCGTAAACTATGGAGTCGTTTTGTTTGTAAAGTTTTTGATGAGAAGGGTTGAAAATTTGTGTATTTTCAGAAACCAATTGAGTTAAATCACCGTCCGATGAATACACAATTTTGTTTTCGTTGGGTGAGTTTTGTGTGTAGTATGCAATACAATCATCGGTTTCACAATATTCAAACTCTCCTTGTCTTACGTAAAGTTCTTCAAGGTATTGTTTTATTCTCCCCCTTTGGTATTGATATGAATTTAATTCTTCTTCCGACCTAACTCTTTGACGTCGGTTTTCCTTGTAATGAACATAAATTTTTCTACGAGTAGATGAACCTTCTAAACCATCCCAAAAAACAACTATTTTGTCTAAATGATATGTCTCAAACGCTCTCCTAAGAGTATTAAGAAAATGGTAAATGCCTCCAATGTGTGTTCCTTTATAGAACATATTCTTGACACCATAAAAACCAATCGTAAGTAAATTATCTCCGTCAACAAGTAAAACCGACATTTAATATTATTTATAGATCACTCTCTTCTGTTACAACTTCTACGTCTGAGATGTCTGTAACATTAACACCTAACATCTTACCGATGTAATCACCCTGTTCTTTTTTATAATCCTCAATTGATTTCTTCTCTTCTGAATCTTCCTTTGCTGACATAAACCCGTGGGCTGTAATTAAGATACGTCCATCTTCATAACCTGAACCATTAATGTGGTTTTTCATTATAGAGATTTTTGTTCTCGTTGCTATTTTAACTTTTCTCTTATCTTTTGTGATAGAGATTTTCGTTGTTCCCGCTCCTTTTTGATTACCAAATAAGAACACAATACTTGAGTTTAACCAAATTGCCTCTCCACCTTTTGCTTTAATCTTTGGTTGTCCAAAAGGATTATCGGGTAATTCTACCCAAGGTTGGTTAACAATGATTAATGTGTTTGTATAAGGTTTATCTGTCCTTCTTGACCCTGAAATACGTTGGTTGATACCCATACCAATTTTGTCGGCTAATACCGATGCATTGTGTTGTTTACCACCTTTACCGTCGTAAGTCATCTTACATGGAACCGAACCTACCGAATCCCAAAGGATTAATAAATCGTGAGGTATATCTCCCTTTTCTTGTGCATCTAATAATTCATTGATATACTCAGTAATTTGTTCGATATATTCAAAATCACTATTGAAAAGATAATCTCCGTTCTTATCAAATCCCATTAACTCCGCGTGGTCCCAACTCCATTTTTGTTCAGTAATGACAAACACAGGAACTACTCCTTTCTTTTGTGCATCTACCGCTGACTTTACAAGTGCGGTTGTTTTACCCGTATCACTATGTCCTAATAACATATTGATGTGTCCCATCGCAGGACCCGGAAGACCCGTTGCATCCAAGAAGGCGTCACCTAAATCAAAGAAACGGTCAGCCTTATATTCAGCTTCTTTCGAGAATTTCTTCTTGATTGCTGAAAAATCTGTTTTTTTAATACCTGCCATAATTTGTTGTTTGAAGAGATGTTCCCGACATTGTTGTCGGGAACATATTGTGAATTAATTAAAAAGGAAGTTCTTCATCTGCCTCGTCTTCTGCCTGTGGGTCTACCGTAGGTGTTGACGATTTTGGTGATGAAATTACTTCTTCTGAGGTTGAGTTAGAAACCCATTTGCTACTGTTTGAATCCCAACGTGGAACTTCACCTTTAGCAACCATTTCTAAATAATCCTCACCCTTTTTAGAGTAAACATCCGACCAAGTTAAATCATTTTCTAACCACGTTTTTGCAACGTCAGCATCTGAATGTAATGCACTTGGGTCATCATTTAATACAGAGTTGATAACCGTGTACTCTTTACCCGTTCCCGCTTTAGTTAAAGCTAAGGAAAGGATTAAATCACGACCATTTTCTGGACTGGTTACATCTCCTTTGTTACGGAAAACTGGAAAAATCTTGTCAATAACACCATCACCTTTATGGTTGTGTTTGAATCTCCAAAATTTAACACCGTCTTGTTCGTGGTCACGGTCAATCACCTTTACAATGTAGAATTTACGAGAACGATATGAACGAGCCAATTCCTTATCGGTATCGACACCAGTCATCATTAATCCTTCGTAAACTTCATGTAATGGAGAACGTTTACCTTCTTGTTTAGGGTCATATAATTTAACCCACTTACCATCCACTTGAACTTCATGGAAGTATACCTCAACAAATGGTGAACTACCATCTTTTGTAGGTAAAATACGAATACGTCTTTCTTCACCCTTAGAACCCTTAGGTAATACAGTTGTGAAATAACGTTTTAATCTGTCCTCGGAGGACATCTTGTTGTTGTTACCGCTTGCGGCGTTTTTGTTTTTCTCGTACTGAGCCAGTACTGCGTCGAATGTTGACATAATAATTGATTTAAGTTATAAAACTGTTATAGATAAAGTATAAATAAAAAAAACCGAATTAAAAAATCCGGTTCAATTATTTTTAAAAATATTTTTAGGTCTTATTCTAAAGTTAGAAGATATGATAATTTATTAAATAAACCCAACATTTCGTCTCTAATGTTTAAAATATCAGTATCGGTTGGTTCAAATTGTTCGCTATATTGATTAAGAGCGTTTTTTACAGTGTTAATCATTTCCTCAGGTTTTAATTCTGATAAATTTACTAACGTTATTGTATTTGTCTCATCATCTAACTTAAAACGACCATATTTTCCCATGGCAGCTTCTACAAAAGTATCCGTTAAATCACTCAAAGTATCATATGTGTTACCAAAAGCTTGATGTCTTGAATAACCTTTGGTTTGCCAATGCATTACTCTTAACTGAGCACTTAACCCTAATAAAAAATTTATATTAGAATTGATATTCATCTTCTTGTTGGTCTGGGTTAAATGATGTTTTTATAATATCGGTGGGGTAGTTGTTAACCTCATCTTTAGTTAATACATACTCATTCTTACCACTTGCCGCCATTTCACCTTGTTTGTGTGCGAAAAACTCTTGTGGTTTTTCATTAAATGGATATGAGTCTAAAGATCTCATTTCAAGTTTCTCAACACCAGTTTTTGGTTTTGACGCCTCAACCTTAGCACCTAACTCATCAATTTTAGCCATAACAGCATCCATTTGAGCAAGTTTTTGTTCTAAGTCACCTAATTTAGTGAAAACGTCGTCCATTTTACCAATAACCGATGCGTTATCTGTTTTATTATTTTCTAAATCGTTTTTGATATTTTTAGTCATATTAACTAAATCTGTAATATCAATTTCTTCTGTATCCATACCATCTGCCGGTGGTAAATCTCCCGCCGGTGCGTCTAATGCCGGTTCTGCTGGTGGTATATCTCCCGCCGGTGCGTCCAACGCAGGGTCGGCCGGTGGTAAATCTCCCGCAGGAGCATCAAGTGCAGGTGCATCTTGTTCCATAATCATTTTAGTACCATATTTGTTAATGGCTCTGTAACGATTTAATTCTTCTTGTAATTTTTTCTCTAACATAGCTTTAGTCTTGTAATAGTTGTCTACCATCATTTGTGATATACTTTTTATTTATTCTTTCAACGATTCCGTCTTTTTCTCTAATTGTATAACATTCTCCAGTTACCAAATCACATTCCTCTCTTTCCATGCCGTCGTTAGATGTTCTTTTAGTCTGTTTAGGACTTAAAAATTGATCCATTGTGTTGTTTAATTTATTATTATCCATAATATTAAGTTATAAGTATAAATATCATTAATTTAGTTATTATCTTTCCCCAACCCAAAAATAAACCACATCACCATTATATAACCCTAATGTGTCCATTAACTTGGATGACATCGCTATACCATATCCTTCCAAATTTGGTCCTTCGTTAATAGGTCCATTTACTCTTATATTACCAATAGTTGTATCCAATTGATAATCGGGAGTTAGTGTATGTGATGCTTTAGTTTGTGGATTAAAGAATTCCGTGTTAGCGTCGATTATTTTATCTGCTGGTGTGGATGATGATACTTGAAATTTTGTTGAATAGAATTTCATATCACTATTCTTAATTGCTGACCATTTAACCGATTTAGGATTAAGTGTGTATTTTTTAGAATTTATTTTATTAAATAAACTCATTGTGGTATCGTCAGATATTTCATATATCTTTTCCATTCCCATTTTAACAACTACAGCTCTAAACCACTCCTTACCATCATATATTACTTTTTGTATATAAAGTTCATTGTTATATCCATTATAAGGTACCCCGTATTTGGTAATACCAGCACTTGGTACAACTTTCTCACCTTGTATAACTTTGGAACCTGGGTCGTATCTAAAGTTACCCTCAGGTGTTGATATAGTTAGAGTTGTTTTGGTTTGTTTATCAATCGCTTTGGTTTTTGCAACCGCGGTGTTCATAATCTTATCAAATAATGCCCTATAGTTCGACATAAACGAATCTTTAGGATTAGGTAAAGATGCATATGGTATTCTATATCCTTTGAACGTTGTGGTTATATTATTACCTTTAATATTGTGAGACACTTCGGTAATCAAATATGAACCTTTAAAAATTGGTATATTTTTAAGGTAGAAGAACATGGTTGGTTGTATCATTACGTTACCCATCATCGTGACTTCACAACTATATGACGCTTGTCTATAATAATCAAATAATGAAATATCAACATTATATACACCTGAACCAGATTCAGACCTTGCTAAGTTTTCTAAAACTACAAATGATTCCGAGGTGTTTCTTAACGTACTTTGGTCTAACTGTACCCCTTTAAATATTGATTGATTCTGATCACCAAAACTAACCTCGAACGCAACCACTTTATTAGATTTGGATAAATCTTCATCGGTGAACACTTTAGGTAGTGTTATAATATATGGGTTATTATTAACGTTAGAAATGTTTAAACTATCGTCAGCAAATTTATATTTCTTGTTTTCGACCGCCGGATGTTTAGATACGGGTCCTGTAACATATTGAATAATAACTTTGGGTGATGACTCTTGATAATCCACATCTAAGAATGTTCCAAATATATTCTCTGCAACTTTTTTGGATGGTGTTATTTTTGTTTTAGTTGAAAAATTGGTTCCGTAAAAATTAATATACGCTGGTAATGCTCTCATATCAAATCCCGTTCCGTTTATTAAATCAGAAATCGCACCATATAGGTTAATCTTATTATTTTTAGAATCTGCAAGGTCAATAAATTTTGTAAGATTTAAATAATATTGGTCTCCAATATCTTTATTTGCTTTATCTAAAAATAAAAACTCCTCTAATAATAATCTTTGTCCAATAGAGTTACCTGCAATCCATTTATCGTTAAATGATTTAAATGTATTATATAATTCAATTTTTAAATCTCTATTATTATATCCGTTATCTATTTTAGTTTTTTTATTCTTAGACTGTGTCCTAAGTGTTTTAAAATTAGAAGTTAAAATGTTTAAAAATAAAGAAAATCTATATCCTGAACCTGCCGCATTATTTTCACTTGGTCCCTTTTCGTATATGTTTGTTTTAAGATATGTTTGAAATGCCGTTAACGTGTTTGTTCCACCATTTTTTCTATATCCCGCATAAATCAATATTAAAGGTCTGAATTGAATGATATTGTCTACACTAACCTCAATGTTAAGTGTTGAGAAAAATTGTTGATAGTAACTATCGATATCTTCTCCAACGTATAATTCTATATAGTCTTTTGTGTCACCTGTTGTTAATTGTGTGTCACCATATCCTTTATATGAAAACGTATTTTCTTGAGACATTTTACTAAATCCATCAAATACATGTGGGTCAATTTCTTTTGGATTACCGATAGTAATTTTTATTAAACTATCGTTCGATAAAATGTTTGTCGTTGATGATAATAATTTTTCAGTTTGTCTTTCTTTTATTACATCAATTACTTCATCCACGGTTTTTGTACTATCTCCACTTTCTTTTCTAACTGTGAATATTTCTTTTAATATGTCTTGAAATTGATAATATTTTACCTTGTTAAATCTTCTATTAGTAATTTCAACATTTACCTTTTCGGTAGCAAAATCTAAAAACATGGTTTCAAATTCATCTAATATTTTTGGACTAAATGTTGCAATTAAATCTATTATTTTTTTATTTTCGGTGGTTAAAGAATAAATGTCACTAATTGTTTTATTATATTCTGAATACGACGCAATTGTCTTACCACTAAAATCGTCGTCTAAGTGACTATCAATCCAAAGAGGTCTAAAATATTTTTGTTCTTCCTGTTCGTATGTTGCCGATGTTTGGTATGCGATGTTTGGTAGTACTCCCAATAACCTTGCGGTTGCCGGATTACTTGTTAAAACCTTTTTACCAATATACTCATTGTCACCATCGCAAGGTAATGTTGTGTATGTTTCTACCTTATCGGGATATTTTGAATTGTCGACATATTGTGTCCAATAATTTATATTATTTGATTGAGCTCTTTTTCTACCGACAATACCACCTGTGTTTGTATAATAAGAGAACGATGTATTACCTGAGGATAAATTAAAATGATTGTAGTCATTTATAATTTGATGAAATATACCATCATAAAAAGGATGAACTCCAACATCTGTTTTTGCGGTACTTCCCGATACTATCGTTCCACCACTGAAAGTGAATCCGGTAAAGTTACTATCGGTGTTACCAAAATTGAAAAAATCTGACGTATCAATATTTTTAGTTACATTATTTGTTGAACATCCACTTAAAATATCTTCACGGTCTAACAAATATTTTTTATATCTGTGATATTGTGATCCCCATTTTAAAACTAAATGATATGGTACAAATTGTGTTGACCCAACTTCTCTAAATAAAGAAGAAACTAAAACCGGTTTCTCGTAATCACCATTTTTAAAGTTAACATAATCTTGTAACTCCACAAATGGTAAAGAATTTAATAATAGATAAGCAGAACCTGCGTATCTTCCGTATGCCGAACCTGACTTTCCAAAATCACTATATAATTGATTATGAAAATATGGTGTGTTTAAAATGTTTTCAGTTGTGGTGCCAGTTATGGTTAATTTCTGTGAAAATATATTAAGTTTACCTTCTTCCGTTCTTACCCATGTACTTGGACTTATCGGACCCGTTACTAAACCGTCTTTAGTATTAACTTGTAATACACCCCCAAATTTAAAATTATCATCAGTAAATTTATCCTTGTTTAAGTATGAAAGATATGTGGATGAATTAAATGGATATATATCTTTTCTATATGACTCAGGTGTGTAATTTAATAATTCGTCATTAAGTTTAGGATAGACACCATTATCAACCTTTATATCAGAAATACTTGTATATTGTTCAATCTTAAACGATTCACTTAAAACATCTGAAATATATTGTGTTGTTGATAATTGATCTTTGTAATATGAATATCTTTCAAATGGTGACAATGATTGTAATAATGTTCTTAAATCAACTTCATTTTTTACATTGTTAAATAAAATACCAAGTAAGTCGTCGTCCTCTTTGATACTTTCTTTTATGTTATCAAACTCTAAATTGGCTAGTTCTTTTATTGTCTCATTCTTATATGATTCTAATAATGTAAAGTTATAAGCACGTTCCCAAATTTCATATAAAAAACCGGTGTGTGATTTTTCAATATATGGAACATTACCCGATACGATTTCAAGAGGACTAATTGTTTTAATTTTAGAAGTATCTAAATCTCCCTCAAACACATATGAAACTTTATTGACTCCGCCTTCCGATTGAGTTGTTGTATCTTCCCTATTAGATGCTACTCTAATAAATTTCTCCACGAATTCAACCTCAGGCCATAAAATTGGGTTACTGGAATTAAGTTTTAATTCTAAATCTTGTTCTCCAGGATACGCTATAACTTTTTGTCTATCTTCTGATGCACTTTTTTTAATTTCAGGCCAAGGATATATATTGTCACCGATTGAATCACTTGAAAAGTTTTTTATAATATTCTTTCTTTCGTTAGAAACATCAATTGCTCTTTTATGAACATCTTTTAATAATCTAATATAAACGTCCGCATTTGCTAAGATTACCGCAAATAGATTTCTAATTGTGGGTTCGAAACCAATTCCACCTCTTGTACTATCCTTAATAATTTCGTTCATTTGTTTCTCAACCTCATTCTGTAATCTTTCTTTTTGTTCATTAAATTTCTTAATGATACTATAGATTTGATTAACAAGTTTGTCAAATGCGACAACCACGAATTTATTTGAAGGGTTTTCAGTATAGTAGTCCTTTATCACTCCTAAATTTTGTGAAACTATTTTTTCCCTACTAAATGATGATTTTGTTTTGTTTGTCTTATCGTTTAAAACGGCATTGTTAAATAACTCACTTTCTTTTAGTCTCTTTTTACCGTTTTCAAGTAATTTTTCTAATGTACTAACAGACTTATCTCCTATAACAAACTCAGTTGATGTTTTATCTTTATTACTTTGGTAATAATAATCATCGTCTCCTATTTTAACAACCTCATCAGTTAATCTAATTTTACCCCATGCTTTTACTTCTTTTTCAAAAGTTGTAATTGTCTCTTCAAAATCCTTTATTGCGGTAAACACTTTCATGTTAACCACTTGGTCATATATTTGTTGTTCTAATATTTTATCTAAACTCTGTGCAACTGTACAAACTTCTCTAAGTGTTTTAATTGGAAAGTTTTTTGGTATTAACTTTTTTCTTTTATATTCGGCATAAACACTTTTTAACATTTGATATCCCCTTGAGGACTTCGATATACTTTGTGTATATTCTCCTTTTTTTTCATTAAACTTTGCTTCGGTTGCGTTTTCTATTGCAAACATGTATGGGGCATTCATGATACCCTTTAATGGAATGTCATTAAGATACGCATATGTTGACCCAACGAATGTTGTTGATACTTCAAAGTTACCGTTTGAATCATTAAATTTTGTACTAAACTTAACTAAGTGTAATCTATATCTTATGGCCTTACCATAATATCCTTTAATTGTTAAATAGAATATCGGCCAAGGTACGTGGAAGAACGCCTTATATGGTGAATCCTCAGGTGCACTAAATAAGGTTTTACCTCTTATGTCAATGAATGTAATATTAACTTGTGGAACAAAATTCGTACCTCTAACCTGTATATTAATACTATCAATTCCAAATGACTCACCAGTTGAATCGTTTTGAAAATTATACTCTTCTCCTTTACTGTTTATTCCCGTTTTTACTTTTGAAAATTCTTCTGTCCAATCACTAGTATAGTCTTTACCGTTACCTAAAAAATTAAATGTTCCTTTTGCGATGGAAGTCATTGTATTTTGGTCACCTGTTGAATAAAAAGTTGTTCTTGGTATAATATCCGCCTCTAAATTGGCATACATTACCAATTTTTCATGTTCAATATTTCTTGGTGATATTGTACCATCACTTGAAATAGTACTATTGGGGTCGATGTATATTAAATTGTTTTGATCGACCTTAACTAATATATTTTCACTATTTGATTTACTTTTCGCCATAATATAGATTATACAATTCTACACCTCTTTTGTAATCTTGTAAAGTACTAATTAATGGAAAAGGTATTCTGATTAAGAAATTATTTGGTATTTCGAATTCAATGCTACCAGCAAGTGGATTCGCTTGTAAGATTATCCAACCAAACAAGGGGGTACCATAATAGTCTTGGGATATTTTATCCAATCTATCTTTACCCTTTTTAAACTGTATGTATTTGTCTGTTCCTTTAATTGGTAATTCAATACCGGGAACCATTCTAAAACTACCGTCGTCTATAAAAAACTCATATCTGTCAAAATAATCTCTACTCATCTTTTATAATAGTTTAATTTATCTGTTGGTGGTACTTTACTTGAAAATAACTTTTTTATGTCGTCAGTTACAGTTTCATTAGTTTCAGGAAGTATCATTTTATAACTAATTTTTTTACTGTTTGGTCTTGGTAAAAATTTAGTAAATTTAAACGACGCGGTTTCTTTGGTTATTAAATCTTCAGTAACCACAACTTTATAATCTAAGAAAATATCAATTGCTTCCTCAAGTTGATTTAAGAATCTTGAATCAAATAATTCGGGGTCATCTTCAAATGTTGCCATTATATTTTTTAACTCTCCCGCAAATAATTCTGATAATAACTCACCAAACTGTTCATCTTGTAAATCAATATTATTAAAATCAATAGTCGTTACATCCATTCTTTCATAGAATTTAGAACTGTTATCTTTAATGTAGTTAACACAACTTTTATAGTTATTATAGAAATTTGTTGGTGTAAATCCAGAAAGTCCTGATTTAATACCTAACACATCTTCTAGTTTAATATCAAACCCATTTTTAGTTATGAAATTAAGTTTATCTAATTCACTAATAAGTTCTTGCATCTTATCTTCTAATTCTACGAATAATTTACTATCCATGAACTCGTCTATCTTCTCAACTAATTTTGTTTTTGTAAATTCACTTAACCTATCTTCTGTACCGTTAAATCTTATATCATCGTTACCTAAAAAATTTAAATCGTAACTGAGAAAAATACTATACATTGATGTGGTATCAACTTTTTCTAATAATTTTTCTTTAAGTATTCTTGTGTAATATGATAAATCTTTACTTTTTTCATATAACCCAAATAATGAAAGTGTTTCATCCGTCGCATCTGTGTTAGCAGTATATCCCGTTATTTTTCTATAATTTGGATGTAATGCTAATCCAGCCAATATAGGACCAAATTGTCCATCTGTTTGTATACGTGTTACACCAAAAGATTCAACATAAGATTGTGTCTTTTTAAATAAATTATCAACAATGGTGGTATAGTCTAAAATTTCGTTAGATAAATCACCTAAATATTTTTCTTTGGTTAGTTTGTTTCTGTTTTGGTCATTCGCTTCTTCGGGTGGTATATATCTATTCAATAATTCCTCTAAGAATGTTTTAGTAAAACCAGACGTATCCATTCCACCCATTTTAGAATTGGTTGTTATTGATCTCTCATCATACATTTCAGTATTTGCATAAAAATTAGATGACAACGCATTTTGTAATCTTGATACAGGTTTTTCTAAACCTTGTCCACCAATAAAGTTTACTTGTAACGATACGTTTGCAATCATTGGTTGTACACCAATACCCTCAGGGTTTAAATCCCACACGTTATCATCAAACGTTATGTTAACATCACGTATAATAACTTTGGAATGATAAAAATCACCTATTCTTAATACACAAATAGGTGGTGGACCAAATGAAGTATTTCTTGCGTTTAAATCTGTATCGTCCGCAATACCTTTTAATGGTATTGTATCGCCAGGTCTAATGCATTGTTGTAAGAATGTAAGTCGAGCGTTTAATCCTTCAGGTGTTGTTGAGTGAAATGCGGGATGAAAATATCTTAATTTCTCTCTTAATGAACCAAATGCAAGTGGTGAATCTTCTTCTAATTTTTTAAAATAGTAGCATTCAGATAAAGTCTTCATGATGATTCTTTTCATCACGTCAATTGGAGGTTTTTTAGCAATTCTTCCCACACTTATTGGTTCAATTTGTACCAATTTTGTTTTTGGTGGTTCTCCCGGTATATCTGTTGAATTTGAGGTTTCTTTCTTAAGTTCCTCAGGTTTAGGTAATTGAGCATATTCCATCTTAACATAAGATTGTCTACAACCAAATGCAATTGGTGAGTTGATACGTAAATCAACATAATTAAAATTTGCGGCACTACAATCTTTACCTGATTCGTTTGGAATAAATTCACCCACACTTGTGGTATTAATTTTGAGTTTACCATCTCTCTCGTAACCTAATTCTTTATATGTAAATTCAATCTCTTTTAATGCCTTTTCTTTTCCCTTTGCGGACGATATTTTATTTGAATCAAGTTTCCATTTCTTATCTAATGAGGCTTTCCCAATTGTTACATCATTTGATATCTTAGAAATTATTTCTTGTAATATTGCGTGTGTTCTTCTTAACGACAACTTAAAGTTATAGTTATTATCGGCAATTGCAGAAGTTGATGATAAAATTGTAATTACTACATCGTCAACAGTTTTACCTGATATATCAATTTTAAGTGTATCAAGTTTAGTATTGAAGTCTGTATATCCAGTTGTTAGTTTGGTGTAGGATTCCTCAAGAATTAATTTTTGTTGTGTTTTAAAACCTTCTAAATCTCCTGACGTTAAATTTTTATTCCCTAATTGTTCTAAATCCTTTTTACCATTTGCAGTTGGATTACCTGAGTTAAATACAGCTTCAATATCTTTACCTAAATTAAATTTAAATGTGTCTTTTGAACTTATTAATGAATCGTAAAATGTTTTATATGATTGTCCTGAAATATAATCATTACCTTTAGGAAAATCGTTAGGGAATTTTAAATTAATATCTAATTTAATTGGTTTTGATTGTGATGATTTACCGGGATCTTCACCACCAGGTGCTGGTATTTCTGTTGGTGGAATTTCTAATTTGAATTGAGGTATTTCATTAATTGGTCCACCTTCATCCAAATATTGTTTTATTAAATCAACATCACTACCGTCAAGTGTTGTATATGTTCTTATTAAACTATAAAAATCAATATCTTTACAACCCGCAAAAAATGAATTAATATAATCATCCGCAGCATCGTCAGACATTCCTTTAAAATGGTCTCTTGTTAATAAATTCAATATACTTGGGTGATCCACAACTACTTTAAAGGAAACCTGTCCACTTCTTTCCGTATTTTGATATGTATAAATTGGTTCAGGTCTACCTAAAAATGTATTAGATTCCCATCTCGCGTTGTTCTGTTCTGAAACCTTTAAATCGTATGGTGGAAACCACATTACTCTACCACCATTTGGTCCTCTTTCACAGTACGGTAAATCCAATACCGTAAATCCTTGTAATGTAGATGTTTTCCATGCCAAGTTTTCAATTGAAAACATATATTTTTTAGCGTAAAAACCCTTTCCGTCTTTATCTCTTCCAAATGGATAACCATCAACAATATTGGTTGAACCTGCAAAGTCTTTATTACCATTTGACATTGGTGCTATATTAAGGTTCCACGTGTCAGACATAACACTTGCGTCAAACTTTCTTATATTAGTTCTTCTATATGGTCTTGTTGACCTCTGATAGAACTTTCTATCAAGTGGTTCACCATGTAACGGCATTATGTCACCATAGTTCATATAAGACCTATCCTTCGTCCATACCCTACAATACTCAACACCAACATCCTCCCCCTTACCATCAAGGTATTTAACCGCTGAACCTCTAGAAATTTGTATATTACCGTCTTTAAACGCCCGACTTGTTTGATCTATAACATTACCAATATGGTCAAATCTTGAACCATCTTTTGGCATTGAATTTAAAATCTCTTGTGTTAACCCTAAAATAGAGTCTTCTCTAAATTTATATTTTGTTGATAGACTTTCTTCTAATTTTGAACTTTCAGAAGCATACTCATTATTGTTATATCCTAATTTATTTTGAGAATTTGAACTATACCATGTTAAATTTCCACCAATATTACCTCCTTGTGAAATTGGTCTTGTTTTGGTTGGGTTATTAAATAGGTTAGCCGCAACATCGTCAAACATTACACTTAAATAATATGGACTTTTAACTGGTCTGTCGTTAAAATCACTCATCGCTCTTTTAACATCATCACCTCTATCATCACCAATGTACGCCCTACTTGCCGGTGCTTCGGTTCCTAATAAATTTCTTACACCTTGAGCAACTCTATCAACAAAATTAAAAATTTTACTACTGTTTTGTGATCTTGCGGTTGTTGTGTAATTTGGTGCGTATGTATTAAATGTTAAACCATCAAATAATCTTTGTTTTTGACCTTCACCCATATATTCAATGAATAAATCGGAAGGTTTTCTTGATGGTTTAGGTCTTCTTTGTATACCAATTAATGAACCAATTGCTCCTGTAATATCCCGTAATAATCCACCCACCGCAGTTTTTGCCTCTGGTCTAAAATTGGGTGTTGGGTTTAATGGGTTTGTTAAGTAATCACCAGGTATTTCACTAAATGGTAACTGTGTACCACTTAAAGTTTGTAAAAAATCAATTGCCTTTCCGGGTAATGTTTTTGCTACCGTAATCTTGTTGTTAGATTCAACAAGTGGTTCTTTACCTGTTAGTATATTTGATAATGTGGCGGTATTTCCATCTAATGCATCAAGTAATCTAATTCTACCTGTGGTTGCCGTTTCTAAATTTCTTTGTATTCTCGATAAAACAGGTCCCTGTCTATCGTTTTTTATAGTGTTTGCTGCAAATTTAAATAACTCAGATTCAGTATCGTATGATGATGAACCCATTATTCCAATTAGATTATAATTTGGAGAATTTGTAGGAAAATAAGGATATAATCCTAAATTTCTTGATATGGGTAAAATGTCCAAGTTTTCCCTGATAATATAATCAAGTGGACCAAACATGTTGTTATTTTGTACCTTAACTAATGTTTCTCTTCTATTGTCATCAACATCACCCGGATCAATATTGGGTTGTATAGTTACATTTTGATATATGTCAGGTATATTAGGTTGATTTAAGGTCTTACCTAAGATAAAATCTCTGAACTTTTTTGTGGAATCAAAATCTAAGTAACTTGGCATTATTTTCTTTTATCTATAAATAGGTATGAACGAGAAATATTAAAGAGTTAAATAGTCTTTAGCATCAGATTTTCCTAGCACATCTTTCCAAACACCTTGACTTCTCATTATTTCATTTGTTAGTTGGTCACCGATATTTCCTACGACAACGTTTAAATTAACATTTTTTGTGGTTGTTGTTGGTTGTGTTGTTTGAGTTTGTGTGGTTGGAGATTCCCCACCAAAATATTTTTTCATTTGTTCATCAATGGCCGTTTTTATAGCTTTTCCTTTGTCTCCTAAATATTCTGCCGCTGCATCGATTAATGGATTGTCCTTTAAAAATTCATTAACTAACTTTTGTGCACCTTCAATACCTGATTTAATTAAATCGGGATTTTCTTTAAATGTGTCGGCAGTAAATTTTTCAAGTTTATCTAATGCCGTTTTAGTAATATTATCAAGTCCACTTTCACCATCCATACCTCCCCTAATTAATCTTGAGGCATTTCTTAACTGCATTTGTACTAACGCTCCAACGTCCCTTCTAATGTTTTCAACATTATCTAATTGATCTCTTGCAATATCTTCAACACTCATTTCTTTAAACTGTTCTCTATTTAATAATAAAGATTTTAAGGTAGCTTCTGATAAGTCTTCTATCGCTTTACCTTGTGTATCTATACCTAATTTTTTCTGTATACTTTCTGGAACGTCAATAATAATTTTACCACCATCCATTCTTGATAGGTTAGTTAAGAATTCTTGATCTTCAGGTTTTAAATTTAAACCTTTACCCATTAATGCGGTACTTGCCGCAAGTCTTTCTTGTGATGCAATTGCCGTTCTTGTTAATTCTTTATAATCAATACCAAGAGTTTTTGCCATCTCTCTTGCTCTTCTTAAATTAATCCCTGTTATTTCAAACCTACCTTGTTCACTATTATAAACCGCTAAACTACCCGCAGCTTCAATTAACGCATCTTGTAAACCTTCAACATTGTTTGTTGCCATATACATTAACTTAAGTGGGTCGTTAAAATCTCCAATTGCACCACCTAATACTTGTAAATTTGCCGTTAATTCAATCGCTTTATCGGGGTCCATAACATTTTCTGCAATCTTAAACGCTTCACTCATATTAATTCTAAATTCGGTTGCCTTTCTTGACATTTCCGCTAACCCTTGAATACCATTTTTAAATCCAAATTCATTTAGTTTCTCAATATTTGCTCTTAAATCTGATGTTGTTTTTTTACCTGAAAGTCCTAATTCTAAAGAACCCTTTCCCGCTCTTTCAATTGCTTTGGTTGCTGAACTTGCACCAATACCAATTTTTTCAAATTCTGATATGGCTTGACCCATACCTTTCAAATCACCAATAAATGCACGTGCGGTTGCATATGTACTCTCAATAGTTTTTTGTGATATTAAATTAAAACGACCCGATTCCTCCATGACACCTTTAATCATGTCTCTCACTTGATCTATACCATAACCAAATCTAATTCCCGCAGCAACTGAATCATTAATATCGTCTGTTAAACTTTTTGATAACCTACCGGCAATACCAATACTTTCATTAATATCGGTTCTAAGTTGTGACTCTCTTTTTAATTGATTTCCAACTTCTACCGCACCTAATTTTAGTGTTTCAAAAATAGATTTTATACTAAAACCGTCTTTTTTGATAATTTCTAATAGGTTACTAATACCTACGATTTCGTTTTCATTAAATTGAGATGTTTGTTGGGAAGAAAAAGCACTTATTGCCCCTGCTAGCCCACTAGCAATACTACCACCTATACCTGATCCGGGTGACGCAGATGTTGTTGACGATTGACGATTTCCACCAAAAGTATTTACTGCGGACCTAACATCAGTTCTGAATTGATCTTCTCGGTTCCCGTAAGTATTTTTAATCTTCTGTAATTCCCCAATTGGGTCACTACTTCTAAGTGCCTCTAATATTGATCCCATAACTATAAATAGATTATTGTTTGTTTTCTATTTCAATTATGTAGTTAACATAGTATCTTCTTAGATAAATTGGCATAGTGAGTAATTCACTATAGTTGAAACCTTTTTTGATTAAAAATAAAAACTCATCAAGCTGAGTTTTCCTATATTCCATAGAAAGGGCGAAAAAACTCAACCCCGAATCCGATATTAACTTGGATTGTGTCTCCTGACGGGGTGGTTGTTGTTTGGACTAAATCTAATCCGGGTTTGTTATCTCTTACAAATTTTTGAAAATCTTGTGAATCTTTAATTGGTAGATTCTCAATAAAATTTCTAATATTCATTTGGTCTTTATTACCTTGTACTGATTTAATCATCATTTCAAGTCTTTTTGTTACGACAGGTGCAACACCATTACCGTTCCAACTAACCTTAATTTGTTCTAAATCGTTTTCTTGTTTTTGTGATATAAATTTAAAAGTAACTCCTACCTTCGATTTTTCCATAAAATAAGAATATTCTCCGTTTGTATCTTCAGGTAAATTAAAATCTTTAATTTTTAATGTTGATAAATCAATTTCAAACGTAAAGGATTCTCCCGTTTTTGGGTCACTTGTTGTAATTTTGTATTCTGACCCAAATGCAGTATTTCTTAAGAAAATAAGAATTGCCTGTCTATCCTCATCAACAATATCATCAATATTAATATCCTTATCTAAAATTTTTCTTTTGAGTAGTTCATCAACAACCGTATTGGTTGCCACTAAATTTGGTGACGATAGGATATTCTCATCCGCCGCGGTAAGATATGCAACTCGTAATGATTTCTTTTTATTTTGGTAATGAATTCCTTTACTAGGTAATTCAACCACGTCGTATGCGATTGTTGGGTCTATTCTAAATTCTTCCATAGTATAATTTAACTAATAACTATACCAAAGTAAAGTATTTTTAAAAAAATAAAGGAGTGTCGTCGAAACAACACTCCAGTACCTGCAGATTATTTTTATAATATTAGTAAACTTGAATACATCTATCCATTCTTAAAGAACATGTGATAGAAGCTAAATCATCTCTTGAGTAGTCTAATTCGTTGAAGTTCAAATCGGTTATAAATGTTCCTTGTAGAATCCATTTTTCAACCACAACTCCCGTTGGGTCAAGCATTTCCAATTCAATATCTTTTTTATATCCAGCAGCATAACCCATTCTACCTGTAACTGATTCCGCATGTAAACGGAACCACTCCATTAAGGCTTGAGAAGCTGAAGGACCAATTGGGTCTTTAAATGTCATTCTGATTTCATTCCACTCAAATCTACCAGCAACATATGTTGAGGTGTTCAAGAAAGGAATCGCAACTGAGTTTATTTTTGCTGAAGGTCTAGCTGCCGATGTTACATACCATTCATTAATACCCAAAGATGATGGGAATCTAACGATAAATCGGTTTACTCTTTTCGGTTCGTAAGGAACCGGCATTTTCATTAATAAATCTGCCATTTTGTATTTGTTAAGTTTTTAGTTATTTTACCTTCTAATAAATATACTACAATTAGAAATAATTTTTTTTAGGATTATATATTAGAAATAGTTGTTTTTATCAATAATTTTTCGTAGTTTTTTACAAGTCCCAGTATTACCAGTTCCAGTATAAAATTTCTCTAATTATCTATCATTAAATATAAATACTAGTTTAACTAGTTCTAGTATACTGGATTGGGTATAATTGTATAAAAATTATAAAATATGTTTCTACGTGGAACATATTGAAAATAAGAAAGGGTCCCGTTGGGAACCCTTTTCTTTTTATATATCTCCTTTAAGATTAGATATTCTCAAATGAAGCACCTGTCGGTGTAATTACGAACTCCACATCAATAAATTCAAGAGAACGAGTTGGTTTGATATAAATCTTACCTCTTAATGTGTTAGCATCTATATCTTCAGGGTCATTGGACACTGATACACGGAACTCGTAAAGACCTCTTTCCTTCTTAATTGATTCCAAAATTGGGTTTACCAATCTCAAGAACTCATTTCTAACCTGTTCGTCATTTTGTTCAAATAATAATCTAATTGCTACCGCAGAAATTAATTTTCTAGCTCTTAGTAACAATCTTCTTACATTTATTCTATCAAGTGCAGATTCTTTAACTTGTAAGGTTTTGTTACCCCATATAATAGTACCCGTATCAGAGAATGTTGCGATTGGGTTTATTCTGTTTTTGTATAAATTATCTCTTTCATCAAGTGTTAATTTCTTATACGCTTTGATTGAGTTAACAATACCTCTTGAATAACCCGCTACTGCGAACCAAGGATATGATACATTATCTGTCAATGCAATGTTTCTTACAACCTCCGCAGTTGGTGGGATGTAAAGTTGTGTTGCATTATCTGTGTCTCTTACTTGAATCCAAGGCCAATATGTTGCTGAATAGTTAGAATCTAAACCTAAGTTATCAACCTCTGCAGAAATATCGTCCGCCGTTGTGATAAATTCAGGTCCCGGAGCGTTCATAATATATAATGAATCCGCTCTTTCGTTTTCTACCATATCGATTGCTTGATTAACTAATGAACTGTGGTTCAAAAAGTCGATACCCGGAGTTGCGAATACGTTAATATCAACAGCTTCAGGGTTAGCAAATGTTTCAATACCTTCTAAGTAAGCGTAATAATCAGAGTTGGCAACATCTGCATTAAATACACCACTATTATCTGTGTTGTTACTTGTGTATGTTGATTTACCAAAGATGTAACCATCACCGTAAGTTCTTACGTTTCTGTAGATATCCCAACCATCAAATCCACCACAAACTGCAAACGTGAATTTACGGTTTGCTAATGTGGTAAGTTTATTACCGGTACCTGATTGACCCTCTAAATCATAAGGGGTTGTTTTAAATTCAAAACCTGAATTGGTTGCTCCTGTTATTGTAGATGCGTTTGTTGATAAGTGAAAACCATGTGTTACACCGTCACCACCTAATCCTTTATTTTTAAGTAAATCTCTATCGAAACCAATCTTAGAAGAAAGACCTAAAGAAACTTTTCTTATTTTATCTCCAGCTTCTACATTTTCAGAACCATCAGCATCGTATGTAATAACATCACCAGCATCGTAGTAATCTGTTTTGTATAATAAATCACCTAATTGAGCTCCCGCTCCGAAATTTGAATTTGTTTTAAAACCCTTAAAACCTGCAGGAAATGCATCTGTAGGGTGACTACTATACATAGATAACATGATATACTTTGAACGTAACTCATATTCACCATCTGATGTACCTACCTTTCTTGCAACATAACCCGGTAAATCAGGATTCATAGAACATCTTGAATATTTCTCAAGTATAACTTGATTTTCGTCAGTATCGTTAAAATCACGAACCAAGATATCAAATTCTCCCGTCTCAATATTAATGTTTTGAATCATTAATTTTACTTGAAAGTTTGCCGCTTCTCCATCTGATATTGTAATAACATCAAATAAATCAGAAACTCTACCACCACGTACTTCAGAAACTACCGTTGGTGATAATGTAGTATCCCAAGATTTTATAAAATTATCACCATCACTTTCATAAACTTCAGTTAAACTTAATCCTCTAACCAATCCTCTTGCGAAAGATTCTTTTAAAAATTTAGGATAAACCTCATGTACATAAAGTGGGAAATCACCTCTGTTTTTATCAAAAACATCAATACCTAATACTTTAGTAATGTATTTTGTTGATGTCGTATTTAAAGAACATGTGTATGATTTAGCTCCTCCTGTAGAACCTGTAACATTAATTACAAACTCACCCATTGGATTTATTTCAATATTATCAACATCTTCTGTTACTGAAAAATAACCATTTGTTGTTACTTCATGTAATAAAGTATTACCACTATAATAACCTCTTGGTCTTAACGCGGCAACTACTACATCATTATAATTAGCGTTTAAACTCGAATTAAATGTATATTTTGTTACATCAAATTTAGTTGTTCCACTATTGTAAATAAATTTATATGAATAAACTTCATTATTATTACTTGACACTAATGAATTATACCATTCTTTACCATTAACATTGTCAGCGTATTGTTTACCCGTTAAAGGTGAAACCAATTCAGTTCCTGTTGGTTCAGATTGTCCAGTTGGTAAAGCACCCATGATAAACCAATTGTTATGGTTTGCACTTGTAAATCCACTGAATGTTTTGAAAATATAGTCAGTGATTGAATCTCCGTCTATTGATGTTTTACCCGATAATTCAGAATAAAGTGTACTACCTGTTAAATTTGCTAAGGTGTTACCCGACATAGATAACCCTGTTGTCACTCCACTGTACGACCCTAATGTAATACCTCCGATTGTTTTAATTCCGAAAGTTTTTTCTGGTTTATATCCTGTCTTACCTAATACTCTTGTTACGAATAATTGGTTAGACTCTTGTAAGTAAGATTTAGCAACATAAGGAAGTTCATATTTTGGGTTTAAATTACCATCCTTTTCAGGAGAAGTACCACCAAAATATGTTTTAAATTCGTCGAAATCTGTAATCAAAATTGGTTCGAATGCTGGACCTTTTAATGTCTCACCCACTAAACCCAATGTTGTTACTCCGACGCTTTGTGCTACGAATGTTAGATCCTTCTCAGATGTGTAGACACCTGGAGAAACGAATACTCTGTTTGAATTTGCCATCGATTTTTGTTTGGTTAATTTTTTTTATTAGTTATCTAATAAATATCTTTGTTTTTACCAAAGATTTCCCTACTTTTTTAAAAAAGATATATTTATATCTTTTATTATCTTTTATTATCCTTCTATATGGAAAACAAACAGAAAAACGTAAAAATCAGTGATAAACACCACGAAATGTTAAAAATACATTGTGAAAAAAGTGGATTAAAAATCTATAAAGTCTTAGAAAAATTTATAGAGGACACTTGTAAACCTAAAAAGAAAGACATTTACGGTGAAAGTTAGTGTAAGTATGTAATACCAATTACTGAACCAATAACAGGTACACCTAATATTGTTACCACATTAGAACCTGTAATATCAAATCCCTCACCCTCCTCTTCTACAAGACCGTTGATGTCTAAGGTAACAATCGCGTCTATTGAATTTAACAAAGTAAACGATAAAGAACTACCATTGTATGTGTAATATTCTGTCGAAACTTGAATTGTCTTACCGTAAGTGTCAACAATGATATTATTTCTTCCTTTATAATAAGTTATGATAATAGTACTACCTTCTAATGGAGGAGAACTAAAGGTAATTTTTGATGTGGTAGAAACATGAAAATAATCAACATCTCTTTCCTGTAATAGACCGTTAACAGAAACATTAAATAAAATACCAATACTTTCACCAACACTAAATTGAGTTTGCATTCCATCACCAGTAAATGACATTACTGTAATATCAATAATTTTATTAACAAATTTCTTTTGGTAACCCTTCGGTTCAATGAATTCATTTAATAATATCATTCTACTAATGGCCGGTTTTACCTCAAATTCTTCTGAATCAATAAGGAAACCTAACATTGTAAATTTATAGTTTTGTAAATAAAATCTACGACCATCTATAAGTTCCATTGGTGTATTATCCTCAATACTATCCAATATTAATGGAACATAGTGACCCTTAACGGTGGTGTACGCTTGTCTAGATGAGAATTTTTGTAAAACGATTTTATTGAATTTATTTAAATCTCTAATTTTAGTACATACAATATTAATTTCATATGTGATATCAATAGCGACAGGTTGTGGCATTTTATAAACGTCCGCACCTAATTGATTACCATTCCAAGTTGGTACCGAGGCATAATAAAAGGTACTTCTATCAGGTATGGTTCTTTGTACAACGGGATTAGTTCCGGGTTGAACCTCCGGTCTTCTAACAACAGAAACAAAAGGTAATTTCATATTACCGTCGTCATCTGAGAATTCCCAATTATTTGAAAACTCTCCCCATCTTTGTATTGTCAATATTCTCGGTATAATAGGAATTGTATTACCGTCACTAACCACCTTAAAATTAGTTTTAACAAAGTCCAACATTCCCCCATCTAAATCCTCATGTAATATAGAATCAGGTAAGTATGAGTCTGATTTAGTTATCCTATCTAATAACTCTTGTCTTCTCTCAATTACCTGTTTACCTTGATAGGTTTCCCCACCTCCGTATACATCTATATTATTTTTTCTTTTAGGTACACCCATATTATACGCCTCTAAATTCGGATTCCTGTGCCGGTACACATGTTATGGTTCTATAATGAGGTTTGAAACCAAACATTTTATGTTTATTATCGGATGTTACTCTTCCATCATTTGACACTGTGTAATATCTTAATTTTTCTTCACTGTCTGAATATCCAATAAAATCACCATATCTAATATCAATTTTTAACTCTTCCAAGTGAGTAATATAAACGGATAATGTTAAATTACCCGGCTCGGCGTAACGATTTAACCCATTTTTATATGATGAGTTTTTGGGTTCATCTATTTTAACCAACGCATTAAATTCAATTGGAGGTAGATATTTCACTTGGTCTTTTCCCACTTCGGCATAAATGTCGTCCGTTACCGTGTTTTGTCTATCAACACGATAAAGTACTAATTTCATATTTAAATCCCCGTGAAGATACTCTTGACCCATTTGTATATTGATGTCAAAATCATCCTGTGAGAAGAATTTACTAAGTCTTGTAATTGGGACCTTATTATTCATATCCTAATAAATAGTTTAATGTTACAATCTATTTAGTTATATTATATTATATTATGGAAACAAAAATTCCCGAAGTTGAGGCTCGTAACATTTTATCGACATATGAGGGTTCTAATAATCAATTATTGGAATGGAAAAGAAAGTTTGTTGAGGTTAAAAATTTTAAATTAACAAGACCTCAATCAGAGTATGTTTTTAAATTTAAAGACGTCACCCCAAAAGTTGCAAGAAAACACATCAATATAGTTAGTACATTTGGTGAGAAGATAATGGAAGAAAGATTACTTCCTATACCACCAACTAAAATTTGGTGTGAAAAATTATTATGTGAATCGGATAAAGCGTTCCACATATGGGGTAAGGTTTTAGAAAGTGACCAATTAAATGCAATGTGGTTACCTAAGTCGGCGATAGTACAAGAGGAAAAGAAATTAAATAGAGTTATCGATTATTCTCCATATAGTACAAGACCGCCAATGGAACACCAAAAAATTGCGGTTGAAAAATTATTAGCGAATGATAAATTTATATTGGCAGATGATATGGGTTTAGGTAAAACCACGTCCGCAATAATTGCATCATTGGAAAGTAAAGCAAGGAAGATACTTATAGTGTGTCCCGCATCTCTAAAAATAAATTGGCAGAGGGAAATAAAAAACTATTCGGACAGAAAAGTTTTAATTGTCGAAGGACGTAAATGGGGTTCTACTTTTGATTTCTACATTATTAATTATGATATTATTAAAAACTACCACACTACAGACAAGAGTGAAGATAGCGACGATTATAAATTATTGGTTAATGCCAATTTTGACTTGGCAATCGTAGATGAGGCTCACTACATTTCAAACGCAACCGCAAACAGAACTCGTCTATTAAATGATGTTCTTGAGACCATACCAAAAGTTTGGTTATTAACTGGTACACCGATGACATCAAGACCAATAAATTATTTCAATTTATTAAAGATTGTTGAGTCACCATTAGCATTAAATTGGCAAGCGTATGTTCGTAGATATTGTAAGGGGTATCAATTCAATGTTGGTAATCGTAAAGTTTGGAATACAAGTGGAGCAAGTAATTTAGATGAACTTCGTGAACGAACTAAAAATCTTGTTCTTCGTAGAATGAAAACTGACATTCTTGATTTACCTGAAAAAATTGTGACACCGGTGTTTGTTGAATTAACAAGCAAGATGTACGATGAAGAGTTAGAAGAATTTACACGTATTAGTAATGATAAGAAAAATGACGAAACTATTACTGTAACATTAAATCGGTTAATGAAAATTCGACAACTTATTGCATATGAAAAAATTTCATACACTTGTGAGTTAATTGATAAATGTTTAGAACAAGGTAAAAAGGTAATTGTATTTACAAACTTTACAATGAGTCTTGATATGTTACACGAAAAATATAAAAAGAACTCTGTTACACTTGATGGTCGAATGAATAAAGATAGACGTCAAGAAAATGTAGATAGATTCCAAAACGACGATAAAATAAAAGTATTCATTGGTAATATTAAAGCTGCCGGTGTTGGTATTACATTAACCGCAGCTGAAGTTGTTATTATGAATGACTTATCATTTGTTCCAGCCGACCATTCACAAGGGGAAGACCGAGCATATAGATACGGACAAAAAAATAGTGTTTTGGTTTACTATCCTGTATTTGAAAATACCGTTGAAAAGATTATTTATAATATCTTACAAAAGAAAAAGGGTATCATTGACCAAGTAATGGGTGATGGTGAATATTCGGAATCCTTTAGTAAGGATTTATTAAAACAACTCCTCTAATTCGTTAATTTTATTGGTTAAAAGATTTTCTAATTCTTTATCTTCCTCGTTAATAATGTTTATTACTATTTTTTTGTTTGGGGATGTGGAAAAATCAACATAGTTTTTATCCCCCTCTTTTTGAAAGACGAACTCGAAATCGTTGATTCCACATATAGTAAACAGATGATTAAGTTTATCAGATATGGTCATAATCCTAAATATAAAGTATTTATAGGAATAAATCAAATATGGCAGCAACTATCATTTCACAACCAGAAAAAGAAAAATTATATACACAGGTAATGCACCTTTTAGGTATGCCTGTTCGTGGAATTGAATTAACCGAAGAACAGATGGACACCTTTATGGAGTTATCCTTATCTGAATATGAACAATATGTATCAGATTGGTTAATAGAATCACAATGGTCAGCATTGGCCGGATTAAATGTGGACACACAATCATTAACAAGAGCGTTTACAACAAGAAGTATTGATTACGAGACTCAATACACATACGCCTATTCAAAAATTGTAGGTTTACAAGCTGGTGGTGATAATGAAATGAAAAAAGATTACATAACACTTACCGGAGGAACCCAAACATATGAAATTCCCGCAGGACGTGAGATTAATGAGTTATTATGGTTCACAAGAGCAGAATTAACAGATTCAATTGTAGATCCATTTATCGGTGGATTTGGAGGTCTTGGTGGTGTTGGTTTTGGTGGTGTTGGTGGATTTGCTCAAGTTGGTGCATCTGGTTCATATTTCATGTTACCAGCATTTGATTTATTATTGAGAATGCAGGATAGAAATATAAAAAACCGTCTTATTGGTGGTGAATTAACATATAGAATTACTGCAGGTCCTAATGGTACTAAATTAGTACATCTTCATAATGTACCCGGTGGTAAATTTGATTTTGGTTCTATTACTAGTAATAATTACCAAGTTTGGTATTGGTATTATGATACCACAGATAGAGATACTTGTTTAGATAAAAATAAAGATGTTATTAAATTACCGTCCGATGTTGAAACGGAACAATTAACTTGGGATTCGTTGAATAAGCCAGCACAAAACTGGGTTAGAAAATATTTGATTGCATTTTCAAAAGAAGGTCTTGCAAGAATATGGGGTAAATTCTCAGGTGATTTACAAGTACCTGACAGTTCTGTTAAATTAGATTACTCTTCATTATTAACTGAAGCTAAAGATGAAAAATCTAAATTAGTTGAGGAATTAATGCAAAGACTTGAAAGACTCCGCCCCGATAAAATCCTTGAAAGAAAGGCTAACGAAGCGGAGAATTTAAATAAGTCTCTGAAGTTTAGAGCAATGCCAGCACCTATTGTTGTTATTTAAACCTCAATGGCGTGATAAGCGTAATCATGATTATTATTTTCAATAATCTCATCTTCATTACTGATAGTACTTTCCGCTTGTAGATTTACTACCTTTCTATTGTGTTCAACCCAATGTTGGTCAACCAATTTTAAACTATCTTCCACATACATAAAGTAAGGGTCTCTTTGTACTCTATTCCAAAATATAACTTCACTATCAGATAAAGTCATAACTTCATCGAATTTATCTTGACCACCTTCTTTTAATGGATAACCATTAACAAGTTCACATTGTGATTTGGTAAAATATTGTCTATCCTTTGGGTCCTCCACTAATATATCTTCACGAATATTCGGATTAAAAGCAACTAATAAAGGTTCCACTCTTTTATTAAAATTATTAAGATAACGAGAAACATTATAATCACCTTTTAAATCAGGATTATTTGTAATTTCTTTTTCGTCAATCATGTAACAATTAACTTCAATATAACCGTCTGGCATTGGATACCCATTTTTTGCGGTAAATTCTTCTTGTTGTTTCTTTGTTGGTTTTGTTATTTTTTGAACATCACCAGAAGATTTTTTTGTACCATTATTAATGTAATAAATTGTATCACCCAAACCGGCAGGATAATCATTTAATATGATTAATTCCATATGTGCTTGTCTTGACATTAATGAACCCGCCTTTGTTGTTTTGGTTACATATTTTTTATAATCATTAATACCTTGTTTAACACGAGCCTTATTTGCTATTTTTGATAATGGTATTTCCTTGTTATAAATTTTCTCAACATAATCATAGTATAATTCCACAAATGAATGTCCATCACCATTTAACAAATATTTAAATCCCTCATCTAAGAATTCAACGACATATGTCTGTAATTTTTTAGATTTAATTGTGTTACCTGTTAATTTAATTTTTTCTTTACCTTTCTTAATTAATTTAATAATGTAATTTTTACGAGAAACATTTATACAAGATGGAGCGGTATAATCAATATCTAAACCCATTTCATTTCTCATGAATATATCATTAAACTCCGCAGTGTGTGCTTCAATACCTTTATATTCTTTTCCTTCGGTTACTAATTCATTTAAACCCTTACCAATATAAACATCATCTTTAGCACTATCAGGTGTTTCAAAGTTAACACCATCCGTGTCCATTACAAGTGGTTTATAACCCTTCTTCATGTAGAACATAATCATCATACGTAAACACTGACGACCAATACAAGTAATAGTTTCACCCGAATCCATTTCTCCCCATGGGAACACGTGAGGTGCAGACAATGAACCAAAATATGCGTTAATAAAAATCTTAATTGGTAATTGTTTACGGTCATACATTTCCGCAGCAACAGGGTCACTATCTTTTAGTTCACCGGCTAAATGTTTGTATTTAATACGAATATTACGGAAATATTTTAACATCGATTTTTGTACACCCATAACATCACACGCGGGAAACACATCATATACCAATTGAATTGACGGATAGAGTGATGAGTAGTCAAACTTAACAATGTTCTTTGCATAACCAACATTTAATAAACGAGATAATCCACCAGTAAATGCTCGTTTCGCGTCTTTAGATGGAATTGCTAAATTATTTTCATACGACCATGCTAACATTATAATCTTCCATAATGTTGCCGTACCCATTGTTGAAATTCTTTCATAGGTTGTCGGTACCAATTTAGAAAGTAAGAATGTTGATTGGGAGAATGAATCGTCCACAATCATAGTTTCATACAAGTCATCGTCAAGATATTGTTCTACAATTTTTCTACCTGGCCATATTTCAAATTTACCTGGATATTTTTTTAATAAATCTTCTGTACCGGGTTCTCCTATTTGTTTGTAATTTCCCGTCTTAGGATTTACATAGTAACTTTCATTATCCAAATAAATTTTAGATATTTTACTACCCTCAACGTACACACGATTAGGTTTTTCTTTCTCCAAATATGTTGTAATGTATTTCAAACCCCACGATTTAATCTCTGAGTTAATTGCCTGTGCTCTTCTAACCGAATGAGCAATATCAATAATATTGAACCCCCATATAACATGTTGTGTATAAGGTTCAACCTCATTGGCAAGTTTTAACATTCCTTCTTTTTCTTTAATACCTTGAGTAGTAAAGATTTGAGTAAGTCCATTAACATCCACACCAAGAATTTGAGCTCGTTTTAATATGAATGGCCAATCGAAAAATGCGGAGTTATATCCTGAAATAATTGTTGGCTTTAAATCCTTTATATATTGAAAAAATCTCTCAATACATTTTTTTTCACCATCTTCCCCAAAGGCCGGAATTGTTATGTTTAAACCACGATTATCTTTAACCCCAATCAATATGATAATACAAGTTTCAGGGTCAAGACCTGTGGTCTCAATATCAAATACAAATCTATTAACACCTGAATATTCATCAATACCCTTAAATAATCTTTTTTTAGTTTGAACAAGATATTGTTCCACTGGTGATAAAACGGTAAAATTATGTCTAACTTTTTCGTCCCATGGATTTAAACCACCCATTCTAAAAAATGAAATCAAATCGGTATATGATTTAATACTTTTAACTAAGAATTTCATACCAGATTCAAGTCTTTCATCACCATGAGTTTCTAACTTCTCAATGATAATTCCAAACTCACCCATACGTCTTTTTTGCATGGCTTTGGAATTGTTATAAAAATTTAAATCCGTTAAATCACCAACCCACATAAATGGAGTAAATGAATCTGATTTAATGATTTTTCCCTTTTCAGGGTCTTGAATTATTTTGTAAATTGTGTTGGTGGGGTAGTCGTATTCAACTCCGACAATGAATTCTTCTGGGTCACCACCGTTAAGGAAGTTTTCGATAACTTCCTGAGAGATAACTTCTTTCATCTTATGATTTTTTTAAATGTGACGTATTTTCTTGTGGAAAATCCACAGTTTGCCTTGTTACATTTATAAATATAAGAAAAAAAATGGGTAATTAAAAAATATTAATGAATAATTTTTCCTTAACCGGAAGTATAAGTTTTGTTGTTGGGTTTCCGTTCGTGTCTAAAAATTGAACAGTTATTTTCCCTTCAAATTTTCCAATTTCAGATGTTTGTGATTCTGTAAATCTATGTGTGATATAATATTCATCGGTTGTTTGATCATACCTTTTATTCCTTGTTGTGATTAAACATTCACTATTAAGAATATAAGGAACCCCTGTTTTTGTATCCGACATTTCAAATGTAATATCAGAATTTTCAAGCAAGTCATTAAATGATGATTTGTCGTTTTTACCATCATCTAATAACCTTAATTTTAATATTGGGTCCGACGACCCTTGTCTTATAAAGAATTCCATGTGTTATAATATTATGATAATTTTGTGTAACCGTAATTAATTGTTTGTGATGTTCCACTATTATTTGTTATACCGAAACTAAATACATTTGAAGTATTTGGTACGTATGATGTTGGTGTATTTGAAATACTACCATTTGTTCCTATAATTTGGTCAGGCATTGCAGTTAAAACTAATGCATTACCCGGTGTGTAATACCAACCATATTGAGAACCAACTGCCGGAACATTTGTATTTGATGTTGTTACAGTCGCGTTCCAAGTTATAATACCATTTGGAATATTACCATTTACCCACATTGAATAACTATGTCCACTTTCTACTGTAAAACTTTGTGTAGAAGCACCGGTTGGTACTGTCCATGTTCCTGTCGTTTTTGTTAGAACATTACCACCTGTACCTGTAACATTTAAGTTTCCGCCAACATTCACATCACTTGTTGTGGTTAAACCACTAATTGCGGTTAGTGCAAAGGTAGGGTTGATTTG